AAAGGGTGTTCAGCTTTGTGAAAAAAAATATACTCAAAAATCATGGAAATATTATAGTGAAAATCAAAGTTTTTTGGGTGCTATTGCTGATATATATTCTAGATATGTTTTTATGATTACTGGTATCGAAGAAAATATAACAATCGAACAAATGAAAGAAAAAATATTAGACGCAATAAGCATTGATCTTTTTGTGACATATCAGAACGGAACACTTATAAATACATTTAATGTTGGAGAAATCATAGAAGAAGATGATGAAAATGGTGATAATATTAGTATAAGCGACTTTATCAGCGATGTAGATAGTATTAGAGAAGATGAAGGCGAATATCGCAGCAATAGTGAAGCCGAAGGAGAAAGAGAAGATGAAGAAGAAGAGTATCAAGAAGAGTCAGGTCGTGGAGCAGTTGTTATGGGGGGTGGCCAAAGCTCGGACGAAGAAGAAGAAAGTGATATTGATTTTCTATCTGGATTAGGACAAGGTGCGCCAAACTCAACTAGCGCCAAAGAAGAATCGGAAACTACCAGTGGAGAACAAACTGACACAGGATATGAGTCTTCTTTACCTCCTCCACCTCTGCCACCAATGACGGATTACTCTTCTACAAGCGAAGTGCCACCTCCGCCACCACCAATGACGGATTACTCCTCTACAAGCGAAGTGCCACCTCCGCCACCACCAATGACGGATTACTCTTCTACAAGCGAAGTGCCACCTCCGCCACCACCAATGACGGATTACTCCTCTACAAGCGAAGCGCCACCTCCGCCACCACCACAATATGAATCTTTTGATGAAGCACCCCCTCCACCGCCACAATATGAATCTTTTGATGAAGCACCCCCTCCACCGCCACAATCATCGTCGGCAAAACCACTTCAAATTTTACAGAAACTTCCATCAAGTCCATCATCATCTTCTACATCCACGTCAACAACATCTTCACGCAAAGGTTCTCGCTCATTAACCTCAACTGAAAGATCACAAGATAGAGAAAAAGTGAAACGCAAAGAAAATTATTGTATTGTTGATGATGAAATTTTTAGACAGTCATTAAGAAGTCCTAATTTTGAATATAAAAACTCAGAAATATTTAAATCTATTAAAAAATTTTCAGACGATGATGCCCAATTTGTATTCTTCAAGAAAGTTGTATGCGCATACGAAAATTTTAGAAAATATATACAGAGTAAAACAGTGTTTATAGACTACGAATATACATGGGATATTATATGTACTCCTAATCCTAAATTATTCAGAGATGGTTTAAACCTTGCTATTATACAAATTGCTAATAGAGATATAACAAATAATATAGAAGTTATATGCCCATCAAATCACTACTCAAACAATTTTTTCGACGATAATAAAAAAACAGCAATTATAATGAAAAGACAGATCAAGGGCAAAGTAAGCTTTGAACCAATATACGAAGTGCGCGGTTATCGCCCTCGTATTTTTAACTGTATTTTCAGTATAAAAAATAATACACTAAAAAGAATAACAACAGAAAGTGGAAGGGTAATTGAAGAAACTATTATACCTCAAGTTCTTAAAAAAGCATTAGATTCAATAAAAAATGTGTATAACAAACTATGTAAACCAAATAACAGTATTCCTAGAAGAGGAGCAGTAAATGTATCTGGAAGATTTCCAAAATTATACGAGTTTGAGCGGAATGTTAGTTTGTTAGAATTAAAAACTCGTGTCTTAAAAATGAGATATAACATATTAAATCAAATTGTTAATTACGATGGAAGAGTGATTGGAATATTTGTAGAGTTAACGCGCACTCAAGATGACGAAGATGAAACATTATCCGGTATTATAATGTGCGAACCATCTCCTATTGATTATAGTATACCAGAAATAAATTATATTGATGATAGTTCTTTATGGCAACCATATGAAAATACAGTAATATTTCTCAATCACGTTCACAATACTCTTAAAATACCATCGCGTCCTATTTTTAAAGTAATAGATGATGGAAAAATCGTAGGTATAATTACTGAAACAAATCAATTTGTGTCTATAGCAATTGATGAAGATGAAAGTGTAAGAACAGATGGTATATTTAATATACCAATTTTAAATACAAAAGATTATAATATTGCGGATACTGAAATCAATCTGCGATTAAAACAAGATCCACTTAGAGAAAAATATGTAAAGAATATGTATTTAGAAAATAATTTCTATAATGTTTTTCGAAATACTGTTCGTATTCTCATTAATAGATATGAAAATATAAAAATAAAAGAAGTAATATTGTCGATTTTACGGCGAACAGATATAGTCTATTTAATTAAACTTGCGCTTATTCAAGGAGAAATTATAAAATTAATATCAAGATATATTTTGTTCGATGACACGCACTATAATAAAGAAACTCTAGAGAATATAAGCGAAATTACCACAAGTTGTCTTACAAATATTGATCCTAATTCATGTCAACAGACAAAATACTGTATTAAAGAAACGGATAAAGAAGGTAAATGTAAGCTAGTAATTCCAAATAGAAATTTACTATATCCGAACAAAAGTAACAGAATAATGTATGTTGCGAGAGTAGCGGATGAAATAATCAGGTATAACAGAATAAGAAATTTTATGTTTGAACAAAAACTATTCCCACCGATTAATGTAAATTATAACTTACGAAACGATGAAATCATATTATCACAATCTATGCTTATGGATGGATATTTTGAAAACTTACATCCTCAAATCGAAAATAAATATGTCAAGTTTAATACATATGACACCGCTGAACCATTATTAACAGAATTATACGAAAATATATATGATGCGTCTATAGATGAACAAGTAAGCTGCTCTACAGATACTGGAAGTCTATCATCAGAATTTAAAAAGTATTTTACTAACTTTAAAGAGTATCAAGTATTAAAATTTAACCCAAATGCGCCTGTTTGTTCTTTTGAAGTTATATTATTTATATTAAAAAGCGAAGGGGTTAGAACTGGAAATAAAAAATTAGAAGCCGTCACGGTAAATATTCTTAGGTTAATAATTTTACATTTTTATAATATGTGTATTCAAACATCACAAAACTCCGATGAAATAAAAGAGAAAATTGTATCTGTTTTAAAATATTATGGTATGACAACTATTTCAGAAGAATATGAAAAGAAAATAAAGACTGGAAATGATGATGATTTTATAGAAGTTATTCCATTTTTAGAAAATTATTATCTTACGCGCCTTGATATATGGATCATAGCAAATTATTACAAAGTCCCTGTTATTATTTTATACTATCCTAAAAAAACACTACTTGAAACAAAATATACACACGCCACATTAACTACATACTATGATACAGATTTACCTGTTTTAAAACAACTTCAACAAAATGAAGATGAAGAAGAAGAATATGGTGAAGGGGCCGTTGCCGGAGAAGCACAACCACAACCACAGGACGATGCGCAAAAGTATTACTTCATTATTGCTCCGTCTATTAGACAAAATATAACGCCAACATATAGTCTTGTAAGAAAAGGAGATAACAACTATTTTTTATCCTTATCAGATTTAAAACCGTCTTATCAATCAAAAATAATAGAGGAAATGTCGCAAACGTATTCATCGACAAGAGATGATGCTGCTTTCAATGACGATGCTGGTATAGTATTAGATGAAGGAGAAGCACCTGTAGATAGTGTATCATCTAGGAGAACTGGATTTAAAAAGAATATAATGAATTTTGTTATAAATTTTTTACCTCCAACATTATTACAAAAACGAAAAAATGAAGATGCTTCTTCTATTACAGGGTCAAGTGTTATAGGAGATTCTCAACCACTTGAGTCTATTTTTGAAGATGAAGAATTAGAAAGTAAAGGAAGTTCAACTCTAGGTGCTAGAGTTAAAGCAAGTAAACCAAAACTTTCTGCTCCAAAAGCTAAAAAGAAAGTTACAAATTTATTTGCTCTATCGCCTATTTCAGAAGCAGTAGTAGCGTCATCTCCACAAGCACAACTACAACCACAACCACAACCACAACCATCCACCGGAAAACTTACAATAGCACAACTCAAAAAACAAACATTAGCAAGTAAAGAGAAAAAAACTGCTGTTCCATCTGTTTCAACAGCTCCTCCACAACAGCCTGAACCTTCTAAACCTACACGATCGTTGTCGGAATTAAGAGCAAGCGCGCTAGCAAGTAAAAAAGGAAAGTCAGCATTAGTCAAAGCTTCTTCAGCATCACTATTGCCACCTCCACCAAGTCTACCAAGTATTTCATCTCTATCATCACAGCAACCTCAACAAAGTGTAAATGTTGGAGATGATACAACTGAAAGCAACGATGAATAATTTAGATCATTTTTTAAATTTTATGTATTTATATATTTATATATTGCTACAATGAAAAATATAATATAAAAATATTATATTTATTCTGGTATACTCTACGCTAACATATACTTAATTTTAAAATCCAATATTATAATTGGTCATAACATTTCCGAGATTCTCTTTCTTGATATTTGAAACAGTTACATTCATCGATAGATTACCAATAGAGCAAGCATCATCGGGGTTCTCAAGCATAAACGCCTTTTCAATCTCATCCGTTGCGCTCGTAACATTATATTCATCTTGTCCGGCAAACTTGATCATCTTATTCATATCAAGCAACACTTTAAAACTACTTGTTCCGAAAAATCCTTCCTGTCCGCACATTACATTTGCTGAAACACCACGCATCTCATCCAATTCGGCATGTCTTGCTGCTTTCAAAAACATCTCCGGTGTTTCTTCAAACGATGCCTTCGCAATTGGACCAATATCATCATTATTAATTCCGTGCCTAAAGATTGATACCATACTCGCACTCGCCGTCATCCTATCCGCCAACATAATCAGATGATGATAGTTAATATATGTATTGTCAAACTCAAGAACCTCAGAAAGCTCATTGTAAATTGCGACTCTAGCCGCTTCAATACCAAGCACATTGTAAATCTCCTGAATATCATTACTTATTGTCCTTGTAACATCAATATAGTCCAGAGACAACGCCGTCAACAAGTTTGTCCCAGTGGTGTCTAAGACCCATGTCTCCTTTTTAGTATATGTGCTATCTACTTTAATAAGCGAGTCGGTAATCTTTCTAAGCAATACCTTAGACAACCCTTTGATACCTCGCAATACTACGTTGTTAAGCATATTGTCCTGGAAATTTTTCAAAATATATATCTGATCGGATTGATCCAAAGACAAGGCGTTGTTCTTCTTCTTAGAATTTGTGATAACATTATTGAGACGAATGCGAAATACCAAGTTGTCATCATTATAATCAGCATACATACATGTGACTTCTTTATCATACATATTCTTTAAAGCAAAATGAACATCATCCATAGATATTTTCCTATCAAGCATCGATTCCTTGTCAAGTGTCATACGAATAACCCACTTAGATTTATCACTTGGTGGAGCATTTTCGCCACCACTACCCGAAGCACTAGGTGTAGCTACCGATTCAGAACCAGCTTCCACTCCTACTACAGCACTCCCTCCTTCGGCTTTTGCTCCTCCCATACATTCGTCCACCATTTGTTCAAATTCAAAATATTGCGACATCACTGCCTTATCTTGTTCAATTAAAGTATTCATATCATCCGGATCAAAACATATTTCAATACTTTCAACAATTTCTCTCAAAATCGTAAGCTCCACATTTGGAATCTTGTCCCGCACAATTTCCTTGTCCGTTTCCTCCTCGCGTTTCATGTAAATAGTTAATGACGGATTCTTCGTATTTTCAGATAGTGACAATATTTCCTCAATACGCGGCACACCACGCGTAACGTTTGACTTTGACGCAACACCTGCCGAGTGAAATGTATTCAATGTTAGCTGTGTAGTAGGTTCACCAATACTTTGTGCTGCTATCATTCCAACCATTTCTCCGGGAGCAACAATAGCGCGTTTATACATTAACGTAATCGTTTCCAACAATACAGTAAGCGCCTTTTTATTAAACCTCTTCACAACTAGCAACTCCTTCGGCGACAAATAGAAGTAATACATCGTCTTGAATAATTCCGTCGGCGGAGCATAATAAAGATTCTCCATTATTTTGTAGTTGTCTTCGATCATGTCAAATACATCAATCGGCGTAATATCTACCATCGAATTTTTAGTAATATGCTGCATACCCTGGACATTATTAATAATATGCGTAAAGCATACCGGCAAATGGATATTCTTATTATCCCTCATCTTAAATACATTCTGAATAATCTCATCGCGTTTCTGTATCATCATATCAATATAGAACTTTGTTTTCAAATCCTGATCCTTACTGTGTTTTTTCATACGCGATGCTGCCGTCTTCGTAAACACTGTCATCAATATTCCATCTTTATCATCCTGCGTCGATACATAATAATGAGCATATATTTCCTCCAATGACATTGAAACAAGGGGTAGTGACTGATTCTCCACTTTTACAGTATCTATTCCGTCATCGCCATATGAAAATTGAACGATGCGGTCCTTATTATTTCTCACCGTCATATCATACCCCACTTTCAAATCTTCCAGGCCCTTGATTAATCGTCTCTGAATATATCCAGTGGTTGACGTTTTGACCGCGGTGTCAATCAGACCAATACGACCAGCCATAGCGTGAAAGAACAACTCCTCCGGTCGCAATCCACTAATAAACGAGCTCTCTACAAATCCACGAGCATCCGGCGAGTCATCGTATTTGGTAAAATGCGGCAGCGTCCTGCTATCGAACCCATACGGGATACGTTTGCCATCAATCGCCTGTTGTCCCAAGCACGACGTCATTTGCGAAATATTGATTTCCGTGCCCTTAGAACCGGCTGTTACCATAGTAACAAATCGATTATCCTTACTCAGACTTTCAATACCAATTTTACCGGCATCGTTAATAGCTTTGTTAAGAATATTTGAAACCTGATTCTCGAATTCAATGTCATTTGTTTTACCCGTCTTATTCTCAAATACACCAATATGTAGCTGATCAATCAGCCCCTTCACGTCAGTCTTTTTGGAAGTAATGACTTCGGCAATTTTGTTATTTGTTTCAATATTCGCAATCAAATCACTAATTCCAACACTATACGCACTAACTTTCATATACTCAGTAATCACATTTTGAAGGTCGTCGATAAATTTAGCGGATGTCATATTATTGAAATCGTTACAAGTCCTATGAATAAGACCATTGGTTCCAGAACCCAATACGGCTTTGTCTAATTGACCGCGTAAATATTTTCCATCACGAATCTCCAGCACATTATTTGATGTTTTATAGTCTTCTTTCTCACCAAATGATTTTTTCTTATATTTTATCGTAATAGGCGGCATAATTTGCGACAAGATATCAAAGTTCGTAATTTCAGCATCGGCCATATTGCTGAACATTGATTCATTTATCGTTTGTAGCGCCATCAACAAGTTCATCGCCGCACGACTGTCAAATTTCACACCCACGCGTGTAAACTGATACGAACCCAGCAAAGAGTCCTGAAAGATACCAATAATGGACTGATTATTTGCCGGACTAATAATTTGATACGGCACGGCTGCCAAGTTCTTCAACTCTGCCTCGGATTCCTCGTCTTGCGGCATATGTAAATTCATTTCATCTCCATCAAAATCCGCATTATAAGGTTTCGTATCACCGACATTCATTCTAAATGTATCGCCCTGAAACATAATTTTCGCAATATGACACATCATACTCATTCTGTGAAGTGTAGGTTGACGGTTAAACAATACACCATCACCGTCCATAATATGCCTATGAACGATATCGCCATTTTCAATCCGAATATTCTCACGATCCGCATAACGCAGCGAAATATTCTCCCCATTTCGCTTTTCCAGTATTTTAGCACCAGGATACTCGTCAGGCCCATTCCGCACCAATTTCAGCAGGAAGTTCTTATTCAAGTTATTTACAGTAATTGGTTTCGTAATATTTTTCGCAATTTTGAGCGGAATACCAAGCTCACGAATAGATAAATTGGGGTCAGGGGTGATGACTGAACGTGCCGAAAAGTCCACACGTTTTCCCATAAGATTCCCCCTAACACGCCCACCCTTTCCATTAAGGCGATCCATAATCGATTTCAGCGGCCGCCCCGAACGCTGAGCCACCTGACCAATGCCTGGAATATTGTTATTGATTTGAGTTGCTACATAGTATTGTAAAACGTCGCGCCATCCATCTACAACTTTTTGCGCAGCATTCTCATTAATTTTATCGTGTAATGTCTTGTTTATCTTAATAATATTTACTAAAATGTGACTAATATCATCTTCACTTCTTTGCTGTCCATCCATTCTGATAGAAGGTCGCACTGCCGGAGGAGGAACAGCAAGCACTTGACAAATCATCCAATCAGGGCGAGAAAACTGTGGACTAAATCCCATAAATGACACATCTTCATCTGAAATACGCCTAAATATTTTCAATACTACCTCCGGAATTAAATGAAGCGTAGGATTTTTCTTGGCGGCACCTTCCTCGCCTCCCTCATCGCCTTCGGTGCTTTCCCATTCAGCTACGATAGTTGCCATATCCTGTTTCTTAATTCTTTTCGGCTGTAAACACCCACATCCATCGTGCGTATCTTCACCGCATCGATTTATTTTGCTACAATATTGAAATACACTATTCCATCTCTGATCCGGCTTCATTTCCAAAAAGCGACTATTTGTTTCCTTATTGATGAGCAGTTTGCTACATTTGATACATACGCAATTTAATATTTTTCGAACGGTTGTTAAATATTGAATATAAAATACAGGTCGCGCTAACTCAATATGACCAAAATATCCTGGTGTCTGCATATAGTCAAGACCATCAGTTGGGCAAATCATTCCTGGTTCGAGAACACCCATTCTCGCGTCAAATGGTCCACCAACAACCGGTTTGTTATTGTCATATGTATTTCGGTCCGTAATATGAGCAACCGATGACTTCCGTATTTCTTCAGGCGACATTATACTAAACTGTATCCCTATGATCGGGGATACATTCTGAAGAGTTGATTTTGTTTGACCTTTTTGTGAGAACATTTCTTTTTGGTATCCTTCTTATATTAATAGAATAATATTTAGATTGTTTTATCAATTTTCTTAATTATAAAAATACCTTATGTAATTAAAATATTCAAAATATTAATAACTGTTGTTTATTCAAAATATACAATGTTACACAATTATTCATATTAAAATATGTCACTGATATCGTCATAATTTTATAATGATTTTTATTATTTTTAATTTATTTATTATTATTTCCATCATACAATTTCATTTATGTTAAAATTGAAGGATATAAAAAGATAAATATATAATATACAAACAACACCCACGCTACATACAAGCGAGTTATTATTCTAACAAACATAATCACAACAATGCCATCGTCCATTCAAAAGATGAAAAATGCTAAAAAGAATGATTCTAAAAAGGACACCACTACGAAAAAGGAAGATGAAAAAAAATACAAAAAGTCAAATCATAAAGATTCCGGCTCAGACACTGACTCTGGCAACAATCGAAGTGATAGTGAGAATGATGGCGAAAATACAGAATTGAATGATCAGCATCATGATAAACCGAAAACACCCAAAGAAGATTTTGATATTCAGGAGTATCGAAAAATGCTTGCTGGCATGTTTCCATCTAAATATATGTCAGATCGAGTTAAAGCACTTGACCAGAATCAGGCTGCTCCATCTGTAGCAACAAATAATGCTGTTGCTTGTAAAAAGGGCAAAAAATCTACAACGACAGTATCAAATAAGGTGGATGAAAATAAAAAAGTTACAAGAAGCACCACAAAAGCCGCTCAGGAACAAAAGGTGGACAAAAAAACAAATGGAAAATCTAAGAAAAAACATTCGGATGATCCACCCCAGCTTTCATCCGACGATTCTACATCAAGCACAAGCACTACTTGTTCCGACGATGATTCAGAAGATGATGAATATTCGTCGGGGTTTGACGAGTTTGCCAAGGAACAATTGAAAAATGGTAAATTCAATATTGTAATTAATCTTGTCAATGATAAAAATAACAAAAGCAAGAATGATGAAAGCGATAATGATAATAGTAGTCAGTGGGAGACAGATGAAGATGACAGCGACGATGGCGATGATGATGATTCCGAATACGATCCTGAGTATGATTCTGAATATGACGATTCTGAAGAAGATTATGATGACGATGATGATGAATCAGAATATGAAGAGGAGGAAGAAGAACCTATTAAAATGACTATAAAAACGGGTTCAGAATCTAAAAACAAAAGGACCAATGACCTGATATCGTATGGTCATACTTCTAGATCAAGCAAGTCAAAAAAAGACAGATCATCGCCCAACGAATCCCAAATGACCCCCGAGTCTCTTGAAACGATACAAACAATAAAGAAGCAAATGGAGGAAATTTTGAAGTTCAATAAGCATGACAAAATTGCTCAAGAAACTTTAAATATAATGTTGAATAAAGAAAAAGATTACAAGGAAAGAGAAGAGAAGAAGCTGAGAACACAGAAGCGTCATCATCTCAAGTCATTTAAAAAATTATTGCGAAAGAAGAATTCAACAAACGATTTGAAATATTTCAAGGAGAATCTTTCAACTGAGGAGCAGACGTCGGTTATCCAAGAGCTGGAAAAATTAAATAAGCTCACGATTACTGACAAGCCATATCGTCTTGCTCTACTCCAATCTGACATCCCTCAGTCGTTCAAGGCGATCGCACTGAAGAAGATTACAAATCTTCGTTATATGGAGCCCGGCGCAGGCGAATACTATAAGATTAAAAACTGGGTTGATACATTTATGCAGATTCCGTTTGGTAGATTTTCAAACTTGCCTCTCACCATCTCCGATGGAATCGAAAAATGCCACGACTTTATGGAAGATGCGAAATCGAAGCTTGATGGTGCGGTATATGGTCTCAATGACGCCAAAATGCAGATCATGCAAATGTTGGGTCAATGGATTTCGAACCCTACAGCTATGGGCACAGCTATTGCTATTAACGGGCCTATGGGGACCGGTAAAACGAGTCTTGTGAAAGAGGGAATCAGTAAGATTTTGAACCGCGAGTTCGCGTTTGTGCCGTTAGGGGGTGCCACGGACAGTAGTTATTTGGAGGGACATTCGTATACATATGAAGGCAGTGCTTGGGGCAAGATTGTGGATATTTTGATACGCTCAAAATCTATGAATCCGGTGATTTACTTTGACGAGTTGGACAAAATTAGCGAAACTCCTAAAGGCGAAGAGATTATTGGCATTCTGACACATTTGACGGACACATCGCAGAACTCGCAATTCCACGACAAGTATTTCGCCGAGATTGATTTCGACCTCAGCAAGTGTCTCTTCATATTTAGTTACAATGACCCGTTTAAGGTAAACCCGATTTTGCTCGATCGTATGTATAAAATCAAGACAACTGGATATCAAGTAAAAGATAAAATTGTGATTGCTAAACAATATTTGATTCCAAAGATCCGATATGAGGTCAATTTCAAGGAAGGAGATATCATTATTCCTGATTCAACATTGAATTACATTATTGATACATATACTGAGAAGGAAGATGGTGTCCGAAATTTGAAGCGTTGTATTGAAATCATTTATAAGAAACTGAATTTGTATCGTCTTGTAAAACCCGGAACTACTCTGTTTGACAAGGAGCATACGCTTACTGTTGAATTCCCATTTACTGTTACAAATGATATTGTGAATAATCTTATTAAAAAGGATGATAGTGGGCTCAACAAAAGCGCGTTGAATATGTATTTGTAACTTTCGTTGTGATAAGTTAATAAGTTAATAAGATAAATTAATAAATATTATGTTATATTTTTTTATGAATATAACATAACACGAGTTAAGAGGTTAATGTGTTAATAGATTTATATGTAATTAATATTCGTTATAATATGACGTTTTGCGACCAGTTGGCACTGTATTGTTTCCACCGCGTGTTACTAAATGATTAAACTGGGGTTTCGACAAACACGCACATCCTAAACTGCTAGAATACGTTCCTGGGCAGCAGTCGGGAGAAAATTTGGTATCTTTGAAGAAAAATAGTTCACCTTCTGGAAGTGGAATAGGGGGACCGGTATTATACTGATAACTATCTAATCTGTTTTCATTACCCATTCCCTTGGCATAACGCATCGCATCTTTGACCCATTTACTGAGATTCCATTCATCGCTCTTTGATTCCTGAATAGAGCCAAAATCAATGGGGCGTTGTCGCTGAAAACCTTCGCGTCCTGACTGAAAACCGACTTTATCAACTGGTTTGACAGGAGTAACGGCGGTAGGTATAGTTGATTTTGGTTTCGAAATACCTGTAGTAGCAGGAGCGGCAGCAGGCGCAGGAGCAGGAGCAGGAGCAGGAGCTGTCATACCATTATATTTAGCCATAGCGTCTCCCAGAGAGTTCTTATCTTTAGGCGGAGGAGCCTTAGCAGCCATAGTATCAGATTTTATATCTAAACCTTCAACTAAGCTATAATTCGTTCGACAGTTACACATAGTGAAATAACAAATAAGAATACCGATAAAAACACAAACAATAATGAGTGAAGTTTTATTTTTTAACATATTTTTCATATTTCTTATACATAAATCTTAGATAAAAATAATTATTTATTTTAAATTAATTCCTAAATAAATAATTAATAATACATTTGATCAATATTCCATAATGTTTAATTTAATAGTGTTTAATTTAAGCTGTTTAATTCGTCTTTCTAATAACATTCGCAGTAAACACAACAACTACTAAAACCATTATCATAAAAGATACGTATATTAAAGTTAAACCAACCGGAACCCACAAATAAGCACTAGCAATTAATGATCCTACAAAAGGTATAAGGAAAAAATAAATATATATAGACCATACTAATATTAAAACCGCAAACATTACCCCTAAAATTATAGAACTACCTACCAGTAAAACATAAAATGAAGATGAAATGATTTGATAAACCGAAAAAAATATGTATAAAACTGTTATAAGTATTCCTTGACCCTTAGCCAGAGCGCTTTTTATTTTAATAGCAAATTTAGTAATTATACTAACAAGTTCTGTCTGTTTTTCTGCGGTCCCTCCTGTATTTTCTAGTAATAAACCTCTTAAATTCGCAAGTGCTTCAGCAAACGAATTCATAACGCCCATTAAAATAGAAACGCTTGCGCTTATTAAGATTGAAGCCGCTTCTAAAGGCGCTAAAACGACTTGCATAATTTCTTTAAGTAAAAGCTCAAAACATCCGGAAAAATTTTCAGTCGTGAAATCTAATTTACTCATATTTTTGGGATTCATTATCATACCAGCGAACGGTATGTATAATGGACTACATCGGTGTTTATTCCAGTCTTTTTTTATTATTTCAGAATTATTCTTAAGATGTAGATATACAAAATATATAGCAACACCTAATACAGCAAAAATGCTAAATATTAATGAACCTCCATATTTTTCTAAATATGTGCTTTTTTGATATATTTTATTTACATTATCTATAATTGGCGATGACATAGACATGTGTATATATACTTAATAGACAAATTAGTATTCCTATATATAACCAGTATTATTTACTACACAAAATAACAATTTTACAATACTTGAAAAGGAAGAAAGGAAGAACTATTTCATCCAAGATCATCCAAGACCTCTCAACAATTGACCAGGTAATGCGTCCCATGTAGACTTGGCAGTATCCGCCGTTCCTACCATCATATATCCCATTGTGTAAAATGTTCCAACCAATTTACCCATCATATCTCTCATTTTTTGAACAAGCAAGGTCATAAGCAGTGTAATATTACCAAACACATTGAATAATGATCCAAAGTTGTTTGATAAGAATCCACGCACATTTGATAATAGACCCAAAGAATTAGTTTGACCATCTAATGCCGACGATACTCCCGAAACCGCAAGAACATTGGCATAATTTGACGGTGCTAACATAGGTGCCATAAAGTTTGTCTGCATATTCTGAATACAATAAGCAAAGTTCTGCATAGTATCATGACCAAACATATTGGCAAATGGCATTACCATTGGACTACATCTATATACAGCCCAGTTGTTCTCAATATTCTTTTTACCTATTGCTAAAATATTAGTAACATACAATACAATAAAAACTATTATTATGAATATTGAATTTAATAAATCTACTGTCCTCATCTTAAAATATAATAATAATATATTATTTTACATTATTATTATTTCTTCTTGTAACTTTATCACTATATTTATTGATCTATTCGTTATTATTTATTTTCGGCTACCTCTAAAACGCCTGCTTCTCCCCTTGCGACCAATACTCTTTTTATATCGTCGTCTTCTGTGTTTTGATTTATAACCTCCTTTTTGTGTAGCTATATTAGGTTGAACTCCTGGTGTAAATTCTTCAGGGGTGCCTGTATCTCCTGCGAACGTTTGCGCTTTAAGCACAGCCGCCGATGCTTTCGTTATGGCGTCTACAGAACCTGGGTTTGTGCCAGGTGGCACACCCACACCCACTGTATTCCCATTCCCACCCACAGCACTACTCGCAAGTGGCACTTGTGCCCCGCCATATTGTTTTGAATTACAACCACGCATTACTTTTTTAATTGTATACTTTTTAGCGTGTCTTCTAGATTTAGTGCGTCTATGAGCACGTCTTTTAACATACTTCGATGACGATGAATTAGGCATTAAATTATCTATATATATAACAAAATAAATTTATATTTTACTTTTTATATTTTATATGTATATTCGTAAATATTTAAAAACTATTTGCGAATATATATATAATACTCATTTAAGCATTATATGAATCCTCAAGAACGCCTTCAATTAGATAAACTAATCCGCGCAAATGATGTTGCTGATAATACAAATTCGATTCGAGAATTAAAACACAGTAAACCTATCGCGGATGATGTTATGACACTTATTAAGATTAAGCGCGATTATCAGAGATTATCTAAAAGCAATCCTTCACAATTTGACAGTATCTGTATTTCTCGTTGCTCATTCTTATTTAATAACTACACCGATATTTTCAACAAGATCAAGAAGGACGAAATCGATTTAAATATTTTATTTCAGTTGATTCACATTCTTAAAATGATTGAGGATGGCAAATTAGACCAGCATACTGGGTCTTACGAAGTCGGTAAATTATTGAAAAGTATTTATATTGACAGCGCAATGAAGAAAGCTGAACATACAAATAAGGCACACGAAAGTAAACACGGTAAAGATAAATATTCTGCTACTCCGCCCGTAAAAAAAATATCATGGGCCGAATTTAAATCAAAGAATTTGTCGCAAACAACGACCGAGATCGCGTCACCGTCAAATAGTAACACTAAATAAATATAAGATTCGGCTATATATTAATTATTCTCACAAATCTTAAAATTGAAAATAATTAATATTATATTTATAAATACATAAACACTCTAGTCTATACCATATAACATCACGCGCCCCAAAAATGTCAGCAAAAAAACAAACCACATTAGTTCTAGTAGAGTCCCCAGCAAAATGTTCCAAAATTGAATCATATCTTGGTCCAGGATATCGCTGTATAGCTACATACGGACATTTTCGCGAATTAGATGGATTAAAATCTATAGACGTTAAGAACAATTTCAAGCTGAGTTTTGTATCAATGACGGAGAAAATGAAGCAAATACAACGCATACGAGCCGAGATAGCCGAGTGCCCCGGTGGCGTTATTATTGCCACAGACGATGATCGCGAAGGTGAAGCGATTGGGTGGCATATTTGTGATATGTTTAAATTACCTGTCACCGCGACACCGCGCATTGTATTCCACGAAATCACAAAACCAGCAATAGCAGCTGCTATAAGTAACCCCGGCAAACTAAATATGAATCTTGTCAATGCGCAATTTGCCCGCCAAATTCTTGACCTTTTGGTCGGATATAATATTTCTCCTCAGCTGTGGACTCATATCTCTTCAAATGCGAAAAACAGTTTATCCGCCGGTCGATGCCAGTCTCCTGCTCTTCGACTAGTATACGATAATCAAAAAGAAATCGACGCTGCTCCTGGTAAGATGGTCTATAATATTACAGGATATTTTACTAAACTAAATATCGCTTTTACGCTTACGCGTCAATATGATACGCCGAGTATAGTGGAAGAATTTCTCGAGGACAGCGTGAATCATGATCATGTATATAATCTTCTACCTACGAAAAAAACGACGAAGCAGCCACCTTCCCCGTTTAGCACGAGTTTGTTACAACAAAAGGCGAGCAGCGAGCTCCATTATTCGCCGGCGGAAACAATGTCAATTTGTCAAAAGTTATACGAGAGTTCATTTATTACGTATATGCGCACAGACTCGAAAATGTATAGTGAAGAATTTATAGGAAAAGCAAAGGAGTTTATCAGGGAAAAATGGAGCGATAAATATATAAATACCAGCATTGAACGGCTTTGCTTAGGAGCAGGAAGTGGCAGTGAAAGCGGTGTCACAGATACAAAAAAATCATCGCGTTCTTCGTCGAAATCGGCCGCTGCCGACTCCGTAAAAGCACAAGAAGCACACGAAGCTATACGTCCTACAAAAATAGAAATTGAGAAAATCCCCGATACATTTACGCAGCGCGAGAGAAATCTTTATAAAATGATATGGACAAATACCGTAGAAAGTTGTATGGCAGCATCTACTGGCATTTCTGTTACGGCTACGATCACTGCTCCTAAAAAGGAGGAATACAGATATACAACAGAACTAATTGAGTTCGCTGGGTGGAAAGTGGTTGATGGGTTTGAAAAAGAAAACCCTCATTATCAATACTTACATAACATTAAAAAGAATACTGTTATCCCGTATAATAAAGTAAAGGCAACCGCTACAATGATAGATCTTAAATCGCATTATACCGAGGCGGGTCTTATTAAGGTATTGGAAGAGAAAGGTATTGGTCGCCCGTCAACATTTTCGTCACTTATTGAAAAAATACAAAAACGAGGATATGTAGCAAAAGATGATGTGAAGGGTAAGAAATTAAAATGCGTAGATTTTGAACTTGCTGCCGATGAGTTACAAGAAATACAAACAGAACGTGACTTTGGGGGAGAGAAAAATAAACTCATTGTCCAACCTCTTGGAGCAATCGTTATAGAATTTTTGAGCACACATTTTAATGAATTATTTGAGTATAATTTTACAAAAACAATGGAAGATGATTTAGATAAAGTGGCGAAAGGTGAGAAAAACTATACAACAATATGTGATTATTGTTTAAAACTAGTAAATGATCTTACGAAAAGTCTTAAGGATAAAAATATTCAAAAAGATAGTGTAAAAATAGATGATAATCATACATATATTGTGGGTAGCAAGGGGCCTGTGATTAAATATATAGGTAAAGATGAAGATGGTAAAAAAGTGACCGAATTCAAGAGTGTAAAAAAGGATGTAGATTTAGCAAGACTAAAACGTGGAGAATATTCTTTAGATGATATTGTAGATGAGCGAGGAAATATTGATACTGGTGGAATAAAACTTGGCGTATATAATGGAGACATAATAGTATTAAAAAAGGGGAAATATGGTTTATATTTTACATGGGGTAAACAGAACAAGTCATTATCTGGTATATTTCCGAAAAGTAAAAATCCGAATAGTATAACATATAATGATATTGTTAGGATTATCGAATCAAGTATTGTAATTGATGGCGGTGGTAATAGCGTTGACAGTGAAAGCTGTAGCAACACTATCTGTAATGATAACAAAGAAAAAGAATCCAATACACTCAGTTTAGGAATTAAAGGTCTTGTTAGAAAAATTAATGATGATATTAGTATTCGAAATGGAAAATATGGGGACTATATCTTTTATAAAACGACGATAATGAAAAATCCTACATTTTTAAAACTTAAGGGATATTCAGGTGATTATAAAAATGATTCATTAAATGATATAATAGAATGGATAAAAACTACTTATAAGATTTAGTTAGAGGTTAATCATATGAATTAGTAATATATTTTGTATTTATAAAAATATAATATTAATATTTTTATACATTTATATATATAATATGGGTCTATTAGATATATTTTCAGGTATTACAAAAAAAGTAAATGAAACTGATTTGAGTAGAAAAAAGGAAGAAATTGATTCATTATATAATGAAATGTTAAGTATTACTGATAAGCTTACAGAAACAGCTAAAAAAATAAGAGATTTAAAAACTAAAATTGATGAAATGCCTTCTAGTAGTGATTCTACCGAAAAAAATGTGGACAATAACACAACAGGAGCTGAGTCTACATCGGTTGAACCAGTAAATGAAGATCAAGAAGATAACAAAGAAGCCGAGGAAGTCGAAGAATCAGGTGAAGGAGAAGAAAAAGAACCTGATCTTGAAAGTGGTGCTACACAACCGATTGTTCAGACAGATGAGAAGCCTGAAGTTAAAAGTGGTAATACAGAGTCTATAAGTGATTCATTATTTGGTAGTATGTCATCGGAATTACCCGGAGTATCACAGACGCCAGCGGTTGCTCCTCCCGCTGCTCCTCCCCTAAATATGGCACCCGCACAACCTGGTGCTATGCCTACATTTTCTAATTTTACACCAGCGACAACAAATGCGACGCCTGCTTTTGGTGCGACGCAATCAAACCCCTTTGCCAACATTCCAGTAAATAATAATAATAATAATAATAATAATAATAATAATAATAATAATAATAATAATAATGATATCTTAAAAAGTGACATAGGCGTTCCAACTATCAGTTCGTCAGAGTTAGGCGGTGGTAAAAAAAATCGTAAAACTAGATCCACCAATAAGGCGCCAAGAAGAAAAAGAAGAACACGAAAAAATAATAAGAGTATGACGCAAGCTCAGGGGCAAGCTCAAGGGCAAGCTCAAGGGCAAGCTCAAGGGCAAGCTCAAGGGCAAGCTCAGGGGCAAGCTCAGGGGCAAGCTCAGACAGCAGTCTAAATTACTTATTATTCATATACCATAAATTTATTATACTATCATCGATAGGATTGTATAATAACATCATACAGCATGATACTATATGATGTTATAAATATAATATATAAATATAAATACTATTTACTATTAAAATACAATAGCAGTATACTCAACAACACTACAATACTAGTGACATTAACCATATTATTATGGAGTTTACTTACAATGAAAGTCGGGCATGTAAACATAAAATAATTACTATAAGATCAGCATTTTTTTTATTTTATTTATTTTCTATTTATTATGATTTTAATAATATCGAAAAAGATAAATATTTTACATATTATTTATTAACATTATCATCTATATTTTTATGTATATGTAATAGTATAAGGTATGAATATGCTTATAATAAAATTATAGGACACACTTTTGAATCGCATGAAGAATTTTTAGAATGGAAAAAAACACATAGTTTAAAAAAATTGACAGTTTTTTTGGATGGTTATGAAAAAGGTATAAGTATATTCTTTTTAGTTAATACAATTACTATATTTCGTTTTGTTCCAAAAAAAATATTTTATGATATTTCATGTTTTATTATTTACATTTATACAGCATTATCAACAATAGTGCTAATTGGTATTTTTTTATTTTGTTGTTCATTAAATATTTCAATGATAGATTTTTTTTTATCAAGTGACAATTATAATTATAATAGTAACCGCGAATCTATTGAAATGTTAAATAATATAAATAATACAAATACTATAAATAATGTTATTTATATTGATGATAAAAAAGAATGCTGTATTTGTTTAGATAAAAATACGACTGAATGGGTTCGCACACCATGTGATCACGAATTCCATAAAAAATGTATTAATGATTGGTATAAAACAAAAAATACATGCCCAATTTGTAGAAGTAATTTATAATTTTTATTTTTCATATTTATATCAATGACTTTTACATTCTGTATTGAGCAGGGATACGCAACCGTAGGTCACGTGCCATCTCATCACGATAACAATCAAATTGAAGTGTAAAATTAAAATCACAATTGCTAAAATCTACTAATCGGCCATCATGATATCGCAACTTTATTTTTACTTTAGAAATGCGCTCAAGTGGAGGAAAGAATTGTGACATATTTTGTAGCATACTATTTCTTGAATCGAAATACTGTGATACAGGAATACCTAATATAGGTATTTTCGCAAAAGCAGCATCAACTCTCCCACCATAGCTATTATTATTTGCCGCATTTGTTCTGCGCGGATAAGGCATCAATTCATCTAGATCATTATAGTTAAATAAATCCATATAGAAAACTGTATCTCCAAATATACTCACCACACTAGGTGCTGTTACATAAAAACCTCCCGCGGGTAACCAATTATAATCTGGATCTACAGCACTTTTGTATTCATAATTTAACCCATTTGCTGCGCCAATAGAATCATAGTTACTCCTATTAAATCCTATATAATACGGAAGCCCCCATCTTGTAGACATACATGTTGATAACTCATTAGGTGGCAATACTCTACAATTTTCATACGTATTTGCCGTTGTTGATGTATCATAATATGTTTCTTTTATTTCGAAATTTAATTGAAATTCGTCAATTTTATTACCGAACCATATTTTTTGATTTACTTCGTGATATATTACTATAAATTCGGTATATGTATTTGAAACAGCCTGGTTCATTTTATTTGTTAATTCGTTTGCCAGTTGAACAGGCGAATAAAATCCTTCGTCTATAGTTATAGTATATGTTCCTTGGCTTCCTGAATGTAATGTAAACGTAAGTTTAGTATTTTGATTAGAATTTGTGAAAACATTATTTACAGATGGGAAGTTTGACTCTATTAACCTTATAGACTGAACATTTGTCAATTGCTGAGGCAGTGTTATTTCAAAGTAAGACGAATGTGGCCACGCACAAACATCTCTGTCTTCTGAGTGGACGGTAACTAATTTGCGTTCAAGAACATATGTTTGTTCTCTTGATATTAAAGGATGTTCTGTGTATACATTTTTATTTTGAAGACCGTTCATTTAACTAATCTATTTGTATTTATATTTATATTATATTACGAATAAAATTATATTACGAATAAAATTATATTCAAATAAAATGAAGATATAACATATAAGATTTTTATAGTAAAATCTATAGTATAATATATAGTATAATATATAATATACAAAATATATAATAAATAAAATGAGCGCCAATGTTCAAATGAGAAAATTTTCACCAATAGACAGTGTAAGTTATAAATATAAAGGCACTTATTATTTAATAAATATTTGTGCGTTACTAGCATTTGTAGGAATAATTATTAAAGTAGTATTTAGTTCATTAAAAATAGGCGATGAACAAGGACCTGCTTTTGCTACGCTTGTTGGATATGTATTTACTACTTTTGCGCTAATTGGTTTATTGATGGGCGTCGTCTCATATTATTTTAAGGTTATGAATACACCCAGTTGTAGTAATATATACCCTAGTTTTTTTCAAATTGTTGGATTAATTATTATTTTATTTGTAATCATCCGTCAGTCAACAGTATTCTCTAAAATGATCAATACTCAACAAGTAGATCCAGAATTTTATAAATTTTCAAACTATTCAAGTCTTTTGATTTTTATTCAGTTAATGTTAATATTTAGTTATTTACAGAGTAACCTTGGTTGTATGAACTCAAGCACAACTGCTATAAGTTCGCCATCATTAGGCACATTGTATTTAAGCATTACACTTTTTATTCTCAATGTTCTTACTGTAGGTATTATGGAAGTTATACTTCGACTGTTTTCGACTTGTTTTTAAAATAAAACAACATTTATAAATGTATTAAAAATAACAAAATAAATATATTAAGCACATACTATTATAACACCTCAATAACATATCACATAATGAGTGAAGGATATATTTATTGTTTTGGAAATAAATCTATGGTAGGTATTTATAAAATAGGCATGACAGAAAAAACACCTGAACATCGTCTTTCCGAAGCGAATTCAAGTGATACATGGAGACCTCCTACTCCATATGTTATTGAATTTGCTAAACGCGTATTTAATCCAAGAGAAAAAGAATCTATTATTCATAATATTCTTAAACATACTAGAATAAATTCAAAACGTGAATTTTTCAATGAGTCAATCGAAAGAATTAAGTTAATATTTGATTTACCAGACGGTCAATATTGGCAAGACGATAAACCAAATGTCACTTCGTTTATACCAACATATATGCCTATATCAGCACCACAATCACGCGTTTCATTATTGATGATGGATTCAGTAAATACTCCTGACTGCGATACAATGTTAACTAATAAAATTATAATGAATCAAAGTGATACTCAAAATATAACAGAAGATATATCAGATAATTCTGAAAACGGTGAAACGTCAAGAAATGTAAATGGATGTAGAGTTATGAGTTTATGTTTTAACAATAATCAACGAATACGTCATCGTATACGAAAAAATAAACCTGATGAAAGTAATTGGGTAGGAGTGTATAACGCTGTAGAAGACGGAATATTATTTGAAGGACAAATATTAACATTGAATCAATTCGCTTCAAGACATTATTCGTCCGAACTTCCTAATAGAACACCAAAAGTAAACGCGTGGTTTGAATGTGAATGTGATATAAATGGTGCCTGGATTTCCACATACGAGCTCCCCGCTATTCGGTAGCATACCTATATTCCGGCATTATACATTACAAGATGTATTTTTCATTTTAACAAGAACATCTCTTACCGAGTCTCTTATATGTTTTACATTATACATTGACTCTAATCGCCCCGTGTCCAAATAATTATTAGAACGCTCGCTTTCTAATATTTTACGCTGTTCATCTACACTAAAATTTTCCCATGTAAACTGGTTATCTACTATTTCTTTATACATTTCCAATATTTCGTTATGAGTTATCAAACCAGGATTTGTTAAATTCACTGTCCCTGTTATGCGTTGTTTACACATATCAATCATTATAGGTAATAATTCAGGCAATACTGTCATAGAGTTTGGAACCGAGCATATCTTATTATACGTCGTAATCTTCGTTATAAAATTCCGCGGGTTTATTTCTTCCGTTATTGGCATTCTTATACGCACGTTAAGCACATTATCAAACATTTTCATCAGTCTATCTGTATATCCCTTTACAACAGAATAAGAAGAACCAAAAAAATTAGGAACAGACTCTTCTGTAAATCCATTTGATTCTTCGCCAAATGGATGTTCACTGTCGTATGAAAAAATACAACCTGTTCCCAGGTATGCATAATGAATATTATGTTTTTGAGCCATAACCGCAATCATTACAGGAGAATAAAGATTATCACGCACATTTTCGCGCACCTTACCTTTCTGTTCTAGATAGTCGATCGTGGTATAATTTACATCCCCAATTGTCCCATGGGTTCGCCCAATTGTCGAAATAATATTAGTCGGCTGAAATGCGATTATTTCATCTTCCAAACCTTTTACATTTTCTGCTCTACATGAACCTACAATGACTTCATGGCCTTCATTTATCAATAAGTCATAAACCTTTTGCCCGATCCATCCTTTCTTACCATATAATAATACTTTCATTGCGTGTCGTAATATTATATATTTGTTATAACTATATTTTTAATATAGTTATAACATAATTATTTTTACATAATCATTCTTTCTATTTTATCTTTTTTATCTGTTTTATCTTTTTTATCTGTTTATATTATTTTTAATTAAGTCATCTATGCCTTCATTAAACGTCTCTTTTATATCCCACCCTAAATTTTTTATCTTTTCGTTGCTAATATAATATCTTTTATCATTAAATGGTCTATCTTGTATATATTCAATATGATCCTGGTATTCTTCTGAATTTTTTATTTTTTTAATAAGCATTTCAGCAACATATCGGACAGAATATTCTTCATGATCATCCGATCCTATATTATATATTTCACCTATAACTCCTTTTTCTAATATAATATCAAACGCTTTGGCCACATCTAAAACATGAATAAATGCTCGCACATTAGACCCATCCCCCTGGATTGTTACCTTTTTACCCTCATTTAATAACTTAATGAATCGGGGTATTATTTTCTCCGGATATTGGTTAGGACCGTATACGTTATTTCCTCGAGTAATTATGATAGGTATATTAAATGAATGATAATACGATTGTGCTATTAATTCGGCACCAGCCTTTGTAGCAGCATATGGATTTGTAGGACACAATATACTTTCTTCCGTTTTTTTATTCTCATTCTTATCTATCATAGATTCACCATATACTTCATCCGTAGAAACGTGTATGATTTTTTTAACTTTTCCATACTTCCTAACTACTTCTAATAAATTATGTGTTCCAACAATATTATCTTTCGTATACTGTAACGAATCATCAAATGAATTTTGAACGTGACTCTGAGCAGCAAAATGAATAATATACTCAATATTGTAATCATTTATTATATGATTTACTAAATCGTATGAACATAAATTACCCTTTATTAGCTTGTATCTAGTAGATTTTCTAATATCTTCTTCAATATTTTCTTCTGAAGCGCAGTAATACATGGCGTCTAAATTATATATCATTGCGTTTTCATGTTTCCTATAAAAATAATTTATAAAATTTGAACCAATAAAGCCACATCCTCCTGTAATTAATATGTTCATTATAAAATTAATATATTATTTTATAATAATTATTTTATGTCTTTTTACGGCAAAAATATATAATACTAGCGCTCGTTATAATAATAATACAAAATCTTTTGATTTTTTAATCTGTTACTAAAAATTTATATGTTATACCATACGAAGAATCATCTTCCCATAATCCTGATATTTTAAGAATAATATCAATATTCTTCTTTTTGTCTATTGATTCTGAAAATAGTTTCAAACTACCACTCGTTACTTGTAGTGCTAAGTTATATGAAGGTGTTTTATTGGAAGAATACTTGTCTAATATCGTTTTTTCAATATTGTTTATAACACTGATAGCATTTTCATTCTTTTCAATACAGTAATTTATTATGTTTTTGTTATATTGCTTTTCTACACTGTCAATTACAAAACTAATTAATACGTTTATTCCATTGAATATAATATTTGGCGTTGAATAAATGATTCTAATAAATCGACTTTCGTTAATAATAGTATTTTGGATCGGGTCATTAAAGTATATATAATTTTTATTGAAATTTTCCGGACTTGGGTTTATAAGTTTCATAGATATATTAATTGTGTAAATAATCGTTACTATTATTATTAACATTATATATTTAAGTATTTCCTTTTAGTAGAATTATAATTAACAACTAACAAATTAATAATAATCTAAAATAGAATTTAAATCCAAAATATATGTTTAAATAGTTGTATTAATATTAAATAGCATATTCGCGATAAATATGAAATTTTTAGAGACACACTTTGATGATTATCTTACAACAAGAGCACAAACTTCATTACATCCTAAAAAAACAAAAACATATTATTCCTTCCCTCATAAGTTAGATCATCTTAAAAATATTATTTTCTATGGCCCAAAAGGTGTAGGTAAATATACTCAAGCTTTGTCCGCAATTAAAAAATACAGTCCAAGCGACTTAAAATATGAAAAGCGTCTTACTATAAATTCGAACAAAGAAAATTTCATAATAAAAATAAGCGACATTCATTTCGAGGTTGACATGTCTTTGCTAGGATGTAATTCGAAAGTATTATGGAATGACGTATATAATCAAATTAACGATGTCGTTTCTACGCGCCCCGAAGCAAACGGTATCATATTTTGTAAAAATTTTCACAAAATACATAGTGAATTATTGGATATTTTCTATAGTTACATGCAGTCTCAATCATTTCATAGTAATAAACTTATTTTTATAATAATAACCGAGCATGTAAGTTTTATACCAGACAACATTTTAAATAATTCGCAGATCATAAGCATATCACGTCCGTCAGTTTCAAACTATAATAAATGTTTAAGTTCTAAAAATGTTTTAGACAATCAATTGAAACCTTCAAATATAAATAAAATATCAAATATAAAAAATATAGTTACAAATATAACGACATTAACTTGCCCCCATGAACCAGTATGTAATGCTATTATAGAACACATAAAAAATCCGAATAATATATCATTTTTATCATTTAGAGATATATTGTATGAGATATTGATCTATGATCTCGATATTGGTGAGTGTGTTTGGTATATATTGAATGAATTGATACGGGATAATCTGTTGAATAATGATAATATATCGGATATATTATTAAAGACATATATATTTTTCCAATATTACAATAATAATTATAGACCAATTTACCATTTAGAAAATTACGTTTATAATTTAATAACATACGTTAATGGATATACAAAGAGCTCGTAGTATTCTTAATCTTAAATATAATTATACACCCGATGAACTAAAAAAGAATTATAGAATACTTGCCTTGAAACATCATCCCGATAAAAACGGCAATAGTGAAGAATCTTGTAAATTTTTTCAGGATATAAATGCTGCTTATTTATTTTTATTGAATTTCGACATTTCTCCCGATGAAGGTGTTCATCGGGATTTCCAAGATAAAGAAAATACGGAAGGTCAATATCCGACCGAGAGTTACATCGCTATATTCCGGGTATTTATTCAATCTCTTTTACAAAAAATGACAACTTCAATATCGAACGATAATGCTTCTATAACTATAAATACGTTGATGAAGATTATTGTAGAGGACTGTCACGAGCTTTCATTAAAAATGTTTGAAGATTTAGATAAAGAGACAGCATACAATATATATGAAATTATAACCACATATCATAAAGAATTTCATATTTCTTCCGATAAATTGTCATTATTTGAGAAAATTATGATAAAAAAAATGGCACAAGATAATCTTGTCGTTATTTCAGTTTCGCTAGATGAGCTCTTTTCAGATAATAATATATTTATTCTCGACCACGATGATAAAAAATATTATATACCATTATGGCATACCGAGTTATATTATAAACTGAGGGATGCTAGCGCCGACAATACATCAGTAGAGTTAATAGTAAGATGTATTCCTGTTACACAATCTCATATATACATAGATACAAATAATGATATTTATGTTGATTTGCGCATGAAAATAACCGATCTGTTAGAGAAAAAGTGTATTGACTTTGAAATAGGCGGAAAAATGTTTACTATACCTTCGAATGTATTATATATAACAAACAATCAGTCATATGTGTTACCCAAACAAGGAATACCTGTAATAAATACAAAAAATATGTATGATGTGTCTACAAGATCATCTATAATTGTAAACATAGAATTATTTTAATAGTTGAAGATCGATTCGATTCTTTATTTTTGATTTTATCCTCCCGAATTAAATCAAATCTCCCGCATCATACGTTTAACGTGTTTCGCGAAAGTATAAAATCCTATTCCCAACAATCCGGAGGATCTTTTGAATCCTCTTGAATTAGCGTATATTCAAAACATCCTCCAAAAAATGAATATTAAAAATATAATAAAACAAATACTCCCTTATATACCCATTATATATATTTTATGATCCTATACACAAATTTATAGCATCCGCAGCATAATGGTCGCCACGTGACCACCTCGCGCACATCCTGCGCAAAGCATAAAGGTAAGACCGCAAAGATTGGGAGGGCGGACGCCGAAGTGAATTAAGTGAATCGTTTTTTCCAAAAGTATTTTGGATTTTTGAAAAATGGACAAAAATAAATGTCCATTTTTGGAAAAACACCTAAGAGATTTGAAAAAAACATCGATTTCGTCACTCAGACCATAATGCTCACAATCGCATTTTTTAGTTGAAAAATTTGTTACGATAATTTTTTCATTTTTTTTGGACATTCTTGGAAGGCGGTCGCCAACCCCGCCGACCTACTAATGTCTACTAACAAAAAAACGCCGAAAAAACGCCGAACAACATTCTCTAAAAATACGTGACCATTAATGCTAATAAATGTATAATAGTTTTATTATTTTTTGTTACCATTGCGCATTTTACTAACGATTACTAACAAAAAATGCCAAAAAATGCCGAAGACTGGTTATCGTCTAAAAATACTCAAAGACATTTATATCGACAGCATAAGAACGCCTTTATTCCAGCATAAAAACATAAAACATTTTCATCATTTATATTTACTATACGATATATGCTAATAAAGTATATCCAATGTATTAAATACCCAGCATAAGACCCAACCAAATGGATATAGATCGGGGTAGTAATGAAGTGAATCGTTTTTTCCAAAAGTATTTTGGATTTTTGAAAAATGGACAAAAATAAATGTCCATTTTTGATTTTTCCGTTTTAGATTTGAAAAAAATGATGAAAACGTCACTCAGACCATAATGGTCACAATCACTTTTTTAAGTTGATTTTTTTTGTTACGATATTTTTTTATATATTTTCACGAAAAGTATTTAGACATTTTTTTATCTGTACATATACTAATAGCTACTAACTCAAAAAATGCCGGAAAAAATGCCGATTTTTATATGCGAAAAATGTGACTTTAAATGCTCTCGAGAATCCAATTTTAAAACACACATTAAGACCAACAAGCATAATCTACTAATATCTACTAACAAAAAAATGCCAAAAAATGCGATAGAAATTAAACCACAATTTGTTTGCTCATGTGGTAACATATATAAGTTCGCATCTAGTCTGTGTTACCATAAGAAAAGGTGTATCGTTTACAATACACAGTCGTCTAAGCACGATAGTGTATCATCTAGTCAAGAAGTATCTAGTGGGTTAACAGGTGAGAATATGAAGATAACGACAGAAGTATTTATGAAACTTGTAAATGACAATCAAGAGATGATAAAAATAATAAAAGAGCAACAACAACAGCTTAATCAGATAATACCCAAGATAGGCAATATAACAAACAATACAAATAATACGACGAATAACCATTTTAACCTGAATGTATTCTTGAACGAAAAGTGTAAAGATGCTCTTAACATCTCAGAGTTTATTGATTCGCTTAAAATCACATTAGCTGATTTAGTATATTCAAAAAATAATGGACTTGTTCGTGGTATAACAGATGTTATGATAAGAGGGCTAAAAGATTTAGAGATTCATAAACGACCGATACACTGCACTGACGCAAAACGTGATACAATGTATATTAAAGACAATGCGAAATGGGAGAAGGACGAGAATCATACAAAAATGAAAGAGACGATTGAAAAAATAGCAGATAAAGAAAGAAATGCTTTACAAAAATGGGCAGACGATAATCCCGACTGGTATGATACAGAGACAAAACAAATCGAGTATTTAACAATGATGCGTTCTATATGTGAACCAATTGAAAACGATGAGAAAAACGAGAAAAAGATAATAAGGTCACTTGGGAAGGAAATATTTCTTGACAAAAATGAATTAACTGCGAAATAAAAATATACATACCATTTATTTATTACAATAATAATAAATAAATTACCCGCATAATATATATTACTTTATATATCATTTTACAATTTATACTGTAAGTAATGAAAACATTTAAGGCAAAAAAAAGACATGTAACCAAACAAACCGACAAACATAAACGCATTAAAAGCAGTAAACGCCGCAAACATAGTAAAAAAAAGTATTATCATAATAGAAAAATAGCCGGCGGTTCATTAATCGGGCAAGGCAATTTCGGCTGCGTTTTTAGACCAGATATCGTAAACGGTAATAAAAATATTGTATCAAAAGTCGTTTTAAAAACAAATATGTTTAATGAATATAGACATGAATATAAAATTTTACACAAAATGTCGAATGTAGATCCTAATGGTAAATTTCATAGTCTTCTTACAAATGCGCAAGATATGACGCCAAATTTAATTCCACCTGATTTTGACAAATGTTCTTTATCAAGACCTACATATGATGTGAAAGAATTCTTTGTATTCAATATGAAATACTGTGGTAGCAATAATTTGACATACTATTTACATAATTCGTTTCGTAAACAAAATAATATGATGGGCGTGACAGGTATAGAACCAAATATATTATTTACTCTTTTGACAAATATTATAGTAGGCATTAAAAAAATGATAAAGGTAAATATAGTTCATAAGACACTTGATACAGATTCGATATATTTATTAGAACCTGTATCGCTTGAAAATCCTCACTGTCAAAAAATAATAGATTTTGGAGAAGGAGAAGTTCGCAAATATGATACGTTTAGTGATAAATATCAAGATTATATTATGCTATTTTCTAGTATTATAAAAATATTAGATTCTACACTGCGTAGCGGGCATCATAATAAGACATATACAGAAAAAATAACATTATTAAAACAGTTATTTATTGAACTTTTAACTATGGTAAATATGCCAAGATTTTCACAGGACGAGTTAATAAAAAAATATATTAGTTCTCTAGGTATTATTTTCGGATCATCGTATTCAGAGTATGCTAATAATAAATATAAATAATAATTTTATAATCGAAAATATAAACATAAAAAAATATACTTACCTGTAACAATATGTGTTAGTAATTATGTTAGTTATAATATTATGTGTGTTAGCGTGCTTCACTTACCTGTATTACGAGCGCATTTATATATGTATCTATTATGTTCTTATGCGTATAATAAATACTTTGCTGCGACTTTTACTTCTTGACAACTTTCTTTACGACTTTCTTGGTTCCAGAAGAATCACTGTCTTGAGCAGCGGCTGCTACAACAGGTGCTGGTGCGGGTGCGGGTGCGGCGGGAGCGGGAGTAGGCGTTGAGTCATCGTCATGTTCTTGTTCTTCTTCATGATCAGAATCCTCGGCCTGAGTAGATGAACGAGGGATGTCATCATCGCTGATAGTGTCAATCTCCTGTGTTGCCACAAGCTTCTTGTCGTCGCTAGATAGCTGAATGTGACACTTGCCGCGGAGAGTGGTCTTAGGCTTGACAACTCCCTGAAACAACTTCCAGGTAACACCGAACTTGCCACCGGCAAACCAAACACCACCGCACTGAAGAACAACGGCAACATGAGAACCCTTGGCAATCAAGTCAACAGGAGTGAGGTGCTCGTTGCTGGAATCAGGGAAGATCTTGCGAGACTGAGGATCAAAGAGCTCGACGTTCCAAGTGCCCTCCCAGATAGGAATCTTGACATTCAGAGTGGGATTCTTGGAGTGATCAGGTTCGCCATTTTCACCCTTGGCAAACTTCAACATGGGCGTCCAGAAGAGTGCGACATGTTCGGCGGTCATTGTAGACTTTCCAAACCATTCTTTTTGATTTACGAGAGCATCGGCTTTTACCTTTTCTTCGAACTTGGCGATATTTGCGCGAAACTTGGCGATAGCAGGAGTATTATATTCTTCACCTGGGAACTGGAGAGACATGCTGTATGTCTTCTCGCCGGTCTTCTTGTCGGCAAACTCGGAAACACCCCAAGTCAACATCAGGGGAGTTGCGATAAAGGTTGCGCTGTTGGTTGAGGCATTCAAGACTCCGACACTTTTTCCACCAGATGTATTAACTTTGGGCTTAGAGTATTTGATATCCTTGGATGGATTGAAAGTCTCACCGGAAATAATCTCCTTAGGAGCGGAAGACTTAGAGACTGAGCTGGTGGTAGTGGTGGCGGACATTGTATTGACTGCTGGTTGGTTTGCTTGTTTGGCTACGATTGTGCGATGCTATATATATTATAGATTTGTAGTGAAATCAATTTTCCGTTCGAGAAAAATCGATGTTTCAAAAAAGCATAATTCATAAATAAGAAATTAAAAATATATAAGATCTATAAAATTTTTATAAAAATGGAAAACATATAAGAAAGTTAAGAAATATTTATTTGATACACAATATTATAAATATTGTGTATATATTCATAAGCATAATCGTGTGAATATATACCACGCAATATAATAATAATTGTAATTAATGTTCTATTATAAGATATTAAAAAAATATTGTTATATATATAGAAACGGATAACCGGCGACTTATATATACACGCATATACGCAAATACACAAACAAAGATTAACAATGATGGCATCACACGGTATTATAGGCATACTTATAGACAATACAAATGATGTTGAGCAAAATATAAGTAACTCGTATGTTACATCACCTACTGCGAATTTACATGAAAATATGATTATAATGGATACAACTAATATTTCTGTAAGTGAAGCTGGTGCGCCAAAGGCAAAGCGGAGATTACCCTCGAGTATCTTGGGAGGGCTAGGAGACGATAAACAGCAAGAGCGGGAGAATTCAGTAAATTCCAAAACAATTAGTAAATCAAAAATTGTAAAGAAGAGGATAAGTAAAAAGGGTTGTGATTCTTTAATAGACATACGAAATGGTAAAAAAGGGATTGATAAAAATGGAGAAGAAGAGACTGAAACTATTAAAGTGAAAGAAAAAGAAAAACTCTCGATAAAAAATTTTGAGACTATGTTTTCGTATAATTATAACATGGTAGAGTTAAAGAAGATATGTTTACAATACAAGTTGCCTCGTAGTGGTAACAAGGAAGAATTAATGTTGAGAGTATATGATTACTTTAAGAATTCAATATACCCTATAAAGATACAGAGAGTTTTTCGTGGATATTTACAGAGGAAGTTAAATTTTTTAAGAGGTCCAGCGCTAAAGAAACGAAGTATATGTACTAATGACATGGATTTTTATACAATGGATGATATGGTAGAAATACCAACATCACAATTTTATAGTTATAAGGATGAAGATGGGTTTGTGTATGGTTTCAATATATTATCGATATATAATCTGTTAATGAAAGATTCAGAAAGACCGAAGAATCCATATAACAGGAATGAATTTTCAATTAAAATAAAAGATGATATAAGACGTATAATAAAGTTATCTCGTATGATGAAGGTGCCGATTGAGATAGAAATAAAACAGGAGATTATGGATCCTAAGAAAAGAATGGAAATGAAAATATTAGAACTATTTCAGCTGATGAATTCGTATGGAAACTATTCAAATTCAGAATGGTTTACAAATTTGTCTAAAAGCGAACATATACGATTTGCTAGAGAATTAGTCGATATATGGAATTATAGAGCACAGCTGACGCTTACCAAAAAAATAGAGATATGTCCCCCGCACGGAATGCCCTTTTTAGGGACACCGTATCATATAAATGTTGCTACAAATATAAATATGAATAATATTACAAATGACACGATTATGAGATATAATGTTCAGATCATTGAAAATTTTATACGGACGTCTATTGATGCTGATAATAAGGCATTGGGGGCGCTATATGTGTTGTCAGCGCTTACTCTAGTAAGCAATGAAGCAAGAAATGCGATGCCGTGGTTATATGAAGCTGCTGTCCATGGACCGGATTAAATATGCCTTAATATTCTAAGTAGCAAAAAATGAATATTGATATGAAAATTCATAACAATATTCATACTAATATTGATATAAATAATTTACTATAATTTCTTAATTATAATAAAATGAACGCATTAAGTTTTTGAGACAATATAGCTGAATATTATGACGATAATAGGAATCCTTTTTTAATATAAGCGCAAAATATAATATATAAGGTCTAAAAATACTTAAAAAGACCTCACATAGTAATGTATACCAACACAAGATGGCAAAGAAAACTTCCTCCGCTTCCGCACCCGCAGTCGTTGCTGCTCCTGTCGCCGCTCCTTCTAAGGAGACCGCTGCTCCCAAGACCCCCAAGACTCCTAAGGCATCTGCTTCCAAAGATGTTGCTCCCGTCCCTGCTCCTGTCGCCGCTCACACTGAGGCACACACTGAGGGTGGTGCTCTCGAGACTTCTTCCCTTTCATCTCTTTTCAGTGAATTTGGTTCCAAGCTTCAGACTTTGAGTTCCGGTCTTTCATCTCTTCGAAGCGACTTTCGCACTCTTGAGCGCAACGTTGCTCGTGAGATGCGTGCCGCTCAGAAGGTTTCTAAGCGCAAGCGCAAGTCTGGCAACCGTGCTCCTTCTGGTTTCGTGAAGCCTACTCTCATTTCTAAGGAGCTTGCTGAGTTTCTTGGAAAGCCTGCCGGAACCGAGTCGGCGCGCACTGAGGTTACTCGCGAGATCAATGCCTACATTAGGCAGCACAGTCTTCAAGATAAGGAGAATGGTCGCAAGATTAACCCCGACTCCAAGCTCAAGGCTCTTCTCCAGTTGAAGAAGGGTGAGGAGCTCACTTACTTCAACCTTCAGAAGTATATGTCTCCTCACTTCGCAAAGGCCACTCCTGTAGCTGCTTCATCCTAAACAATAACCATTATAAACTTCAATTATTTTTAACAAAACAAAACAAAACATAACCTAAAACAAAATACAAAACAAAACAATACAAAATACAAAATACAAAATACAAAAAAACAAAATACAAAATACAAAAAAACAAAATACAAAACAAAATAAAAATGACATATTTTAATTATATGTCATTTTTAACCATATATAAAAATATTATAAAATAATGATCAACACACCGATCACTTCATAAATATGAAATTCTCTTTTTTCATTACCTCTATAAGCATTGGTCTATTTACCGGACCATTCATTATCTTTATTTTATCATATATTTCCAAATCATTAGTATGGTGTATATCAAAGAGGCTCATGTTTTCCCTAGAAGTTTGAACAATCTTTTCTAAATTTACATTATTGTTTATAACCCAGTCATAAAAGTCATCCATTATTTTAGTATCACTTTTGTAGTTGGTAAACATTTTATATGAATTGAATATATTCATATTGGACGAGTTTAATGTAGTCGACCCTTTCGAATAGTCGCATCCAAACAGAATACTAACTTTTTTAAATTCATCCATATCCATGCTGAGCGTTTTTAATATACCTTCAAAATCATACATTATAACTTTTGACATCGTCAAGCTAAGATAACGAAGAACGCGCGAACACCCGTATACAAACATATCAGTGTCTTCGCTCAAACACGCATACACGATATTTTTTGAAACCAGATTTGCGCACAAAATATCCGCTTCACCAGGTGCTTCATAATATGTTACCCCATATGCCTGTAACAGCATTTTCGCGTCTTGGATGTGCTTTTGCTTTAAAACAACAAACTTCTTCTTAAGTTGTTTCATTGCGTTTTGTAACTCATCAACGTTTGTGGCAATATCGATGTATACATCTTCATCTATTTCAACTGTTGTCGTATTTTTCTCATTATCATTGTTAGCACTCTCATTCACTTGTTCAGTTTCTAAATTATCAAGTATAACTTTCAATCTATAATATTCTTCACGAGCGCTGTGCTTTATCTTTCTTCGCATCTCAATCGTTTCATTTTTTTCTACAGGCGGCTTGCCGTCAAATATAAATATAGGTATTATATTATGTTCCCTAAATATAGATATCATCAAATATAAATTTTCTAAAAGAGCATTTTCACTAAGATACTTATAAAGATATATACTAATATCTACCGCTATTTTTTTACCTGAAAGAGATGATAGAGGTATACAGGATATCGAGTCTCTGCATTTTGATTGGAGGAAGCGATTCAACATGTGGATTCCCATTGCGTCTTCTTTTTAAAGATGTGTTCTTACCTGGGAATAGAGACCTATTTGAAATAGTTTCGGGTTCTGTGTTTATAGTTATGACAGATATATAAGAATCAATTTTTTATCTTATTAAATATAATAATAACTCTAAATACTAATATTTTAATACATAAAATTGATATAAAAAAATTTACAAAAATAAATGTAGAAACAAAATGGCAGTAACACGACAACAAAGCAAGAAAATAATTGCGAATTCTAATCCAGCTCCCACTCCCGATCCCGCTCCCACCCCTACCAACCATGCTGTAAAACATGCTCATGGGATCGATTTTGTAGAAGCATCCAAAGAATGGAGAAAAAATAAAGTAAAGTTTGAAAACTGCACTTTTGAATATATATTATTATGATTTGATCACGACATTGTTAATCAGCTCCACCAATAACAGTCATTCGCATTGTGGAAAGCAAAACATCGTTTTTTTTATATTGAGTTTCTAGTTTATTTTCTATGGCTACAATCAGTCTTAAAAAGTCATTATTTTTATAGTTATTATGAATAAATGTAATAAAATTATCTATACTTTTTTCATTTTTTTTAAAGTTAAACAAGTTTGTATTATTATCAATACACCATAAAATGAAACTATTAAAATTAGCAATTAATATTGCGACAATAATATAGTAAGCAAACACATTTGTCTCTTCTTTATATAATTTATTTACTGTTATATAGTTAGCTTCTGAGCTATTCGATATAATATCATAGTCTAACCCCATATAGTTTAATATTTTAATACATTGAAATACTGAAAATATTACTTCATTCTGTATAGAGTCATAAAATTTTTTCAAAAAGACTTCGTGTTTGTTTTTTATACGCGGTGTTTCTACTCCTATTCCCGTGCCAGTGTTATCACGATTTTGACTACGTCGATGATGGTATTTAAGAGATCTCGGCGTTTCATATAACTTGTCTAAAAAATTTCGTCTAGTTGTCCTAGATGAGAATTTCTTATTTGTATTTATTTCAAAATAAGTTTCAAAAAAGACATTCATTATTCTAGCCCATATTTCGCAATATGATTCATATATTTTTATATCTTTTTTAATAGAAAAAATATTATGTAGACTTTTATTCGCATTTGTGATATTTAACAAAGAAAAATCAACGCCATAGTTATGCATAGTCTCATGTATAAATACCTTAAACCATTCTTCCTTTCGATAAACTAATATATTAGAGTTTGTTTCACATACATCGGAAACTCCCCCATTTACGTTTACCGGTCTCAATATATTATTATGACTATATTCATCCTCGTATAACTCATAATCGTTATAACTCTCTGAACCAACATTACCTGTGTCTTTTTCCGACTTAAATCCAGGCAATCGTCTCTTAAAATGTGTTAAATAAATATAGGATGTTAAATGAGTGCCACATTTTATGTCGGCATATTTTGCTAATAAATTCAACCATAAATATATTTTCAAAATACAATTCTTAAAATAAGAGGCACCTTTTTTTCGTATATTATTTAATTCAAATTTACTATCTTCAAAAATAATAAAATAAACAGTTACGCTTCGTTCATCGCCTATATTACAAGTATACTTTAGAAAATATCTTGACTTTTCTCTAATATATCTTACGATACTAGGTGGTATATAAGAACTTGTAAATAATGACTTTTTTAATATTTCATGATTTTGATCATTTATTCTTTTAAAAACGTGTTTAAAACATAATGATTTATGTTCAATTGTCTTAAACGTTTTAAATTCATTATCCATATAATCATATATTCTTATTAATTGTTTATTTATCTCCGCTTGTCTTGGATTATTACTATTATTTGTCGTTTGGTTCTTATTTATGCCTCTAAGTTTACTATAATATTTATCATTATTTCGTAACAAATGTAGTAAAGTATAATCATTTTTTTTTAATTTTATATCTTTACAATTATCTAAAGTGGTATTGTTTTTTGTAACATTAGAATATTCAGGTAAATAATTTGTTTCCATTTATATAGTAAACAGATTATTTATTGTTTCATATTTCATATTTCATATTTCATATTTCATATATACTATCAAATAATTAATGTATTGCTTCGTAATCATTTACTTTTCCATTTTTGGTTCTTAATTTAGAACGGACATGCATAATATGGATTGAAGGGCTTGGGTGTTTTGTATGACTATAGTTTATAAGCTTTGCGTTATTTGTCATAAGGAGTATTTCAGCCAGATCATCATTCTGGCTAAATTTCGCCATTGTGCCATCTTCAAGAACACGAGTGTGACGACCATTGAAGAAGTCGGGGTCAATAGTAACTGTGGATGGACGTAAACTGACTTTTTTACCATCGATTACTGTAGTAGGATTCTTTTTACCGGCCACGGTAGCCAATTCAACATCATTTGAAATCCTTGACATAATTGATGTGTCATCATAATATTTACTCTTTTTATTTGCGTCCATTGTAAATAACAAGTAAAACTCGGGGGATTTTTTTAAGAATTTATTACCTTGATAATAATGCTCGACTGATAACCAACGATGGCCATCTAGTGTAAATGGCTGACACCATTCATTAGAAATTTTCCTTCGCCAATTATTTTTGCCGCGTCCACCACTCATTAAACTCATAAAACCGTTCAAGTCGCTGGGAGATACTACATCACCCTGCTCAAAGCCAGGCATTTTACCTAGTGAACTAGAATGATGCATCAACCGCAAAGAATCATTGAAATGAGGATTTGACGATTTATCTAAGTCGGCAACTTCCAAATTTAAATCTTTCATAAGCATTTTGTCCACCGATTCCATATCGTGTTTCATAAAGTTAATAAACTGAGGAATGTTCTTGTATATACCACTAAGTTGAAAACCTTGTAAACAACGCGTGGTGATCTGTATTTTAACACAATAAGGTATCTCAGCAAATGTAAATATTTTTGTTTCACGATACGTTATCAAATCATAATGATTATCTGTTTGCGAAAGCATAATATAATGATCTGGAGTAAAATCATACTTATCTTTTTTTCTAAGAACTCCCGGAACTGCTGTATCTTTTGTTTCATGTAACCCAACAACTGAGGGTGTTTTATGTTTACCACCCTTAGAAGCTTCTATTGTCTGAATAATAAAATCCTTTTGTGCTTTACTTACTATCTTACCACAATTTATAACATTAGTCATACCAAAAGCTTTACCACTATTTTCATCAAAATCTGTCTTGGAAAATACAATAAGTTTAATATTAAGAATAATCTCAAGAGCCGATATAGCCCATTCATCGGCATAAAACTCACTTGCTCCTTCACCTAGGCGAATAATATCACGAAGGCGTTCAATACTATGAACACCTTTCATAAAGATAACATGTTTCATATTATCTTTTATAGCTTCTCGTTTTTCTTTTAACTCTTCATTTTCAGCCTTTAGAACTAATGCGCGTTCTCGTATCTGTTTTTTTTCCGACAAAGACTGTGAAGAAGTAAGCCGCGACTTAAGGTCTTGGTTTTCGGCAACAATTTCTTCATTTCTTTGCCGATTTCGTTGTAATTGTAGATTAAAACTATCATATAATGATTTATATGCTGAATATTGTTCTACACTTATTACATTGGCGAGTTTTTCACGTAAGTTAATAACATTAATATCACGATCGGGATAAACACTACGAATAGCATCACAAACAGCATAAAATAAACTGTCACTATCAAGAGGGGATTTTACAATATTAAATTCATTGCTCATACAATACTTTTGTATCCAAGGGGCATCAGGGTAGTCGCGGTAATTTCGTATTTCAGCACCATATTGGTCCGAAGTTTGAACCGGAAGTCTCTTTGGTATTTTTACTTGACCTAATGGGACAGCATCTTTCGCGGCGACAAGTGACGCATGAATAGCAGCTTGAATATTTTCATCATCGGATTCTGTTTCTTCGTCTTCTACAGACGCAACAGCTGATGATGTTAAAATTTTTGATTTAGTAGTAGCGGGTTTTGCGCGAGCTTTAGCTGCGGTAGATGACAACAAAGATGGATTTTCAGGTATAAAAACTGCTTTTTGTATCAATGATTTTGTTACAAATGAGTATATAAGTGGAGGTGGTGTTTTTTCAATATTTATATCACCTTCATCATCAAGTATTGATGGAACATTTTCCTCAAATATTTCATAAACTCCTATTTGTGATATGACTTTGTTATTCTTAATAAGATAAATGGGATAATAAACAATATTTTTGTCGATAAATGTGTTTTTTATTTGTCCAATACTTATAATAGTATTAACTCCCAATACTGTTGCTTCATATAGAGGGGCTTTATAATTTGTTTCTTTTGAATCTGAAGGGTCAATCGATTTTAATTCAGTATAATTTACACTTGGATCAAGTCTTGAGCGAACCATTATATTATATTAAATATACATATTAATTTTATATTTATAAATGTTTATTTACTTACAAGTATTAAATATACCGCTATATATTCTATACAAATATCTATATATATAAATATCCATTTATACAAGTATATACAGATAATGATTACATGTGTATTAATGGGAGGGCTAGGAAATCAACTATTTCAAATATTTACCACAATAGCATTATCTATAGAGCTAAAAGACAAATATATGTTTCCAAATAATATATGCGGAGGAGCTAGAACCCAAACATATTGGGATACAATATTAAAAGAATTAAAGAGAAATATTATAACAGCGCCATTAACTAGTTTAAGACTACCTGTATACAAGGAGAGTGAATTTAAATATAACAAAATACCGTTATCGCCTAATATAGTTAATAAAAGCGGTGGTATAATATTATATGGATACTATCAAAGCTATAAATATTTTGAAAAAGAATATAAAAGGATAACAAATTACATTAAACTTGATGAACAGAGAAAAATGGTAAGAGATACATATTTTGTAGATGCTGAATATTTAAGTCCTAAAAATTGCGTCATCTCGTTACATTTTCGAATGGGTGATTATATAAATTTACAGGAGTCTCATCCAATATTAGATACCAAATATTATATAAAAAGTATAGGACTGATATTAAACAAGTTAAAGATAAAAAGTGATAACGTGGATCGTCGCGTAACTATATTATATTTTAATGAGAAAGAAGATAGTGACGATGTTCTTAAAAAAATAGAATTAATAAAAAATGAATATTCATTTATTGAATTTAAATGCGCTGATAGTGAGTCAAACTTGGAAGACTGGCAACAAATATTATTAATGAGTTGTTGTCAGCATAATATTATAGCAAATAGTAGTTTTAGTTGGTGGGGGGCATATTTCAATAATAATCCCCAAAAAATAGTATGTTATCCTGATAAATGGTTCGGAGAAAATTTAAAAACCAATGATGTCTCGGATATGTGTCCGAATACGTGGTATAAAGTTTAGTATTTCATATGAATACTATTAATTGGTGGTAAAGATATAGGTGCGGGTGGAAGTTCTTTTATGGTTTGAATATTTTTAACTAGATTTGGTTTATCCAAGTCTTTCATTATATTTTCATAATTTGTTTTTCGTTGTTCTATGTCACTATAATCTTCGCGCTGAACGGCCACAACTGGCGCAAGCATATACCAAGTATGTTTTTTTTGTAATTGAATCCAATATTTGTCAATCGCAAAAAAATTGTGGCGCTCTGGTTCTTTAATTAGTCGTTGGATTCCCTCACGTATATTAGCAATTAGAATATTATAATAACTATTTTTGACAATATAACACGTAGTTGTTTGACAATGCGATATACGAATACACGTATCGTCTATTTTTATATATGGAGGGACATTATTTCCTGCTATTAATAATACATTCCATGAGTCATTTATATTTCCATGTAAACTAAAAAACTTATTAATGTGTTGAACAAACTTTTCGCTGTCTAAAATTAGTAAATCGTCTTCGCAAATCATCACATAAGGCCAATTATTTTTTTTTGCGATTTCAAGACATTTTAAATGGCTCATGCTACAGCCGACTCTGCCATTTTTCAATTTAATAGCATTAAAACGCCGCGAGGATACAATACCAACACTCTTAAATTGCGATTCAATATGTTCTTTTCTGTCTTTTCTTGCTTCCAGATTAATATAAAGACAATATTTTATATCAGAAATGTTATTTATTAGTTTATCGTTTATAGTTGTAGCCATCTATGTAAAAAATATATATAATTATTTTTATATATATTTTCATGATATATATTTATGATATGTATCATAATATCAAGGAAATAATACAAAAGTAGAGAAATATTTGTCACTCTTTAATTGATCAATATATTCTAACATTTTTCTATACCTAAGAACAATTGGATGATTAAATTCATTTGTTTCAAATAATACAATATTTTTTATAAGATCAGATTTTAACATTTTCTTTGGTGCTGGAGTCGATTTACTTTTAGTTTTTTGATTAGAGCTAGTTAATGTATTAAAAAAAGATTTATTTGCGTTATTATTTGCTATAATGTTATAATAATTTCCTAAATGGGTAAGCATTTTCATATTATAGTTTATAGAGTAGTCTACTTCAAGTGATGGAGCATTATCAATATTATATTTGAATTTTATATATTCCATCGTAATTTTAGAAGCATATATTATTTGTGGATCTGTAAAACATTCATTGTCGTTGTCGTTGTCATTGTCATCAAAATAATTATGAGATGATGTTGAATGAGAGGATGATACGGAAGAAGTAAAATGTGTTTTTGAATCTTCAATACCATCATAAAATATAGGTGTATCACATTTAATTTCATTCTTTTCTGTTATGATACAATCTTGATAACTCAATAATTCATCATAACTACTACCGCATCGTTTTAAAATGTTACTATTATTTTCTGTGACGTGTTGATCAATTTCTGTTTTAATATTAATAATAATATTTGTATTATTTTCAGAATCTATAGTTTCATCCGAATCCGTGCTGTTATATAAGTCTGGTCTCTGTTTTTTATTTTCATTTTTTATTTTTTTCCAATTATTATTTAATCTATCCCATTCATTTTTATTTTTTTCTTTCTTATCTACGTTGTTATTCTTAAACATAATAATATTTTATGATATGTTTATTATTATGATTATATATTTATATATTTATATTTTAACATTAATTGCGTATTAATTTCACATTATTATATTAACCGTTCTAATTTTTAATTTCTTCCAGAATATCCATATGTTTAAATATGGTCTTATTTGTAATACTAGGATACTCTTTCATTTTAGGTTTAAGAATGCTTATAAATTCAAGGTTATTAATAATAGTAGCCCATGAATCTTGGACACTTTCTACATGCGATAAACAATTCTTAGACTTAGTAACGATAATATAAAGATTTTCAGTAAGCTCTTCTACTTCATTGCTCTTTTCTGCTTTACAAATATAACTGCTTATTAATTTTTGTATCTGATTTATAATGTCAACAATCTCTTCTTTTTCGATTATTTCATTGATCATGAGATTTACGACGAACAAGCTCATGGCTCGCCGTTTGTCATTTGTTTTTGTATATTCGCAAAACTTATCATAATTTTTCTTAGAATCGACGTATTCAATTGTGTTAAATAGATTCATAAACTCTTTAAAGTTATTCTCAAAAATTTTCTTAAAAATGTCATAGTCATTCATTAAAGATTTGAACAGTCGCGCATACAATTCCGAATAAAAACTATTAGAACTAGCAATATTAAAAATAGAATACCCAATTTTCATCATATTTTCCTGGGATGTTTCGTGCGTTATTAATTGTGAAATCTCGTTTTTAATATCCCGAATCATTGCGTCCTCATTTTTATCCGTAATTTTATTCAAATATCCACGAATATTGTCCATATGTTTTTCGATACCTTCGCTAATATGTTTTTGTGTTGTTTGAAAAGCGCGAATAGCTTCCCAATCTTCATCTGTAATCTCATTCGCCCTAGGTTTTGTCTTTTTATACCCACCAAGCCCACCGCTCACACCAAGTCCCAGACCCACTCCTGCTCCTTTTACATCTTTTTTAAGAAAAATAGGAGTTTTAATGTATGTGGGTGCCCCCACTTGTTCTGACAGTTTTGATATAATATTTAACGTTTCTTGCGAGAGATTACATATGAATCCAGCATTTGTTATATCTTCATAATCCAGAATAGTATATTGTCTAATATTCTGATTGGATGTAATCTTTGCGTTAGCCATATGTCCTATTATTATATAATAAAATTCATTTATATCTATTTTATAATAAATATTTTATAATATTAAAACAAATATAATATTAAAACAAATATAATACTAAAACAAATATAATATTAAAACAAATATAATATTAAAACAAGTATAATACAATAAAAATAATATAACATAAATTTATAAAATGTCAACAACAACGGTATGCTTAATAGCGATTTTTAAAAACGAATCTCATATTCTTAAAGAATGGATAGAACATTATTTGAATCAAGGAGTTGATAAATTTTTTCTTATAGACAACAATAGCACAGATGAATATTATTCCATTTTAGAACCATATATAACAGCAGGTAAAGTAGATTTAGTAAAAGACACCAAGAAACACGCACAGGCAGAATTATATAACAAGCATTTTTTAAATAAATGTAGAAGTTATGAATGGGTTATAGTCTGCGACTTAGATGAATTCATATATGGTAGAAAATACTGTAACTCTATTAAAGATTTTTTAAGCAAAGTTCATAATAATTTTTCACAAGTATTTATTCCGTGGAAAATGTTCGGATCAAACGGTTTTGATACTATTGAGAAAGAACAACCAAGTAGTGTAATTTCTACTTTTACAAAAAGATTGATTTATAACGATACTAAAAAAAATAATTATTCGTTTGTTTTTAAAGGTAATAAAATGTATATTGAAAATAAATGTATTGTTAGAACAAAATATTTAGTAAAAATCGGAATTCATCATTCGGAAACATTAAATAATAGATACTTAACATCATATATTTTAAAAAATAATCACATACATGAAATAAATGCTTTCACCGAAATAAATGAAAATATAATTGAAAATTCAGCTCTCCATCTTAATCATTACGCAATACAATCATTAGATTGGTTTATGAGAGTAAAAGCTACTCGCGGTGATAATACTGCTGCTATAAATGATAATATTAGAAATAAAAAATATTTTCAAAAGTATGACTTTAAAGACGTAGATGACCACGAACTATCAAATATAACAAATAAAATAGATCAATCCAAATAAATCAATACAAATAAATATTTATAAATCTACATATAAAATGTTTAATTGATAAATACTTAAATGTATCTGAATATATAATATAGAATGTCCGGAAAATACCCCCCATCGAATCGCAATAGATACAATAATAGATATAAAAATGGCGAGGAGAGTGACAAAGGTCACCCCCCGCAGTTTAGCAATCGTGATAATAACAATAACCCTAGATATGATAATAGAAAAAATAATAGAATAATTTCAAGAGTCAAAGAAAACGAAGGCGAAGGTTTAAATATGACGATACCTGTCAACACTGCCGAAATTCCTCCTAATGTCGTAGTAGAATCAAACGTAGAAGGTGGTAATGTAGAAGAATATATACCTAAAGAGTTTGACAAATGGGAAGACCTCGAGGGCATCATTGATGAGGATATTATGCGTGGTATTTATGCATATGGTTTTGATACACCCAGTTTAATTCAGAGAAAGGCGCTTCTCACAATGTTTGACAAACGCGATATTATTGCTCAAGCTCAGTCAGGAACTGGGAAAACGGGCGTTTTTACAATCGGGGCTTTACAGAATATAGATCCAAAAGTAAATAAGACGCAGGCTATGATTTTGGCACCAACCAGAGAATTGGCAAAACAGATTCATGGTGTTATATCAGGAATTGGTGTAATCAATAAAGATATTCGTTATCATGTTTTGATTGGCGGAACATCTACAGACGAAGATGCCTTTCAATTAAAGACGATAGTTCCTCATATAATTATTGGATGTCCGGGGCGCGTATATGATATGATGCGTCGTAACAATATTGTTGCCAAAGATATTAATATGTTGATTCTTGATGAAGCAGATGAAATGTTGTCTATTGGTTTCAAGGATCAGATTTACAATATTTTCCAATTTTTGAATTCAAATGTCCAGGTTGGATTGTTTAGCGCTACTTTGCCAAACGAGTTACAGGCGCTTACGGATAAATTCATGAGAAACCCGGTGCGAATATTGGTAAAGTCTGAGTTGTTGACATTGGAGGGAATTAAGCAGTATCATGTGGCGCTAAATGACGACTCCCAAAAATATGCTACTTTGAAAGATATTTTTAGCATTATTTCGATGTCACAGTGTATTATTTATTGTAACAGCATTAAACGCGTAATTGATCTAACTGAAGCAATGATAAATGATGGATTTCCTGTATGTTGTATTCATAGTAATATGGATAAAGTAAAACGCGACGAGGCGTATATGGAGTTTAAAGCAGGAAAACATCGCGTCCTAATTTCTTCAAATGTAACCTCTAGAGGAATTGATGTTCAGAATGTGCGAACTGTTTTGAATTTTGATTTACCCAAGTGTGTCTATAATTATCTCCATCGTATTGGGAGGTCTGGACGCTGGGGTCGCAAAGGAACGGCAATTAATTTTGTTACGCGCTGGGATATAAAAACGATGAAAGAAATTGAGAGGCATTATCATACTGTGATTGAAGAACTTCCATCTAATATTATGATTGATTAATGTAGCTAAAAAGTAAATTCAAAATAAATAATATTCGTATTTTTATTTTATTATTAATGTTTATTCATATAAATAATAAAATGATTGCCGATTTAACCAAGTATTTAACAGAATTAAAAGAAGAACAGTTAAGAAAGCTGGAAGAAATGAATAAAAATATGGAAAATGGTGGGAAAAGTAATAATACTAATACAAATACAAACGCTGAAAAACCTTTCACGAATAATAAAACATCATTTCAGTTACCAATATCCTATCTGGAGAATAAACGTGAAATTAATAAAAATATTTTAAATGATTTAGAATTGATTGAGGCAAAAGATCCTTTAGGAGATTCATTATATTATTCTATTTTAAAACCAAAATCAATTTTTGGTAAAAGATTTTTAAATGACTGGAGCAAATACTATACTACTAATACCGAGTTTTTGAAAGATTCGCAAAATTTTTATAAATCATACGAAAATCAGTATGGAGGAGACTTAAAATCGCCTGTAACTATGATAACCGGTGTAGATAATAAAGAAACAGTTATAAATCCGCACGATATTTATGATGAAATAGATAAACTATGGATTGATATTGCTGGCGATGTAAACTTTAAACATAGATTTAATTATATCGATGTTCCAATTTTAGAAAATCTTAATAAGTCACCAGGGGTAATGCAGTTATTGAGCATATACAACTTGTCATCCCCCGTTATTTCTCTTTTATCGCCAATTATTTTGATGATCATTCCATTTTTTATTTTAAAATTTCAGAAGATTGAAGTCACCGTAAGCGGGTATATAACAACACTTAAGAAAATATTTGCGACTCATCCTATTGGAAAAATGTTTTCATTGATGGATTTTTCTACTTTATCATGGGATAAGCGTATCTATTTATTGATGTCTTTTGTCTTTTATATTATTCAAGTATATCAAAATATAATGTCGTGCTATAGATTTTATAAGAATATGATACTTATTCATAAGAATATTTTTATTCTTCGCGACTATTTCACTTATACTATAAATAATATGTCACATGTTTTAAATATTACAAGCAATCTAAATACATATAGCGATTTCAGAAAAGAATTATTGCGAAATAAAAATAAACTCGAAACATTATGTGAAACATTTAGTTCCATAAGGCCTTTTAAAATTTCATTTAATAAACTTATGAATATTGGTAAAATAATGAAAATAAATTATGAACTATTTGTCGACAACGATATCAAAGAGTGCGTAAATTATAGTTTTGGATTTAATGCTTACTATGAACACGTAGATGAAATTAAGACTTTGATTGACTCTAATAAAATAAATGCGTGCGTTTATATCGAAAGAGGCGAAGATGATGATGATGCCGAAACTAATACAATTCCTGATACCAGCTCTAACACTAGTCCTAAATCTAAAAATAAAAAGAAAAAGAAATCTAAAAATACGTCAGCAACTTCGACAAAATCAGAAGCATCGGCTATATCTACCGCAACAAACAAGACCGACAAGACTGACAAGACCGACACCCCTAATCCGAAAAAGAAAGTAACTAAATTCACAAATATTTATTATCCTCCATATAATAACCCTGTTAAAAATGATGTTGTTGTTGATAAGAAAATAATAATAACAGGACCTAATGCTGCTGGCAAGACTACTGTTATTAAATCTACTCTACTGAATATTATACTCTCTCAGCAGATAGGATATGGATATTATGAAAAGGCCGAAATCAAGCCATATGATTATTTACATTGTTATTTAAATATTCCCGATACATCTGGTCGCGATAGTCTTTTTCAGGCAGAGTCAAGGCGGTGTAAAGAAATATTGGACTGTTTAGAGAAAGAAAAAGATAAAACCCATTTTTGTATATTTGACGAATTATATTCTGGAACAAACCCTTATGAAGCAGTCGCAAGCGCATACGGATACATAGATCATATTTCAAATATGAAAAATGTAGACCTAATGCTTACCACGCACTATATTCAATTATGTAAAAACTTGAAAACAAATAAAAATGTTAAAAATTATCATATGGAAGTAAATGTTAAATCCGACTATAATGTAGACTATATGTATAAATATAAAAAAGGTATTTCAAATATTAAAGGTGGTATAAAAGTATTATACGATTTAGAATATCCTGAATCAATTATTGAAAAAACGAAACAAATACTTAATACCCTATAGAATATGATGCCAAGTTATTCAATATTGTATTATATTTTATATTTTGATTGTAATATAAATAATAAAATATAATAAAGCGTTAAAATTTTTATTTTTATTTATGTATAGTAATAAAAGATGGCACTTTTTAATACTCAAACAATTTTTAATTTATTTATTACAATAATAATAGGAGCTGCTTTATATTATTATATAAGATTCAAATTTAGAGTGTTGGAAATTACGCAACGCGAACACGCCAAAGTGCTTCAAAGTGTGATAATGTCAATGAATAATCCTCGCGGACAGTTACAACATTTAAATGAAATGAACGCCGGTGAAATGCCCGGATATGGAGAATTATCAAATATTAACCAAGATAATGAAAGAGTTAAACGGGTAAATCATGGTGAATTAATTGATGTTTCCGATGATGATAGCGATACTGACAGCAGCAGCAGCGGAAGCAGCGGAAGCAGCGAGAGTGATAGTGGAAGTGAATCAGAAGAAGAATATGAGGAGGAACAGGATCACAATACTAAAAAGATCATCATTGGTGGAAATATTGAATCTCAGACGATTGAACACTTAACCGGCCCTGATATTAAAGTAATTGAATTAAGTCACCCTTTGTATCCTTCACAAAATGTAGATAACGAAGATAATGAGGATAATGATGACGATGATGAGGTGGATGATGACGATGAGGATGATGATGATGATGAAGACAGTTCAGAAAATGGCAACGGCAATGGCAATCGCGATAATACAGTAAATAGTCATGAAGTAACAAGCGCAGTAACTGAAGTAGACTATTTAGAGAATTGTGATAATACTGAAGATAAAATAAATGCCAATGTAGGCGACGAATCAGGAAACCTCGGACACGAAGAAATTACAATTAAGACTGTTTTTAAAACCAAAGAATCAGATACTCATACACACAACGATTTTAATGGAATGAATGTTCAGTCTCTTCGTCAACTTTATAAACAAAAACTGTCCACTGAAGGAAAGAATATGAGCGAAGCGGCAATCGGCAAACTTACTAAGAAGGAACTTATCAAAAATTTACAGCAGTAATTAATATATATTTATAATTCTTAACAAGCTTATTGTATATTTCACAATATAAGTAGTAAAAATAATATTATTTTTGGTAATATTATTTTTTATATAGGTTTAGTATATAGATTTAGTATATATAATACATATATTGTAAATGTCTTGGGGTACTTGTTATGCAGGTTCAAATAATATTCATTTTAACTTTCCGCCTATAATGGACGATGGTCGCAATTTTGCTACTTGGCAACCTGGTGCTGTCATTAATGAAAAAATTCGAGAAAATAATAATATAACTTCGAATTGGGACTATAGAACATTTCTACAGACAAATGCCACTAAAATAATAGAAGCAAACTCTATTTCCGCTTGTAATAACTGTGGCGCATGCCCTCCACAATATATTGGTCCGCAAAACCCAGTGTCGCAGTTAAATACGCCATTTGTGTTTGCCTCTCCACTTGATAATAGTCAGCCATTTGGATACGAAACTAGTGATCTTAAAAATATGTATCTTTCTCGATACGAATTACAGAGCCGTATGATAGCTCCTTCTATTTCACAGTCGCAGTTTTTGTTACAAGGCGTTCCTCGAGCGAATTAGATGTTATAGGCAGGTTTTAATGATATATATTAAGTTGATTACGATGACTAAAAATAAATATTTTTAATATTCATTTTTATTTTAAATATTAATTAATTATATATAAAATAATAACATGGCAAAAACAAGAAAAATAAAAAAAACATTAAAAGGCGGTGGTAAACAAAATAAAAATAAACCCGAAGCACCAAAGGCAAAGGCAAAGGCAAAGACTAAGAAGTCTAATCTAAAAGATGGAGGTGTTAAAAAACTTGCCAAAACATGGGCCGGAAAAGAATATGAAAAATTTGTTGCGTGGCTTAAAACACCAACAGCCGAGCAGTATGAAACGTATTTAAAAGCCCCCCCTACAGCAAAAAATGATTTAGAAGCAGAATTGTCAAAATCAGGTATACCTATTAGTGTAAAAGCTTTTAAAGTTTGTAAGTCAAGTTTTAGGCGTAAACAACTATGTTGCGGGAAGGCGTCGCGTTTTGTTGGATCTGTTATGGATGCCGTAAAACCTGGTAAAAAATTTGAATTAGTAGCTATAAGTTATAAAATGCCAAATCCTCGTGCGGTAGAGGCCCAAAGTGTATTTAGCGTTGAAATGGGTAAAGTGGATTATTTTAAAGATTGTAGTCCAGGTAAAAGATTAAAATTATTAGAAAGTATTATGCATGCCGAAGAAGAAGTAAAACAAAAAGGCAAAGGGGCACTAGCATTAGTAAAATCTATTAACAAAGAGCTTCAATCTTGTACAGGTGGTTATCTTTCATTGGCAGCAAAATTCCACGAAACAGATGATGTTGATCCTGTATGGGGTAGCGCTGTATGCGGTGGCGGTGGTGTATGCTTTGGTTCAACGCAGCCAGGTAAAGCATCTAGTAGACTTCAAGCAGTATTTAGTCTGGATGCTAAAGATCCTAGTGTATTATCGGTATGCGGGTCCACTGTATCGAGTATGTTTCCGCCTATTGAAGTTAAACCAGATGGTTCTAGGATAAGTCCAAGAAGCGGTGCCGCTGGAAATCTTGGGATGTGGCAAAGTTTATTTGATCCTGAAGCAAAAACAGCTAGTGAAGTATTCCTTAAAAGTATTGGAAGTAGCAAGGGTAAGAGTGCGCCTAAACCAGCAAAAAAAGACAAAGACAAAGACAAAGACAAAAACAAGGACAACCAAGGCGGTGGATGGTCAAACAACAAATTATACTATGCTGTATTTTTTTCAAAAAAAATTTAAAATTACCAAATGAATAATATTTTGCTTTTATATGTTAAAATATTTTTTACCGATGATATAATTTAATCCTTTTTGTATATTATTTATTTCATAGATGAAAAACAAACCAACAAACGTAGATGTTAAGCAGTCAATCGTGTAATGATTTCTTGAAGCACATATTAACACAAATCCTAATAAATACATTATGATGTATAATAACCAATACGACGATCCGTAATACCTATAAAGGAGCCCTAGTTGAAAAACAATGTTTATGAAATGTCCGCTTATCCCAAGATTATTACACGAACCCATATTCATTGAAGATGTGAAAAAATTAGAACCAAATACACAGTTCTTACTACTATCTGGTAACGTCGTAGATATAAAATATATATATGTTACTAAGCGCATCAATAAAAATATTACAAAATAAAATATGAGATATTTATATTGTCCATTAAATAAGAAGATTGCCGCAAAAATTACACCAGAAAACCAAATGAATATGTCACTAATAACATCTAAATACGGAATTTTTGGCGTATTTTCTTGAATAATATCGGGAATTACAACTTTGTTAATAGGTTTACCGCGTTCATACACGTATTTATTTATAAACGATTCTGATGCCAATATTATAACTATTAATATTACTAACGTGATTATTAATCTAAAATATGTATTTTTAATCATAGATATACTATATAATATATACTATATAATATATACATTATTCACAAAGGATAATTAAATAAAAACAAAAAGCAAAATGAAATTAAAAAAATATTACGCATTAAAATATTTGCCAAAAAAATTATCTCGACGTGATACCGCATACGAGAAAAAACAGCTGGACAAATCAAGAAAATTATATACCCAGAAAAAGTATTATACGCGAAAACGCGTTGCGTCATATCCTCATAAAGTTTCAAATCATATTATGCGAGCTAGACGCATTTATGCCATTGAAAATATTTTTGCCTCCAAAGATTTAGCAAAAAAAACAGGATGTAGTATTGCTGCGTTAAGAGCAATAGAAAAAAAAGGCGAAGGCGCATATTATTCGTCAGGAAGTAGGCCAAATCAGACAGCGCAATCTTGGGGTAGAGCACGACTAGCAAGTTCTATAACGGGTGGTAAAGCTGCGGCTGTTGATTTTAATATTTTAGATAAAGGGTGTAACCATAATACAAGCAAAGCATATAAAATGGCATTGCGCGCAACACATAAACATTCACATGGAACCAGGCGTGTTCCCAAATCAAAATATATAAAAAAGTGATAAACAAATTTAAAGCGTGAGATTGATACTAATATTATCATATCAATATTAGTTTCAATATTAGTTTTAATATTATTATTATAAATCTTATATATAATGCCACATGTATTGAGCTTTGATGTGGGTATGAAAAATTTAGCATATTGTTTATTTCGAGTAGGAGAAAATTGCCACGACTATAAAGTGATCAAATGGGATGTAATTAATTTATGTACACCTGTAGTTAGAAAATGTAATAATGGAGATTTAGGAGGGGATGAATCTTGTATAAATGAAGCAAAATATTGTAAAGCAACAAAAGCCGATGTCGAAGGTATAAATGTAGTTCTAGACGTAGACGTAGACGTAGACGTAGACGTAGACGTAGACGTAGACGTAGACCATGAAACCGAGACTGAAACCGAAACCGTAAATATAGAATATTATTGTAAAAAACACGCCAAGAAATCAAACTTGAAAATACCCCCTAGTGATTTAGATATTAAAAAAATACGAAAGGGTAAATTAGCAGATATACAAGCAATTATTGACAAATATCAAATAAAAGATGTTGATAATTTAGGACAACCAACACCCCGCCAAAAAAATTCCAAAGATAAGATGATAGATATGATAAAGCACGAATTATGTAATAATTACCTTGATCATATAGAAAATGTGCGAGCAACAGACATGGATTTAGTAACACTTGGTAAAAATATGATGGCAGAATTAGATAAATTTGTAGTTCCTTATAATTATAAGGACGATGATTTGGGAGGGCTGGCTCACTCATTACCTACTGATAATAAATATAAAATAGATATTGTAATAATTGAAAATCAAATAAGCACAATAGCAAGTAGAATGAAGACACTTCAGGGCATGATAGCACAATACTTTATAATGAAATATACACCACATATAGAATTTATTTCAGCAGCAAATAAATTAAAAATGTTTATGACAAAGAAAAAAACTACATATACCGAAAGAAAAGTTGAAAGTGTTGAAGTAACAAAGGATCTTTTAGAAACATTGCCGCAATTAAATGAATATAAGGGATATTTAGATAAAAATAAAAAGAAAGATGATTTGGCGGATTGTTTTCTACAAGGGGTATACTATCTTACTTTAAAAAAGATGATAACAATTCATCAAGAACTAGATAGTAGCATTGACATTTCATCATAAAATATGTTATTTTTTGATTGTAACTATTATTATAATATATTTGTAATATTTTAATAATAGGATTATGGAACAATATATATATTATAATGCGCACAAACTTAAAATTAAAGTTCTAATTTATTAATAATACAAATATGGCAGAGATCATTGATATCGGAAATTTATCAGAACTTGATAATAATTTTATGGATAGTGGACGCGGTGGTGGAAGTAGCAATAAAAAATCAGTGAATTTTGGCGGAGGTTTAGAATTGTTAATGAATGATAAATTAAAAAATGGTGGAGGTAGTAATAAGAGTGGTGATATGAATATTGACTTAGACGATTTAAATGATATTGAAAATGAACTGAATGATTTGACAGATTCTATAGGTTCTAATAAAATTTCATCTAATTTTAAATCCGATCTTTTTAGCAGTGGTTCAATAAAACTCAACAGTTATGGTGGTAGTGGAGGTGGCGATGACGCCAGTGATGGTGGATTTTCAGAACCTAGATATGGTAATGTTAGTGGGTCAAATACTGGTAATATAGGAATTGGTGCTTCTACAGCGAATACCGATACTGACAAAAAAACGTGGGATGGGTTTGGAAAGTTTAGCAATGTTCCTATGAACCCTGATGCTCCTGTTGATACTACTCCGCAAATGAGCAAAGAGGAGCTTCTACGCGAGAAATTCAAAATACTTCAAAAATTAGAAGAACTTGAGACAAAGGGTATTCGTCTTACAAAAAAGTATACCATGGAGTCTTCTTTACTTGAAATGAAAGGTGAATATGAAACACACGTAGAAGAAAGAGAAAAGAAAAACAGTATTAAATTCCAGCAAAAATTGCTTATGACGGCAATTACAGGTATTGAATTTTTAAATAATAAATTTGATCCTTTTGATTTGAAGTTGGATGGATGGTCTGAACAGATTAATGAAAATGTAGACGACTATGATGAGATTTTTGCTGAGTTACATGAGAAATATAAATCCAAGGCAAAAATGGCACCAGAGTTGAAGCTGCTTTTTCAACTTGGTGGAAGCGCTATTATGCTTCATATGACAAACACTATGTTTAAGTCCGCTATGCCTGGTATGGACGATATTATGAGGCAAAACCCTGAGCTTATGAAACAGTTTACACAAGCAGCCGTTAATACAATGTCACAATCAGCACCCAATTTTGGGAACTTTATGGGTGATATGATGGGCGGAGGCGGTGGTGGTGGTGGTGGTGGTCCCCAAATGTCTAGTAATTTTAACACACAGCGTCCTCCTCCTCCTCCCGTTGCCACAAAAGGTCCCAATTCTATTCCGCCTCCTAGACGCGAAGGTGATATCTCAAATCGCCCCGATCTTAACTTCGGAAGGGGTAATTCAAATGATGGCGTAAATCTTTCTGATAGTTATATAAACCCATTTCAAAGTAAAACACCATCCCGTGGTGCCCCACCTCCTCTTCCTCAAAATCCGAGACCTGAGATGAAGGGTCCATCTGATATTAGCAATATTCTATCTGGTCTGAAAACTAAAACAGTAAATGTTACTTCAAATAATGGCAACTCTTCTACGTCGACATCGGCTGCTAACAATGCGTCGGAGGATAAAGGTAGCACGATTAGTATTACCGAATTAAAAGATCTTCAAAATGATAATATGCCTAGTAGAACAAAACGTAAACCCAAATCCGAGAAAAATACAATTAGCTTGGATATTTAATAATTTAACAACAATAAAGATAATAAATATAAATGTTATTATTAATATACAACTATTAATAATAACTACCCCAGAAATGATTTCAATAGTAGCATTGATTAACGTAATAGAGTGGACAAAAGATGGTGATAATTATAAAAACATAGAAGAATCTATATCTTCCGTTGTGAAACAAACATATAAGAAATGGGAACTTAGAATAGTTCTATATGGATATGGTAACATATTAAATGATAATGATAATGATCTTTCAGATAAATCATTAAATGAAGTATTAGATGAAGTTAAAAAATATGAGACAAAATATAATTCTATATTCGAGGAACAGTGTAATCAAGAGTTAGAAAAAGATGAATATAAAATTATAGTTATAAAATATCCGGAAACTAATAAATATGCGGATGCTCTTGAAAGAGTAGTTAGTGAAAAATGTATTTATGATTATATAGCTTTATTAGACACGATGGATATCTGGTCCCCAAATAAATTAGAAATACAGGCATCAAAACTCGCCGAATTTAAAAGAATAGAAGTTCTTGGTAGTAAAAGCATATATAACGAGGAAGTATCAAGTATACCCCTTGATGGACTATATAACTATAATTTATTTAAGATAAACCCTTTTATTAATTCTACAGTTATTTTTAAACGCGGAGTGTTAAAAAATTTGGAACAATCAGAGTTAGTAGCATGCGAAGGATATGAATTAAATGCTTTATGGCTACAACTTGCGATTCAACAAGGTGTTTTATATAATATATCAGATATAACTGTAAAACATATGTCCCCCTTATCATTAGAAAAATATAACAAATGTTATGAAACAGATGAATTTAAAAAGATAGTTGAAGCCTTAAAGAAAAAATATGTTAGAATAAAATTTTTTAGCGACTATTGTGTCTCGGGGCATTGTAAACAGGAATATGAAAAAATTGGACTGTATAAACCAATTGAATATTATGGGAAATATAAAAAAATATATTTCACTACTACGGAGACATATACACACGCTATTTTATTGAACTGTCCGGTTCCACCGAACTTACAAGTGGATAAAGAAAATGTTGTTGGTTTAGCTCAAGAACCACCTGATAATTCATTTTTAGCATTAAATAATAATAATTTTATAGAATATGCTATTCGTCATATTGGTAAGTATTTTATTGGAAGTGTTGGTAATTTACCAGTGACAACATTTATTGGACATCATGGATTTTTATTTCACGATCCACCGCCACCAATAACTACATTGATTCCTTCCCATCAAAAACCAAAGTTAATGTCAATAATGGTATCCTATAAGAAGAATACGGTTGGTCATATTTACAGACACGCTCTTGTGTCACATATTTTGAAATACAATTTACCCATTGATATATGGGGTAATGGAGCTGATGAGTATAAGAAGAAAAATCTTATTGTTATGGGTGGAAGTAGCGGCAACGGCGCAAATAGTAAATACATAAAAGGTAATTTTAATTCAATGGGAGAAATGTGTAAAGAATATGCTTTTACAATTGTTATTGAAAATACAACCCACGATCATTACTTCACGGAAAAACTAATTAACCCTCTTATTTATAATACAATCCCGATATACTGGGGGTGTAAAAAAGTGGATGAATATTTCCCAAAACATGCGATACGTCTAAGTGGTAATATTAATTCAGATATAATATTAATACACCGCGTATTACGAAACCCCACATATTATATGAATGAATATAAGATAAACCGAGAATCGGTATTAGATAAAGTAAATCTTATTACGAATATAGATAAAATATTTGATATATAGTCGTAAGGAGGAGGAGGTAGATGGTATCATTCACCATAAAATATTTCTACTTAAATTATTTGCCGAATACTTGTTATTTTTCCAATCGCCACGCATAAATTTAGTCCGTGTAAGATAATTTTTGCGACGATTTTTATCATGATGTTTAGTATAGTCTTCATACCCCATTTGCCCGAAATTTACCCATTTATTGTTTTTTGGATCAAAAATTTTGTATTTTTTTTCAGGATTACTTGCTGGGTATAGTTTTGCTGTCTTTCCTAAATATTTATACGCCATTTTTTGCGCGATACGAGGTGTGGAATATAAACGAATTCTTGATGGGAATTTTCTTGTTTGTTTTTTATATTTTTTTATTTTTAGCGTCTTATTTTTATTAGACATAGACATGAATAGTATTATATAATAAACTAATATTATTATTAATTTTACAGAAATAATATTATCATTTATAACTATTTAATGAGTTATTTTTAACTTATAATATTATTTAGATAATTTAGCAACGTCGATGAATAGTCATTTAAAACCAAGTCAGAACAATGATAAAACTGAAAACTTTATTTGTGATTTTAAAAACGTATGTTTAAAAGAAAATGTTCATTTAAAGAGAGATAAAAACAGCGAAATATATTCTTTACAACTTTATTTGGATAATCCCAAATATAATTTAGATAAAATAATAAATTTAAACATGTATAATATTCTATATGAATTGAATCATGATAATTTTGAAAAAATAGAAATAAAAAACTGGTTATCAAGTAGTGAAATAGATGTTTTATTTATTTTTAAGCCATTTGGAAAAGAACTAGGGATCAAGCCTAAGTATATGTATATTAGAGCAACCGAGGTCATTGAAAATGGTAAGAAAATATACACTGGTTGTGATATTGATTATCCATACTCCGATGAATTGATTAACTATGAAAAAGTAACGACGCGAATTTCTACAATGGTTGTAAATTTTGAATCTAATCATAAAGTGAATATAAATTATGTTTTCAAACTAGAATTAGCACACAGTTTACCGATTTATATGGAAAATATTTTAGGACTTATTATGAAAAAGATGTTTTTAAACTTGAAAAAATTTATTGAAGCAATCAACCATTAAAGTTATAGTTTATTTGTATTGCCGCTGAAAGTATAAAATATAAAATATAAAATATAAAATATATAAAGGTTTTTCCTTTATATATTACATTGTATCAAACATAAATACCATCATGTATAAACGAGTATTAACTAACAATAATAGTGACAATAATAGTGATAATAGTGAGAATAGTGAGAATATAGAAACGGAATTGTCAAGCGTTGTTGATAATGATACTAATGATATTGATGACAATACTAATGAAATTGATGACTCTTCTGTAAAAGAACATACATCAGAACCTGTTTCAAATAAATACAAAAATGTATGGTATAAAGTTTTAAATGTGATTAAACAATTAAAACCATCTATTATGAAAAGTCTATCTAATTCGTGGTTTTTATCTAGTTGTGTAGGTATATATTTAAAATATTTTATAATCTATAAATGTTCCAAGAAAACTCCAGAAAATTATAATTATATGATAAAAAATATTACTACAAAACTATCTGAAAAAAATATATTCTTTATAAAAATATTCCAGGCATTTGCCAATAATAATAATATCATGGATAAAGATCTGTTTAATTATTTTATACAATATACAGATAAGGTGACATATGATAAAACAGAAATAGATTATAATGGATTATATGACTTGATAAATATTGCGAGAGCAAATGGCGATGAACTTATTATAGACGGAGAAGAACCTATTAAGTCTGGTAATATTGCTCTTGTATATAATGGGAGTTTAAATGGAAAACGTGTTATTATCAAGTATCGTCGTCAAAACATTGAATCTAAATTCATGAGGTCTATGGAAGAATTGCGTATTTTAATTAATATTACAAAACATTTACCATACTTGTGCGATTTAAATATTAATGATTTGTTTGATGAAAATTACCAAATTATGTTGAATCAGTTGAACTTTTCAAATGAGGTGAAAAATAACCAGATATTTTATGATAAGTTTAAAGATGTTGGAAATATTTGTATACCAAAAGTGTATTCTTATTTTACAGACAAAAATCCAGAGGTAATTGTAATGGATTTTATTGAAGGAAAGCGAATTGAACACATAGATGCCGATGATAAAGATGAATACTCTAGAATATTGTCACGATATAATTTGAAATGTGTTTTCTATGACGCTATTTACCACGCTGACTTACATTCCGGGAATGTTATTTTTATAAAAGATCAGGCTAATGCTGACACGCCTCCAAAGCTTAGAATTGGTATTATTGATTATGGAATTATTGGCAGAATGACTCGTGAGGAACAAAACACATTTTTTATGTTTTTTAAAGTTCTTGTAAGTAAAAATTATCGCGACTTGGCGCAGTTTATTGTTGAACATTTATCGGAAAAAATTTGTAATGAATATCAGACGTGTAATGATGAGCAAAAAGAAGCTGTTATTAATGAAATAGATCAGTTATGTAGCAGAGTATTAAGTGTAGATAATAAGTTTTTTGGAGGCGAAGAAATATACGAAATTAATAAAATATTAAAGAAGGAAAATATGAAATTTTCCAAGTTTTTCTGTCGTGTTGAGTTAGCAATTGCTATTTCAGAAAATGTTTGTAATTCTTTATGTAAAAAATTGTCATATCTTGAGCAAATGATGATTGCTTTTAAAGAATTATTTGGAGATGATGTTGATGATTATATTTAATGCTTATATTTAATGCTTATATTTAATGCTTATATTTAATGATTTTATATATACTTTTATACTCATGTGTATTTAATATCGATTACAGGATATTAAATATACGATAAAGCGTTTATTGTTTTGACTTCTTTCTTGTATTATTACCATTTCTCACTATTTTAAAGTGTTGAGTTTTCTTTTTATTTTTATTTTTATTTTTCGGGCTTTTGTTATTTTGATTATTAGTCTTTCTTGTTTTATTGTTTATATTGAATATTGAAGATCTATTATTTTTTTTAGTTATGTTACCACCGTGTGGTGCTAATGCTGCGCCTACAGAAACGACTCTCTTATATAAAAATAAATATCCTCTAGTATTCATTATATTTATAATACCGGTTTCGGAATCAAACTTGGTTTTAGTATTGCCTTCGGTTATTGGGTCTGAGTCATTATAAATTATTCTTTTACCATTTTCCATAGATACATATATATAATGCCCTCCACTAAGTGACCCTGATTTACATACAACGCCTCTTAATTTAAACTTTATTTGTTGACCATTTTGGGTTATAGTTATTTCTTCATTATTATCAGTAACATTGATATTTTTTTTTATATATTGAAGTTCTTTTGACATTCTTTTTAACTGAATAATTAAATAATTTTGTGATTTATTAATAAATATTTGTTGCTTTTGTCTTATGTTATTTGCCGAACATACCGCTGTTAGTGTTGATGGGATTTCAACATCTGGACCTCCTCCACCAAAGGGTTCTTCAAGAAAATATCCTGAAATACATTGATTTATAGTGGTGTACCCTTCGCTTATACCCAACTTCAATATTGAATCTTTTCTCAAAGCTGGCGATGAATTTTCATTTATATATAGTATATCAGTTCTATCTATAATATTATAATTTGTAATCGCTTCTCTAGTAGTCTTCTCATAATTCCCATAACTATCACGAATACCAATTCCTTTACATAATACAACTAAATATGAATTAAAGCATATACTATCTCGAATAGTAGTTATTTTTTTTAAAGATTCAATTATACCATTTAAAACTTCTTGCGAGTCTTGTTGACCGAAATCAAACCCTTGAATGGACCTAACTATATTATTTTTATATTTACCATAATTTTGTGGTGCATAATTGGCTTTTATAATTTGCTCATACATACTATGTAATATCAAATATGAACTTATGATTCTATTTTTACAAGTTTTATCATCACAATTGTCTCCTATATTATTTTGATCGGAATTATAATCTGATATAGTTTTATCCAAGACGGGATTAGTAAGTATTTGTTCAGCAAAAGTCCTTACAGAGTCAATTGAAATTAATAACTGAAGCGCCGCATTAAGATAACAAAAACTTCCTGCTTCGTTCAGTAAAGGCACAGATAAATATTTTTGAGCAGCAGCTGCCGGGGGCTTTGGTGCGATTGCTGCTGGTGGTGCGACTTTCCCTCCTTTATTAATTAAAATATTATATAAATTATCTATTATCGCATTACTTATGTTTTTTTTAAGAAGAGCGGGATAAAATACAGTAAGAGAACTTATTAATTTTTTATAGTCGATACTACTTAATAAATTAGTAAGGAAGGCTCGTGGTCTTGTATCGCTCGGTCCTTTATATTCTATAATCTTATCAAATAATTTTTTACCAATTTCTGTTATTATTTCTATATAACGTTTACTTAATGTTGGCTCATTTAAATAATCTTCTACGCTTAAAATCGCCACTTTTTTCTTTTGTGCTATTTTGTTAGCATTTGGTCCAATACCATAAAATACTGATGTTGGCGACGAGTCTTCGTATATATCAGATGGTATTATATACCATATCCAGTGTCCGTTTTTTTTACCAGCTTTTATTTCATTTAAAGCATCGTCATAACTAAAAGGAGGTTGATCATTACGCTTAAAGTCTTTATTACCATCTTGTGCATTTCTAAAATTAACAATTGTGGCTCTTGGACCATATGTTACTTCTCCGATGGGCTTACTAGGTGATGTTGGTGCTGGTGGCTTCGATGCCGCTGCTGAGGGCTTCGCTGGTGCCGCCGTTAGCTTCGCTGGTGCCGCTACAGGGGGCTTCGCTGGTGCCGCCGTTAGCTTCGATGATGTCGTAACTTTACTAGGCGAAGCAGGGGGCGTAACTTTACTAGGCGATGCAGGTGTCGTAACTTTACTAGGCGAAGCAGGGGGCGACGCCACTGGCGATGGTCCAGGCGACGTTTTTTTACCTGCTATATAATTTTTATAAGCAGTAACAAATTGTTTCCTAATATTAGTTAACTCTATCTGCTTCTTACTGTCATTATTAATGGCAGCATAACACATACTAGCAATCCCTGTTCCAAATTTTAGCTCTACATTCGCCGCATTCACTATAGCAATATTTTTCATACCACTATTACATTGATCAATCGTTGCTTTTATTATATTTATACTTCCGTTTGTTGTGGTTACCTTACATTTTCCAGCAAATACCGAACTCTTTGCGTTTATAGCGGCATCTAACGGCGTTTTCTCGTCATTTGGAGTATTAAATGGGCAAAATAATATGGTTTCAATTGAGTTGGGATTTATTTTAAGTAGCACTGCTTCGGGCGTAGAAACAAAATCAAAATATTTTGTCACACCTTTTACTAATATTTTTGCGTGTTCAGCCAATGAATACCCAGCTCCCAACTGTTTTTGTAAATTGCTTAAAAATACACCACCCCCTATAAATGGAATAATTACATTTTTAGCACCATTTTGAGCTGCTAAAATGAGCGAATTCATTATTGAATTGGCTACAGTATCAGACGTTATTAATCCACCTGTTCCTCCTTGTGCGGGAGAAGCTTGAATCATATAACTAACACATGATGATATATTTGCGTCAGATAAAGTTTTAGATGTTGATGTTGATGGAGTATACTCTATATTATAAATAGGCATTCCACTTATATTAATCGATGACGCTGATCCAGGAGGCATTATACCACTACCTATATCCGAATATGAGGTTGTATAATTTGTCCCAATAATTGATACATTCTTTTTTAACATACTAACTTTACTTGAATCAGGATTTGAATTAAAAATGTCTTGTTCTATCTTGTATGAAATATTATCAATTTTGGATGCTGGTGCTACGGCTGGTGGCTTTGGTGCTGATGCTGATGCTGCTGCTGCTGGTGGCTTTGGTGCTGCTGCTGATGGCTTTGGTGCTGATGCTGATGCTGCTGCTGCTGGTGGCTTTGGTGCTGCTACGGCTGATGGCTTTGGTGCTGATGCTGATGCTGCTGCTGCTGGTGGCTTTGGTGCTGCTACGGCTGATGGCTTTGGTGCTGCTGCTGGCGGCTTTGATGCTACTACTGTGGGTTTAGAAGTCACTTTCAATGTAACTTTTGGATAATAAACGGCGAAATCGATATTCGTTGGATTAAATTCTCCATTATTGTTCCCCCCAAATGATGATGGAGCATTATCTTTATTTGTGTATATTATTGTTTCCTGACCCAACACACCAGAGCATTTCAAAAATGTAGGCATCACGATGGAAGGAAATTTTTGAAGTATATTAATATTAAAGTCACCAGAAAATACGATATCATAATCTTTATATTGTGTTATTTTTGAGTCTGAACTTTTTCTAATCGTTGTTACAATAGCATTCATAAAACTATATATTTGTCGTTGCCTCTGCGACATGGTTTTTATAGGAGATTCCTTAGAAGGTAAAGGAAAATGAACAGGAATAAGTATTATTTTTTTTGTTTGGTTTATAAAAAACCAAATCTTTGAAAAGTCAACTGCTATGTCCTTTTTTGAATAATTTTGAACTTTTATTCTTGACAATATGTCATTTAAAATATTTTTAGCGAACCCAGAAAACAACTGTTTGCCTGAACTACCAAGAGTTATTAAACCTGCATTTTCATAAATATCTGTATCAGTTTTTTTAGTTACTAGATAAAATTGCGAATAAAATATATTGCTACCACTGTTAATAGTTGCTGGACGAACAGTTGTATTTTTTGAGTTTATATTATTTATAAAATTACTTATATGAGCTTTGGTAATAGGATCGTTAGAAATAAAGGGTCCTTCTTGAATTAGTGTATATTTGTAATCCTTATTCATCATATTATCAATCGCGGTAGCTATATTTGTTAGACGTTTTCTATATTGATCATCCGTTTCTTCACACACTGTTTTTGATGAGTCACATACAAATTTATGACTATAATAAGTTGGAGTTTTAAAACATTTATTCGCAATATTCCAAGTTATCAACTTTATATCATTTAACCCACCGCCTTCCATTTCTTTTATACTGCCACCTACTTGTGTTACTCCTCCAGTAGAAGCATTCCCACAGCTATGTTTTCCAGTTGTAGGATCCGAAACACTATCTATTGAAAACATAATTGGCGAATGATCTGAGTATACATTCAATTGGTTAGACTCAGTTGTCCATTGACTCATTGGTATTTTTGTTAAATATGTATCATCCGATTTACCCGATTCACATATATCTACTACTTTAGGATAAGGGGATTCAAAAAATGATTTTTCTTTACTGTATGTTGTATCAGTCATAACTTTTATTACATCAGGGATAATTTTTTCAGGTTTACCATCACTTGATGTAGTCTTTGAAAAATCACCATCACTCATACTACCCACACTACTCACATCACTTCCAGCATCACTTCCAGCTTCACTGCCAGCATCACTGCCAGCATCACTTCCAGCATCACTTCCAGCATCACTTCCAGCATCACTTCCAGCATCACTTCCAGCATTACTGCTAGCATCATCATTCTCAATACTATCTACTAAATTACCTATATCTTGATTGGTTTCCGCTTCTTTTTTCATTTTAAGTTCGGCGTTAACGGTTGATATATGTTGATTAACCGTATGTGTTGTTATATTAAAAATACCGCCAATAGCATTACTATTTGAAGGATTTATATCATCTGGAAAATCAGGAAAATTATCATTATGATCTATCGGATCAATACCTTCTATAATATCATCTGGACAAAATTCTAACCTTCTTGACTTGAAAATAATTTGATTCCCTCTTTTTTTTTCAAAGCTTTCATCATCTCTCGAAAAAGGAAATATATGTCCTTCTAAAAGTGCTCTAGAACTTGGAACAAAAACTGATCTAAATCTACTTACCCTTGAACGACCACCATATAAATAGTCTAAAATAGTGCTATCCTCAATAAATTTAATTACTTTATCATAATATGGACCTAAATCATCTTCAGCACTTTTTTTATATTTTTTAAAATCACCACTTTTTAATTCAAGTAATTTTTTAGCAAATGATTCATCTACATTGTAGAAATTAAATTTACCAGTTAAAAAAACAGGTATCATATCTGTAGCACCTGATAGTAGATATCTAGTTCGGAACCTATAAATAAGAGCAGTAATGAGAAATACTTCAATTTCTTCTTTTGATAATGGACTGTTATCACTTGACGTAGTAGTAGTAGAAGATTTAGATGGTTTATTTTTTGAATTTACTGCCTTCCATGCTTCTTCGGCAGCCTTGGCAGTATTTTCAGCATCCAATGATACATTTATAACTCCAAAAATTTGTCCAATTGGAATATATCTAACATCAAAATATTTTTCACATTCTTTCACTTTGGGGGGGGTAGGTGTAATCTTTTGATTACCAGATATTCCTAAAAGATTTCCATAATCTTTATCTTCTGTATTATCTTTTTCATACCATTCATTATCCCCTCCACCGTCTTGTCCGCCAACGCTAACTATTTCTTCGCTTTCGCCATCTTCTTGTCCATCATCGTTATCATCGCTAACTATTTCTTCGCCTTCGCCATCTTCTTGTCCATCTTCTTCGCCATCATCGCTAACTTGACTACCTGGTGCCTGTTCATCAGGTTCAAATGAACCATCATTCTTACTATCAGCACGTGCTAGTTGTTCTTCTAGTTTTGAGTCTAATAAACTATCTTTGACTTTAAAATCTGACATACCTGGTAATTTAGGTTTAGTTATTACGCCTACACTTCCTGGTGATGAACCGATCGGTTGTGCTACAATAGATGCGCCTTTTCCTATATAAGAACAATATGTTATAGAAGCAAATGATTTGTCACTATCCCAAAGAGGTTTAAAAGCGTTGCTATCTAATAATCCGTTTCTACGTTTTCTTCTAAAATATAAAATTGGAGCCATTCTTATATCAAAAATTTCGTTTATTTCAAATTTTAGCTTTCTAATCATTGTTAAATTACCTAGTGCTGTTGGATGATTTTTATTCGGAAAATTTGTATCTGACTCTAAAATACATTCTTGGTTTGGTGAAGTATAAGGTAATATCATACATTTCTGCTCAAAAAAATAAACAAAATGGTAATAGTCCTTATATTTTTTATATATTTGTGCTACATGGTTTGTAGGATCTGTAGTATCTGATAATAACTGTATAACTATATCGTTTTTATATATATTTATTCTTAGTGTCTGATCAATTTGAGCAGTCGATTTAAGTAAGTTTTGTTTATTTGTGGGAAGTTTACTAACAATATTATTATATGCGTTAATAGAACATTGGATATTTTGAAAACAATATACGTCAGCATCACAGTTATCCATTGCTTCAAATAAACGCTCTTTTCTTTTTTCCCAAGACTGATTATTTTTCCAAGAAACACCGGCATATGAATTATCTACTAATTTAAATCCTTCAATTAATTCATCTTGTCCTAAGAATGTATACTGAACAAAAGATATTTGATTTACTCCGGCATTTAAACGTGGCATTACCTCTCTTGATGAACCCATTAATGTTTTTTTTATAGCATTTGGAATTATTCCAGCAATAGCACTGGCAATAGATACGTCGGATTCAGGACCAGGATTGAATGCGTCTTTTATTTTTTTAGCTACTCTTCCCCAATCTTGGTCTAAAAAATCTCTCTTCCAACTACTGCTTATTCTTGCTCTTTTTAAAGTACATGATCCTAAAAGTGTGTCTCCTCTGTCAATTGGAAGCTTACCTTTTTCTAATTTTTCAAGGAATAACTCTATTTCAATATAATAACCAACTTTCATATTTTTTTGAATTGCTATATCTTTCAATTGTTTGAATGAGTTATTCCAATCAACATAATCGATTATATAGTCTATACCGTTGTTGTAAACAAATGTTGTTTTATTTGAGAAAATTACATTTAGTATAAATTTTATATTATGAACTACTGTAGAATTTAGTTCACTTATAGATACGGCTGATAGTTTCTCAAGACCCTCGGCTCTTTCGCTTTCCGTCATGATATTTTCTGTTTGTTTTGATTCACCTGTTAGTGTTGGTAAAATATTTTGTTTCTGAAGAATCTCTATTGTCAATTTAAGAATAGTTTTTTGTCTATCATTTATAGAAATTTTACCTTCTAGTTGACTCGCCGATACTCTTCCGGTTACAACATTATATATATCTAAAATTGGAACAAGAACTATATCACCTGAACCAAATGATGTCCTACTTTTTGAGCTTTGGACTATAGAATTCATTTTACTCAAATCAACTTGACCTGTATTTATTATTGCTTTTAAATCATTTATTTTTGTATCAATAGAAGGATTAGTTACAACATTAACAGGCGTATATAATAATGTTCTTCTTGTATCTGATGATGTTCCAGGAAATGTAGTTCCTGTTTTTTTTGTAAATTCATCTTCAATTGTTTTATAAATCTTTCTTTCAGGTGTTATTTTAGATATTTGATTTGTTACAATTGAAGCACCCATAGCATTTATTTGTTTTTCAACGTTATCAATCTTAGCACCCAATAAGCTGTATTCATCGCCATCTTTAATCATAAGTAAACTTGGTTTTAGTGTTCTTGATTTAGATAAGTCCGATTGTTGTCTTTTCTCTTGATCAGATGGTTTAGTAAAAAGAAACGCATATACTGATCCTACCAATTCTTCTTCATTTTGTGATTTTATTTGGATTACATTTTTATTACTATCCTCTATTCTTTTTTTTTCATTTAATATAGATGATGAAGAACTGTTAGTAGGTGATAGACCTGGGATAATATTATTTGGGCTAATAGTTTTATTATTTTTATCAAATAACGTAATAGGTTCTCCTAATTTTTTTAAATATGCTCTGAATAATTTAATATTAAAAAATGTGTCAACACGACTTTTTACGGTAGAGTTTGGTGGAAATCCAGCAGTTGTAAATTTTATCAATGACGATATATATGGTTCTGAATCAAAATTTGGTTTATTGGCAATACTTTCATTAGAATAACCACTTGAATTATTATTATATTGTGACATACCTGATGGCCTATTAACAACAGTTGGACTATTAACCGCAGTAGGACTATTATCACTGTCAAAGTTATTTGTAGAAAATAATCCACCAACTTTTGGAACTAAATTTTGGTTTAATGGTGGAACAATACCAGGCGGTGGTCCGGCAGGAGCAACAACCGGTCCGGCAGGAGCAGCAACCGGTTCTGCCGGAGCACTTATTTTCTGTGTTTGTTGTAACTCACTTGGCGTTCTCGTATATTTTCTTAGGTAATACATTTTTGATAGTTTTCTTTTTTTGAAATCTCCGCTCTTATTTGTTTCTATTATTTCCGGTGATATATACATTTTTAGTGTTCCGACATTGTATTTTTCTATGGCATCTTTTTCTTTTTTTTCTTCTTGTTGTCCTTTTGTCTTTGGTTCTGTATCGTCCATATTATATATTACCAATAATAATAATAATATATATATTATTCATTTAATTATTTTGAATGAATAATATATATTATAACTCTATATACTTATTTAATTTTAATTAAAACTTATTTGAATTGTAAACATCTAAATAGTTGAGTTGATTCATTTTCATTTTTTGTATTTTAGCTTTTTCTAATAGCTCAGATGCGTCATTTATTTCTTTATCTGTTATTATTTTATTTTGTAACAACTCACTAGCTTGACGCGTTTTTATAAAACTCTTTGGCAAAAGACAATATTTGCTCTTTTCATTTAAAATATAGTCAGCTAAAATAACAAACACAGCCGTTAACATAAGGGCCATATAAATATTTCTTGTTGCCATCCACGATATTGTAAATACAAGAATTTCTTTGGTTAAAGCATATTTAATATAAGATTCTGTAGATTCATCTAAATTAATTTGAATATAACGAGAACCTATATTTAAACATATCATCATAATACCCGCAAAAAACGTGCTTGAATTTAATGAATTTACAGCATCATTTAATATATTCATCATATTGTTTTGTATATTATATGTGTTATTGTATATAATATAAAAATATATAATATTTTCACAATTTTATAACAAAATATTTATTAACAAACCCATTTTTGAGTATTTATAATATATTGTGCGTTTTGTTGTGAAGTATTAGATAAGTTAATATCATTTGCTACGTTTTTTGCTGATTGATAGACCGCACTACCAGAAGATATATTATTACACATAAAATTATTGTTATTTTCAAGCAAACAATCTGGTCTGTAATATACAAATCTATCATTTTCTCCTTTATATGAACAACCGTTGGGGGCACTATTATCACCCACGACGTTACCTTGTCCAAAGGCATTAGAACCAAAATTTACAAAACCAGAATATAAAGATTCAAAAAATCCTCCTACTCCTTTGGGTTTACGATCATCCAGTATCTGATTAACATTAGAGTCATACATACCATTATTCATACATAATTGATTATACTTAGTTAAGTTATAATTTGCTAAATAAACTTCGTCGGCTGTATACTTTTTTTTAGTATCATTTATTATTGAACTCCATTCTTGAACTTTACTTGCGTCACAATAAAAGTTATTATAATAATTAAATATATCATTTTTATTATTTACATTAACAGGTCTTGGGTGATCAGTTACTATACTTATTTTACCCACATTGAATCCTTCATATAAGGGATATGAACAAGTAATTACAATTGTTACAAAAATAAGCCCCAAAAATATATTTTGCTTGGAGAAGTATAAAATTAAAATGATTAATAAAAATCTTCCAACAAAAGAACTATACGCATAATTATAAATTGATGGCATAAATATAGAAATTAGGATGAATAATAAAATAGAATAAAATATAATTGAATTCATATAATCGTATTAATATATATTTAGAAATAAAAAATATTTGTATAGATTAAAAAATGTTAATCTCTAAAATAAACTCCGCAAAATATCAATATTCAAAAAAATTAAAAATACCATTATATCCATCTTTAAAAAAACAAGAAATTATTAATAAAAATAATTTTATAGCACCTACGGATATTATACAAAATTTACCTATAGCAGCTACCATAAACCACGATATTGTATGGAAACCTACTGATAATGTAGATGTTAAAGATGTGGATGTTAATAAAGATCCAACTATTGTATTAGAAAATGAAACTATTAAAAATACAAATAAATTAGGATTTATTATTTTGAGAAATGTTAATAATACTATTACAAATGAATATTGGAAAGAGTGTTTTAGATGTATAAGAATGTTTTATCCTAATAATAGGATTCTTATTATAGATGATAATAGTAACAAACAATTTGTAACAAATGAAGTATTAAATAATACTATGATTATCGAAAGCGAGTTCCCTAAAAGAGGTGAATTTTTACCATACTATTATTACCTAAGGACAAATTTTTGCGAAAAAGTGGTTATTCTCCATGATTCAATGTATATTAAAAGGTATATAAACTTTGATGGTTTTGTGAATGACTATAATTTTTTAATACATTTTTGCGTTAATTATATAAATGATCCAGGATGTTACCAAAGTCAATTAAATCTTTTAAGGGCATTAAATAATAAGAATTTAAATATTTTTTATAATAAAAAAGAACAAGGTTTATGGGATGGATGCTTTGGTTCTATGTCAGTTATATCATATAACTTTTTAAAACAAATTGATGATGAGTTTCGTTTTATACAATTAATACCTCACATAACTACACGCACAGAAAGATGTGCTTTTGAAAGAATTATTGGTTGTATGCTACAATATAAATGTAAAAAATCTTCACTATTTGGACATATAAATAGAAATTGTGATTGGAAATTAGATTTTAATAAATATAAAAATCATATGTATAATTCAAAAAAGCCTGTTATAAAAGTATTTACAGGAAGATAGAATATTTATTATTATTAATGATTATTAATATACAATTTCCGTTTTTTTTTTAAAATATTATCTCATTTTTTTATAGGAATGACTCTACCTTTAGCACTATTTGCTTCATCATATAATGACGGTGATGTTAGCGGATCTATGATTCAAAATACAAAATCCTCCTATATAGATGGTGGTAAAAATATGTATAGTTTAGGGAATACTAGTAGTGGTAACACAAAACAGAAGAATACTAATCTTAGAAAAACAATAAAACAAAAGCCAACAATTCATAATGAATCTAAATTATCCGCATTATTAAAATCTATGGACGAATCTAGCGATACTGAAAATGAAGATAGCAGCAATGACTCTACAGATAGATTATCTAACTTTGTCGGATTTGGTGAAAATGTAGGCCCAGGTATTGACTCTAAAAATGGTTACCCACCTTTACCACAGCTTAACTCTAAAGGCACAAGTGCTGCCACTAGCGCAGGAACAGGTAATTCAACCAAATATCCAGCATATGATCCATCCAGCAACAATACTATAGATACTCCAGTCTCATCAGGTTACCCAGTTTCATCAACATCATATGACGATGCGCCTAGCAACTACGCTAACCAGTATTACAAACAATTTGTTCCTTATTTAAATCAAGGTATGAATAGTATGCCAGAAGATTCAAAAAGTGCTTTGATTGAGAAGCTGAACTATATTATAGATATGTTAGAGGAACAGCAGGACTATAAAACAAATTCTATATTAGAGGATTTAATTTTATACACATTTTTAGGAATATTTGTCATTTTTATCGTAGATTCATTCGCTCGTTCAGGAAAGTATGTTCGGTAGGTATCTCCACACGTTCGTCATCAGCCCGTTGTATTTTATATTTAGAAGATCAGAAAACACGATGAATACCAAGTGCGGGAGATTATGCTAAATTCAGAAAAATCGAAAATAATAAATCAAAATCATAAATTATCAGTTCATTATCATCACATTTTCAGGTGATAATGTATTACAAATATAATTATAAAAAATAAGTCCATTCTTTTCTACCATCAATGGTTTCGTATTTACCATCAAAAAGTCTATCAACGGTTTATTATGCGAAAGTGTATCGATTCCGATACATCCTATTTCCCTTTTTTTCATTTCAAGTTTTAACGCATTTATAAAACCATATATGAAAGAAGATACACCTAAATTTTTACCGTCCCCATCTATACCACTACTATACATCACCGATGTTGTCAAGTATGTTGTGTATCTTTTATCGATCCTTAATTCATTTGATATCATATCATCTGAATTAGAGAACACATACATTGAAAGAATGTTCGTATTATCATTATCATTACGATTACCGCTACTCAACGTTACAACAGTATTTTTTTGTAACAATATGTAAATTGAACATAACTCTTGTTTAATCATATGAAATATATGACGCAATGATGGTAATATTGCGCACTTAAATGGTAGTTTATATTTATACGATTTACGCGATTCTATAAATGTATTCATATTTAATCCTTCATAACATGACTCTAAAAATTCGTATAATAGTGTAATGTTTTCTGTTCCAATTTTTATTAACTGAATACTCGGATGAAACCTATATTCAATCCTATGCCAATCCTGGGAGGGCTGGGATGATAATGGAATATAAAATCTATGATAAACTACAAAAGGAACAATCATTTTTGGAATTGATAATCCTGTATATTTATAAATTGAAGCATGTATTTTTTCTTTATGTTTTGATATATTTAAACAATTTTTTTCGTATGGGTTCATGGATGAGATCTTATTTATTATTTTTGATTTTTTTGAATTTCGCATATTCTCCCGTGCTTGCCGTTTCATACCTTTTTTTATATCTTCGTTGGCCACGCCTGATGACGCCAACATCTCTTCATCTGTTGTTCCTATAACTTCATCGCTATTATTCTTATAATCTATCTGCCGCATTAATGCTCTATCCCAGTCATCATATATTTTGTAATGATGTGTCTGTAGCATTTCTATAACATGTCTATCTTTTATCTCACGTGGATCATAGTATATCGACGAATAATATATCGGTAATGTATTCGCGTATTCTTTATTTTCAAATCTACAATAAAAAGGTATTGAAATAACTACACCCATTACAGTATCTATTGATAAAATATTAGATGTTGATATGTCTGTCTTATATAATGATCTTTTGTTCATAGTTACAATAGCATTATAGTCGTGACTCATTAAACTACATTTTAATTTGTCTTTACTCATTTTTCTTTCAATAACAATAGACTTTTTATTACCATTATCCAGTTCTTTATTGAAATATGGATACTTATTTATTAATTTAACAATATCCTCATAATAATTACTAGCTCTTTCTGTTTCATTTACATAAATATTATCAATCATAATAGGGCTACTTGTGTCTGTTATATGAGTTACTATATTGTTTACGAAATTTAAATATAAGGTATCAGTTGGGCGATCTGTGCTACATATTCTGTTTGTTCGGAACCAATTAGTAAGATTATAACGATAAAATATAGGCTGCATCATCCAAAATTTATGCTTGACTTTATTATATCCGTTAAAAACTAATATACATAAAATAATTGCTATTATGATATAATACAAAAACATATCATAATAGTAATGAACAAATAATTTAACGTGATATTCCTCATATTTTGGATGTTAATTATTGTATATCAATAAAATTGAATTTCGCATATTCTCCCGCACTTGGCGTTCATCGTGTTTTATAAATCTATATATTTATGCCTGTCAAAAACGGGATGGTCGCTTAATGCGGTTAATTTGATGGTTTATACAAAAGGTATACATATTGGAATGGACGATTGTATGGCAGTAAATCATATTGCGCCAACATATTAAACCCACAATCCTTCGCCTCACTTAAAATAATACTCTGATCGGGTGTATAAAAACTCTGTAAATTTTGACGTCTCTTTCCATTTTTTCTATTTTTAAATGTTTCTTTTAACTCTATTACGTTAGGATCATTCATAGTCATATCAGACTTATAAATAATATCTCCTATAACAGCATCGTTGTTGCCTAAAGGATTTAACATTGGCTTCTTATCAAATAATCGTGATACAGTTGGCGAGAATCTTCGCTCTCTTGCTCCATACACCTGCGAATCATAAAACCCACCAATATTTATTAAATGAATTGCGATATATCCACCTGGAACAAGCCATTTATAACAATTCTCAAATAATATACGGCGATCTGGTATAGTATATATCGCAAAGTCAAGTATTGTTATAAGAGTGAATTTTTCAGGCTGAAATACGAGCGCATTCATTCCCGTTCCAAGAACATAATTATTTCCAGGATACTTACTCATAGCATATAAAATCATATCTTTTGATGACTCTAAACCATATCCATTATAACCTTTTTTAGCAAGTTTATCTACACGTGTGCCTGTTTTTGAACCAATTACTAACACGTCGCTTTCTCTTACAGGTGATGTCTTATTTAAAATAACACCAACCTCATAATCATCTACTAAATTGCTGTAAAATAAATTTTCATATAAGTTAGCATAAAACTTATCAAATGTTTCTTCACCTGTCTTAAGAGTAAACTCTTTATTTACTGTAAAACCTTCCTGATTAGTATCGTTAACATCATCTGAAGTGCTTGATGAATTACTATTTATAAAAAATAAACGATATAAATATACTAGTGATGTGAGAATAATCATAAATAAAAGAATAATTACCCAACACGAGGAACCTTGTATTTTATAAATCACCGAATCAATTGCTGTCATTTATAATTAGTATATAATTTTATGTATTATTATATGTATTATTATTATATTTTTTTATAGAAAAAATAGTATATGGACGCTGAATTTTTAATTAACGATATAAGAACAATTGGAGAATTTAAAGGAGAATCTTTTTCAAAATATAAAAAAACTGATGTTCGCAAAGAACTACTAAATTGTTTATTAAGTAGCAAAATTGAACATGCCTGTAACTGGGCCGCTGAACTTATTTGCGCTGGACAATTTCTAGACTTATGGGATATTATTCTTACATTTTTAGGAAAACATATACATTTAGCAAATCCAAAATTAGCAGTGTATTTAGAAATGCGATATGATAATTTTAAAAATATCATTTCATCCGGATATACCGACGACATTATTCGTCTAAGAAATAATCCTAAAATAAGATCACTATTTGCTGAAATTATATGTATATTATGCTCTAGTAATAAAAAACACAGCTTTCAGGGGATCAAAATAAAAAAAGAAGAAGAGTATGATATGACGTATATGACAAATAAATTGAAAGCTCCTTCTGTCCTTTATGCTCAAAGCGTGTATCGCAAAGATGATCCAAAAGAATTATTTATTTCAATAAACGAATTTGCGTATCATATATCAGGAGACTCGAAAAACGCATTACAGGCATGTTATTGGCTAGAATGGATTATGGAATTTCAAAAAATATGCGCAAATAAAAAAGAAAAATGTTTATGTGAACGAAGAAGCGATATGCCAGTCGAGGACAAATTTCAAATGGACCCTATATGGATAATATGGGAGATATTATTAAATAATTCCGGAAAATCAGTAAGCGCTGATGACAAAATAAAGACAAAAATACTCAATAGTATATTAAAATTATATTGTCTTAAATATACACCAGGAGTAAAAAAAAGAAGAAGATACTTGATTTATTATGCGATATCAATCCTTACTGAAAAATATGACACAAAAGTAGAAATAATAAAAGATAAAGATTTGGTAGAAACAGTAGTAAAAAAGATAAACGCAATATATAAACAAATCAAAAAGAATGAAATAGGTCCTAAGGTGGATTATTTAATGTGCGACATTAAAAAATCAAATACGGAAAAATCAATAGATAAACTTCAGTTAGTCAATAAGTATGATTTCGGAATGAGAGACATGTGATATTTGTGTATAATTTCAATTATAAATTAGCATAAAATAAAAAGCCTTGCTTATTATATACTAGCAAGTATTTATAGTTAAATGAAAGTAAAAATAAATGATATTTTATTACGAGAAAATAAAATATATACAACACGACAAATAAATAGGAAGCCTAAAATTTCTATTTCAGAAAAAGAAAAAAATAACTTATTAACATTAATAATAGTAGATCCAGATGCGCATTATCCCGACAATCCAACTGAAAAATATATGCTACATAATTTAGTAATCAATACGAATGAAACAATTTGGAAATATAAATCACCAAATCCTCCGTTAGATTCACCACCACATAGATATTTTATATTATTATATAGACAATCAAATATTATTAAATTGGATGAAACTATCAATCAAAGAAATAAATTTGATTTAAATACATTTGTAAAAAAATACAAATTAAAAAAAATAGATGAATTTGTATTTATGTGTAAAAAGGTATAAATAAAGTAATATCTATTTACGTTTATTACCTATGTATTTATGTGAACATATTCTTAGTTTATTATTTGCCCCCACTATCCTTTTTAGTGTAACTTTATTTTTACCTATAATATCTATTTTAATTTTAGGTCTAGTTATTTTAGTTTTAATTGATTCGGGTTCAACTGCTTTTGGTTCAACTAATACAGGCTCACTTAATATTTGAGGAACATGCTGTATCGATTCTTTATCTACGACCTTGGTAGTATTGGTAGTATTTTGTAACGCTACATTTACTACAGGATAATGGTCCGCATTATAGGCACGTTTTCTTGTAAAAAATGAGGTATAATCAATTAATGGATTATATCTATGTATTCTGTATCTCTGATTTTTACTTCGAGTATAATTTAACATCATATTTTTAGATACATTTTCTTTAAATTGACTGTGGTCTGCTTTATGTAAATAATGTTTGTTTATTCTTTTAATAAGTTCTATTTTATAATCATCATTATAGTCATTAGTATATAACTTGGCAATAATATTTTTAGGATTAAGTGTTTCTACCTTTATATTATTCACCGTCATACAATAGTGTCTATTCATCAAAATATTATACAAATATTTACCATTATATTTAATGTAATATATTCTACGTTTTCTATTCACAAATTTATGAGCTTCTATTAATTTATTTCTATAAACAATACAATGATCAGTGCTAATATAAGTTGTTCTATTTGGTATATTATAACCAAGCGACCCCCGTTCAAAACAAACTAACTTATTTGATGGAGGTATTGTTTTAGTAACAGCTATTATTGGTCGGCCATTTATCGTATTATTACTAGGTTCTATTTTATCTATTTCAATATATCCTTGGTCGGTTAAAACAGGCGTTCCTGCAGGAAAACAAATAGGAGCAATAGGGACGGGTATAGGGGTATAGAAATATCTTGCCAAAATAAAATAAGTATTCGAACCTGTATCTCCGCTATTAATAGCTGTTCCTCCTACAAGAACTTTACCATCAGTCTGTATAGCAACAGAATATCCGACTTCAGTATTTGGTGAAACAAGATTTGAAAGTATATAACCTAATCCCGCAACTCCAAATGTCAAATCTAATGCGCCATTCGTATCAAAACGTGCCAATGAAAATCCTTCGGCACCTGTTATTGTATTTATAAAACCACCTGTAATCACTATTTTATTATCCGTCTGTAATGCCAAACTATTACTACCACTAGTAAAAGATGGACCTATAAGATTATATGTTGGCGATAAATCAAGAACAGTCTGACCATTAACCCCGAATGATAAATCTAATGAACCACTAGTCGTAACAGAAGCAATGGCATAACAACTTTCACCTGATGTTTTTATTGTAAAACCACCAATAATAATATCTCCATTATTATTTATTCCAAGTCCATTAGAATAATCTGTAGAATTTGTAAAAAAATGTGGAATAATTATACACCCTGGGTTTATACTCGATGAATTAAATGTAGTCGTATCAACACTCCCGTTAGTATTAAAACGCGATACAGCAAATTTTATATCTGTAGGTGTTGATAATGGAATAGTTACACCTCCTGATACTATTTTACCATCGGTTTGTATTGATAAACAACTACAAATATCATTATTTAATGAAGTAAAATTAGCATATAGTGTGCCGTTACCATTAGTTCCAAAAGAAGCGTCGGGCAAACCATTTGGTTGTAAGCGAACTAAAGCTATAAAGTTCTGAGTATTTCCAGGACTACTTTTACGAACATAACCACCTAAAACAATATAGCCGTCCGATGGCTGAATGATAACAGAATTAGAATAACAATTATCAAATACGAACACACCAGAATTAAAAACGACAGGATTAATTAAAACCGAACCTGTTCCGCTTCCAAATGTAAGGTCGAGGTTACCATTTGAATCAAATCTTGTAACAAATATAGAATTAAATGATAAAGAGTTCTGTAAGTAACCTGTAACTACTATATAGTCATTTGACTGTAATACAACATCGTTTACAATACAAGGATTAGGGGTTAGTGGGGTTGGTTCTAATACTTTTCCGGTTCCGGAACCAAACCCTGTATAAAGAGAGCCATCGGTATTATAACATGATAGAGTGATATATGATCCTGTTGAATATGTCGAATAACCACCCATTATTATTCTATTATCGGAACGAATAACAACGGAAACAGCAACATCTTGTGGTAGGGGTTCACTAACTATTGTATTAAAAGTTGTTGTTAAAAATCCATTAGGGGAGTTAAATGTTGTTGTATCCAAATCAGACATATAGTAATATATATTAGAACTATATTAATATATATGACATAAAAATCACAAATATCGCAATAAATTTTAAAACATTTTTTTAATTTTATAAGTGATTAGTGTAGTAACATAGAAAAGAATGGCACCCCAAAGGGTATCCATAATTGCCGTCTTTAGTGTATAATTTTTGAAGATGGCTAAATTTGTGAAATCAAAAATACCATATACGCAAAATCCAAGTATAAAAGCGTCAAATGCTGGTTTACTCGCTGATATTATAAAATAATTAAGAATGATTGCCATAAGAATATATGTAAAAATAGCTGGTGGAAAATTTACAACAAGCTTTGATCCTTGAATTGCGGCTACTGTTTTTTCAAATAAAGGTTTTCCTATCATAGACAAGTAGACAGAGTCTATAAGAACCAACAAAATAGAAGAAATAATAAGAGAATATGTCATACTATAATATACTATAATATACTATAATATACTATAATATAGCAAAATTAAATAATATATTATAATGCGAAATATTTTATAGGCATATTTTAATATGAGTAAAAAAGGTTCAAAAAAAAATAACAGTAATCGGCGCCATTATAAAGCCAAATCATTATTAAAAACGCTATTGGGTGGCGATGATGGGGATAATGTCAATGTTGGCAATGTTGGTGAAAGCGAAAAACCCGCCGAAAAAAAATCGGCTTTTGATTTTTTTGACAAATTTTCACCCCCTAAAGACTATAAATCTGAAAACGGGTCAGATGAAGATACTAGTAAAGTATCTACAGCCAAAGGTATATTTAGTAGTTCAGCCGCAGTAGCAGCAACAGCAACATCAGTAGCAACAGATACAGAATCGGAGTCATCAACCGGGTGGTTTATATTTAGGGTAATAATAGTAGGTATAATCGCAATTATATTTATTTTGAATATGACAGGATATTTAGACGATTTAACAGCCTGGTTTACAAACACATTTGGGCCATATATTAATCCAATTCTTGTTAAGATAGGAGTTATGGATTCGACACCTACAACGAGAGTAGAAAATGGAACCCCAAACAAAACAGATAATGTTCCACAACTTGAACAAAATATCGGCTCACCGTCGTCCGCACCACCATCAGGGCCACCGCCTCCGCCACTATCACCTGAAGAGCAAGAACAACAACGAAAAATAAATGAACTTAAACCAATTCCCATTCAACCGGATGAAAGACAAACGCCTCTAATAAATAAGCACGAATCGGCGCGTCCACCAGGAACACAACCGGCACCATTTGAACCGCAAAAAAGTCGTGAACAAGAAAAAAAAGAGTCAATACAAAAAGCACTTGAATATGCGCAGAAGAATCCACAGTATCCCACTCCAGATGCTTCGTCAAGTAAAACACAACTCCCACGTTCAAGCAAAGCTTATTGTTATATAGGAGAGGATCGCGGACATAGAAGTTGCGCAGAAGTGTCACCAAATCAGCAATGTATGTCGGGCGATATTTTCCCATCTATGGATATTTGCGTAAATCCACGACTTAGAGTATAACTTGGGATATATCTTGGGATATAATTTTATATTATTTTCTATATGTTAATATAATATAAAATGAGCACCGCACCCCATAATCTTGTTGCTCAAGCAATAGACGGAGGAGCAATCGTATTAACATGGAGTGCTTCATCGCCGCTACCTGCTGTATCGTATACAATACAGTATAAAATAGGCGGATTTGGCGGATTCATGACGATCGGAACTACAGCAAATAATACTACAACAAATTATACTATCGCAAACATGAACGACTTTGCCTTTGTAAATAATAGCACAACATACTGCTTTCGTGTTTCCGCAACAGAAAATGTAACAACAGGGCCATACTCAAATATTGCGGATGCTATGCCGTTTAACAATAGCTTGCCTATGTATTTATGGTCGCGATTTAGCCCTAATTGTGGTAGCAATGTTAGCACAGCCACGAGCGCATTGACAGACAACTTAAAACAACAAATGCTAAGAAAAGCAAGTGTTTTACAGTATTTTACGACTGGAAGTCTTAATTTCACAACGAACAAATTATGGTCTATGGCAGCACGAAATCAACTGACAAGAAAAAAAAGTTACGCTACTCAAACACAAGATTATACAAACCCAAATACGACAAATATGACAAACCCAACACAACCAAATATTGGTCTAAGACAAGTAAATAATCGTTTAACATGCTGGACACCGCAACCAACCATCATTTGTAACTCGACGTCAGCTTCTAATGTCCCGGGAAAAATTAAACCCCTATGCTTCTCATTAAAAGCACCATATAATAATTATAAAAATCCTAAAACATATGGTTCAGGTGGAACTAAACTTGTATCTTTTATTAAAACTATAAATTAGTATATATTCTATATGATGTATAGTATATTATGACGAAAAATTATAAATACGTCATAATATATTATAAAGTTAAATTTACATTACCTTGCCTTACCTTATCTTACCTTATCTTACCTTATCTTACCTTATCTTACCTGATTAAAATACCAAGCATCTGCCAAGTAACGAGGTTTCGTCTCATTCAAATCTAAACTCTTAGATATTGGTTTAGTATTTGGACCAGCAGAAATAATATTCTGAATTTCTACTACACTAATTGATCTATTATAATATGTCAAATTCGATAAATAACCACTGAATCCATCATTCAAGCAAATATTTACATTATCATAATTTTGTTTAACAACTTGTGTCATAACATGCCTCTTCACTAACCTCCCATTAATGTATACATCACAGTTTTTATTTTGAACACGAATAATAACATTCATCCACTTTGTCATAGGCAAATCGTCAACAGTAATTTTTACATTAGTTGGTTCATAAAATGTGTCTAAAACTACAACCAGACCCGTATAATCAGATTTCAAATATAATCCTGGGGCATTATTTGGCATCGCAATTCCATTTGAATTATTATTAGTAGTTGAGCCTTTATTAAATACATGCTTATAACTAGTATTATATGTTTGCGCAAAATCCATATCATCGCTTTCTCTCCTACCCGCATCACCCGCGAATCCATTCAAATATAACCAAGTAGACCAAGTAAATTCTATACCATCCTTCTCATTAGTTGAACGTAAAATAGTCATAGAATTTTGAATATTTGGATCTTGTGAAATAATAGTGCTCTGCGAACCATTTATTAAACCATTTATTAAAACAACTTTACCACTAGGCGAAAATAACCAGTTAAGTAATCCTACCATTATTCTAAATAAAATTACAAATCCAATAATTACCATTAATAAAAAAGCAAGCTTTGCTATCCAACTATTTGACTCCAAAAATTCCGATGACCCATCTACCAACTTTTTTGATGAGAAATCGTCAAATGATGCTGGAGGTGCGGCGGCAACATTACTTGGTGTAGCTGTAGCTGCAGGAGCTGCTGCGTCTATATTAGGGGGTTTAGCTATATCTGACATAATATTATATAATATATATTATTTATATATTAGATATAAAATATTTATACAATGTTTATTATAATGCTTAATTATTAGCCTCTCTAAATATCAATATTAATATTTTAATATTGATATGTATTTATTACAACACATATGTTTATTTATATTATTTATACACTTATCATACTAATATTTCTAAATAGTCAGACTGCTGACAACCGAATTATCCTTCAGGAAAGCAAATTGTAATTTATACCTTTGGAACAAGTTTCCAAAACCAAATCCGGTATTGCTATATCCTCTAGCGTATATATTCCAAGCTTCTTGAGGGCTAATTACATCCGGATTATATATTACACTAGCAATATGTCCTTCAAATCCAGTAAGTGATCGCGATGTTCCTACGCTTGAAGCAACACCTCCTATAAATATAGTGCTTCCAGCACCAATAGGAGAAGCAACGTTTGGAAGAGGACAAGTCTTTACAAGCTTTCCATCAATGTAGATATCAACCGCGCGATTATATACGCTAATGCTAATATTTACCCATGACTGTATGGGGAAATTAGAAACCTTGCAAAACTGTGTAGACATTGGTGCTCCTGGGTTGCCCGAAGAATCCGTCATGGTCATACCATTAGGATTGGTATAGTCGACGTATATATTCAAGTCATTCCTAGTATTATCAAGAGCTACGTGGAATACATATGGAACGCTAGGATCTTCCGATGATATTGCTAAAATATTCTTCTGTTCACCATAGTTTACATTCCAATTAGAAACATATACCCACATAGAAAATGAGTAACTATTTTTACCACTCTTTGCCACCGATTTACCACTTACTTGAGACTGTGTTGATTCAATTCCATTCTGGAATGACATGATCACTTGTATCGATGTGAAAAAATAACTCCAAATTATATATAAAATGATTACAACAATTACAACACCTATTATTAATTTTAAATCCATTTATAATATACATCTAGAAATTTTCTAAATAACATATCGAATTAATTACAATTATTACAATTATTATAAGATAATTTTAATAATAACGTATCAATATCATTGTGTATTTCTATTGACTAACTGGTGGATTAAATGCCTTCATTGTATTATACATTAACTTTATATTCTCGGCTAAAAGAGGATTCTTATAATATACTAAACTACACGTCTCGCCATATATTCCTGGCGATGATCCAATAATCAACATATTCGGATTCTTATAAGGAATAACATCAGGTGAAGTCATTACTAATTCACCATTTACAAATATATCAATGTTACCTTCCATAAAATTAACAAAAACATGATTCCATTTTGAATAAGGTATTACTATATCTTTACCACTACTACTTTCAGGAACAATCACTGTTCTACTGCTACCATTTACATCTACGACGTCAACAGAAAATATAAGAGAATTCTTTTGCGCGTTAAATTGTATATTTGGAACATTTCCCAAATTTATTAATGTCGTATTTTCAATATATGCCTCATTTGTATTCAACGGCGATGGATGAATGTAAACCCAACACGAAAAGCCATAATTAACATTCTGAGACATATTCATCAAAGTTGGCGAAACTGTTACATTACGTTTTGCCTCTAAAGGATATACTTTGTCCGTCAATATAATTCCATTATAATTCACAGCTTTATTAAATAACTTTGGAACCAAAAATTTACCAGCTATAAGTAATATCTCAATCAACAAAATTACTAATACTGTATACTCTTTCTTTGCTAAATTAACCTGCTCTAAGATAGCATTTGAAAAGTCTATTATCAAACAAGGAATATATACAATCAGTTTAACAATGAAACTAAATATAAATCCCAGTCCTGTATCACTAGACATTATCAAACTTGGTGACGATAAATTAAAATTAAACAAACTAAGTATCAAAGCAATAAGCCCCATCATTAACAAAAAGTTTATAATACTAATAATTTGAACAGTAGTCGACGGCATCTTAAGCACCTTCGTTAAAGCATATATTATTAATCCAAGAACCACAACAATACCTAAAAAGTATGTCATGATCTTAGAAATAAAAGCACTATAAATTCCCATTTGTTTTACACCTTGACCCCCGCCAGCTAAACTGTATACAACTAATAACATCATAATAACACCTAACGCAATAAATCCTGTTAAAGATAATGTCTTATATGTTGTCAAAAAATCAAAACTATTCTTGTAATAAATATAAAAGATAAACCAAACATAAAATAAAAATATTGCTAAGAAAAAATATTTTATTGAACCTGTAAAAATAGACTTGATAGAATCACAATAAAAATTCATGTCCATTAAATAAGACAAAAAATCATTCTGACTTTTTGGTCCTTCGCCTGTCTCATTTGTAAAAGTTTTACTACCAGAAATACCATAAAATTTAAAAGCATATAAATATAACCATCGCAATACAAATAATGATGATAGGATTAAAAATACATTTGACATTAATCCATTTTCAGTATATTTATATAACACATAATTTACAATTCCAAAAGCAACTATAATTAATATATTTATCGATAAAGAGATCTTATTCGTAGATATATACGCTATAATATCTTCACCATTAAAAAATAATAGACCTAAAATAATAATACCAACGATCGATAATATCTTTACAAGTGTGCTTATCTTATCCCAGAAAAATACTACACCTATAATAGCCGCAATCGAAACTATTCCAATCAAAAAAGGCAGCAACGCATTACCTACCTCAACAATCTTCATAAATATAAAACTGAATAAATCGATTATAAATGAAATCGAAAAATTAAATAATAATAAACCAATTAATATTATAGTAAGAGGATCTGTAACATCTTTAACCTTATCAGACAAATAATTCCTAGAAAAAAATAGTAATAATACTACAGGAAAACACCAAGTAAATGTTAAAAAATTATCATCACTGCTTAGTATACCTAAATTCCCTATATTTTTAAAACTAAATAATGTTAATATACATAAAATCAAAAATATACCTATTGAATATCCAGCGACTAAACCACCTGATGTAAATAACATTATTAATGATATGACCATAACTATATATATAATAAATCGTGTTACCGATGATATAAATTCTGATGATCCGGCCATCGTAGTTTTATATATTATTCTATTATAATTTAATATATATTATATATTAAACATATTCACTTGTTGTCGGTAATCATAATTATTTTATTATATTGATTCCATTATATTGATTCTATTATATTGATTCCGTTATATTGATTCCATTATATTAATTCCATTATAATTTATCTAAACGGTCCATTGCTGTTTTCTTTCCATGACAATTTCTACACAATGCTACCAAATTACTAAGTTCATTTGTTCCTCCATTATGTAAGGCAATAACATGATCTACTTCAAACCATGCTGGCAATTGTGTCTTACATTCGCCGCATATCCAATTCTGATTAGCAGCAACAAACTTCTTCTTTGTTTCACTTACACTTCGTTTAGTTGTCCCTCTACCTGAATTCATCATACGATTAATTTGTGAAGCATGGTCACTACCACCACTCATATTCATAGCACCCGAATTTACATAGACATCTTCATTTGAATCTGTAAACGCTTTTGAACTTGTTAAATTAAAAAATGGTTCAAGGATACTAGCAGAATCACGTGTCATTGGTAATGTTTTTATTAACTGATTAGCTTGTCCAAGAAAATCTTTTGAATTATTCGGATTTTTTTTCAAAAATAAATACAAAGAAAGACCAGCAAATCCAAATGTCGCCATTTTCAAATATTTGCTATTTTTAACCATATGTAACATCTTCACCAGTTTTCCGTCATAATATGTATTTGCTATCAATATTGCTGTTATTATAAATATCACAAATTCTATTTTCATTATATAATTAGTTATATTTTTAGTTATATAATGAATATATATTAATTTTATTTATAGATTATTAATTATTAACTTTCTTATTCTTAGTTAACTGCTTTTCTTCTAGTAGCTTTAGATATACGACTCTTTCTATTTTTATACCTACCACCAATTTTTATACTTTTTAAACGATCTCTGTTTGACATACGCGCTTTTCTTAATATTATACTATCTTCTACTGATTTAAAAAATAAAATATTCCCCGTTACATCGCTGCTTTTTAATTGTTCTTTAATACCATATAAACTATATTTATTACGCTGTTCTCCAATACTCTTTAAATAAGAGTTAAAATTTCTTATACTTTTTACTAATTTTTCACTATTTATTATCTTATTCCCATTAACAAATATATTTTCTATCAAAATATCCATTATCTTATGTGTAAATATTTTATATTCATTAACTGGCATATTAAACTTTGTAGATGGAAAGAGCAAATATTGATAAAATATAGATACTATACCCCAGATGTCAACATTATATAAATAAACATCATTAAAATATTTACTCAAATCGAATACAATACTACCTGTTGCGTTTTCTCCTATATTGGTCGTATATGCTATTAAAACATCCAATACATAATTTATAAAATAATTCGAAAATATCTGCTCTACTATATTGTCTCGTGATGATGGAGTATTGTCTTTTATATACGCTTTATAACCTGTATCAAACGAACTAGAAAATACACTTTTTAAAATATTATATACTCTTGTATTTTTTTTTTTGAAATTAGAAAATAACGGAATGACAAATATTCTTATCGATTCTCTTGTAATCTTTATTTTTTCATGTTTCAACTTATTTAAAAATGAAACATATTGTGCTACAACATCACGTGAAAATAAAAATGTCGAAAATGGATGTTGCCATTGAATTCTCAACGTGTATAAATCTTCGGGTATGCCTTTTTTATCATTATTTGATACATAAGATAATCCCCAGTCTATTAAAACAGGTATTTTTACATTTTCTTTACTAAATAATATGTTTGGTGCTTTAATATCTCCATGGACAACGCCAGTTTTATTTAAATAAGGCAATACATTTAAAACATAAGTGATAATAATATTATTAATTTCAATTAAATTTACCGGATCCAATTTATTATTATCCATAAAGTCATGTAAAGATATACCTAATTCAGGCATATTTATAATTTTAAATTTATTAAGATTATTATTTATATTATAAGCATTTATACTTCCTTTTGTAGTTTCATCATTAATTCGCATCAATGTATCACCACATACTGTCTCTATATTTATCAAATCATCGGGACTTAATTTGCCAGGTTCACACATTTCAATATTATCCAGTAATAAATATTTTTTAACATCTACAGGTAATTTGGTTAAACGACTATTTATTTTTGATATATAATCATATTCTCTTTTTGCGTATTCATTTATTAAAAGTTTACTTATATAGTTCGGCCTTCGCTTATGTCCTACACAACCAATAGCGGGCCTAAAAATACAACCATAACCCCCTTTAATAAATGCTGCGCCTCCTTCGCTAACATTTATATATTTTTTGTTTGTTTTTTTACGCGTAGCTTTATTTTTTTTTTTATTTTTATGAGGCATTAATTATACTATTGATATTAATATACTATAATCATATTTTATTTTAGAATTATGTTAGAATTATGTTAGAATTATTTTAGAATTATTTTTAATTCCATTTTCATCAATATTTTTCAAATTTTCATCTTTTATATAGGTAATAAGCAGCTCCAATACCTAGAACTACAGAAACAAAAAATATCAATTTTCTTCTATATCTACGTTCTTCGTATATTTGTAAAGCTTTAGGCTTATAATAGTTATAATACTCTTTTAATGCTTGAGATAATGAGATTTCATCTTTTTTCAATGAAACATTTACGCGATTGTGTATAAAATGAACCCATTTTATAAATGAATCACGACTATCAAGATACGGCGCAACAGGATACGTATCTAATAAACTACTGAATCTATTACCCATTTTTGAATCAGGAATAAATAATGGAAAATTTTGGACAAGTTCATAATACTTTTTTTTCGTAACATCGTTTGGATTAATAGGGTAACATATTGCCGTTGTCATTAAAAAAAACCAATAGTGTGGTCCCCATATTTTAGAATCTAATACCATTACTAACTTGAAACAATATAAAAAGATGCCGAATAATACATATATCTATATTTTAATTATGAATTCTAATTCAAAGTCCCTAAAAATACAATATAACACATTTTGTAACAATTGTGGTAAAATAGGTCATTTATTAAATGATTGTAAAAATCCTATTACAAGTATAGGAATAATCGCATTTAGATATAATAATTCACATTCGTGTTTTGAATATCTTCTAATTCAACGTAACGATAGTTTCGGTTTTGTAGAGTTTATTCGCGGTAAATATCCACTCTATAATTTACAGTATTTACAAACACTGATAAATGAAATGACAATTGAAGAGAAAAATAAAATACTGACAATGAAATTTGAAGATATGTGGAAATTATTATGGGGCGACTTTTCAAATGGACAATACAGAAATGAAGAAACAACGTCCAAAGAAAAATTTGAATATTTAAAAAAAGGAATAAAAATAAAAGATATTGAATATAACATAGAATCGCTTATAGCGTCATCAAATACAAAATGGAAAGAACCTGAATGGGGATTTCCTAAAGGCCGCAGAAATTACCAAGAAAAAGATATCGACTGTGGTATTCGCGAGTTTACAGAAGAAACCGGATATTCATCAAATGATTTCAAACTTATTGAAAATATTATACCATATGAAGAAATTTTTATTGGATCTAATATAAAAAGCTATAAGCACAAATACTACCTTGCTTGTATGACAAATAATACACTAGATATACAAGACTATCAAAAATCTGAAGTAAAAAATATAAAATGGATGAGCTTTGATGAATGTTTAAATTATATAAGGCCTTATAATTTAGAAAAAATTAATATTATAGAAAAAATAAATAAAGTTTTACAAGAATATAGATTATATTAACATTATATAAGAACATTATCATTATTATTATTATTATTAAATGTCTCTTTCTGTTTCAAGTTCAAAAAATAAATCATCATTAAAACTTAAAACGTCCAGAGATGTAGAATCTATGGTAGAGTCTCCACCACCAATTGAAAGTATAAAAACACCCGAAGAAGCTCCTATCGAACTTTATGATGCTACGCCAGCACCATCTCCTTCACCTGATGTTACAAAAACACCTGTCTCTTTAAATTTAAGTATATCATCTTTTTCTGATGTTTCTGGTCCACCATCTACTAGAACAAGCGCAAGTGCCAAAGCAAGCGACAATCCTCAACTTAGTAGTATAAATACATCAAACTCAAATTTTTCGGATATTCCATCCATGCCAAATATTAGCAGTTCTACTTCTATTAGACCAAGCAAAACACCAACACCAGTAGCCACACCAGCATCTACGCCAAAAGTCAAATCTTCAAAAACATCATCAGCAACACCTTCTATAGCAGCATCATCCTTACCATCTAAAGCAAGTAGTATTAAAATATCATCATCACCACTAGTCCCTATTTCTATTAAATCAAATTCTGACATACCCGTATCTTCAAATAAAACATTTGCTACTGCTGTATCATCACAATCCAATCCTGTGTCTACACCTGTGTCTACACCTGTTTATACGCCTATGTCTACACCTATGTCTACACCTAAAAAATTAAGTGCTTCTAATGCCAATAAAGAATCTAACGAGAATGAAACTGTTTATACATTATCTTCTACACCTATATCTGCTGCTTCTTCTTCTTCTGATGTTGAACCTGTAGTTGCTAGTTCTGCTGCTGCTGCTGCTGCTGTGCCTTCTGTAGAATTATCAAGCATTCCTCCACCACCACCAACACCACCACCAACACCACCAACACCACCAACACCACCGCCTGAGTTACCTCCTATCAAAGAATTTGTTTTTGGAGAAAAAAAACCAGATGAAAAAAGAAGAAACAAATCATTAAAAGATAAAGACGCACAAGAATTAAAATCTATTACAGAATTCCATAAAAAAAAAGAATCTAGTCTAGCAGGAGCGCAAGCACAAGTAGTAGACGCCGATGCCTCACCATCACCGTCACCTGAATATGACGCCGAAGCTGGCCATGAAGCATATGATTTTCTTTATCCAACGCTCGATGATCCCAACTTTAACATAAAAATAGCATCAAAAAGAGAATTTGGCGATACACAATACGACGGGACTATTTATGATTCATTAGAAAAAATTAAAGAACATGCGAACAAAATGTGTAATGCTGAATTTGAATTATCACCACACCAATTATTTGTTCGCAACTTTCTATCGTTTCAAACACCATATAATAGTCTTCTGCTTTACCACGGTCTCGGCACAGGCAAAACATGTTCTGCTATAACTATATGCGAAGAAATGCGCGACTATCTTTCGCAAATTGGTTTATCAACGTCGCGTAAAATAATTGTAGTAGCAAGTCCAAACGTCCAACAAAATTTTAAACTACAACTTTTTGATAGGAGAAAACTCAAACTAATAGATGGTATATGGAATATACGCTCATGTACCGGCAATAAATATTTGAAAGAAATAAACCCAATGAACATGAAAGGAATGAATGAAGATAAAGTAATAAGTGAAATCAAAAAAATAATAAATCGTTCTTATTTATTTCTCGGTTATGATCAGTTTGGTAGTTTAATTGAAAAAACATCTAGCGTTGATGATTCTATTACTGATCCAATACATAGAACAAAAATAATGAAACAAAAAATGAAAATCACTTTTGGCAACTCACTCATCGTTATTGACGAATTTCATAATATCAGAAATACTGATGATAATTCAGCAAATCGTAGCGTAGCAAGTCAACTATATAAACTAGCAAAATTCGGTCCATTCTTATCAATGCGTCTTCTTCTGTTATCTGGCACACCAATGTATAATAGTTATCGTGAAATTATATGGCTTATCAATATTATGCGTTTAAATGATGGGAGGGCTGAGATTGACTATCGCGAAATATTTAATGACAATCCAGAAGACGGAATATTCGTAGAAACAAGGGAAGCAAGGGAAGGCGGAGATGAAGGACTAATTGCGGATCTTGGTAAAGACAATTTACGTAGACTATCAACTGGATATATATCATATATTAGAGGTGAAAATCCATATACATTCCCATTTAGAATATACCCTGGTGAGTTTGATATAACACACACATTTAAAGGGGACAGATTTCAAATACCAACAATACAAATTAATGGAAGAAATATTTCAGAAAATAAAAAACTCGACAGCATGGAAGACAAAATTTACTTAACTGAATTATCCGAATATCAACAAGGTGTATATTCTTACATTGTTCGACAACTACAACAGTCAAAAAAAGGAGAAATGCGCGATATTGAGAAAAATGACTCAATTGGAATTACTCTTTTACAGCGCCCTCTTGAAGCACTCAATATTGTATATCCTTCCGATGATTTTGACCCTAACAGCGAAGAATTATCTTATGACATTAGGCCTCTACTAGGCAAATTTGGTATACAAAGAATTATGGAATATACTGATGAAACAAAATCAAATTACAGATATAAACCTAATGTTCCACACATTTTTTCAAGAGAACTAATAGGCAATTACAGTTCAAAAATTAAGAGTATATGCGATAACATATATAAATCCGAAGGTATTGTTCTCATCTATAGTTTTTATATTGATGGCGGTGTAATCCCACTGGCTCTTGCGCTAGAAAGTATGGGGTTAACTAGATATGGAACAAAAGCGCATTCTTTATTTGATAGACCACCTGAAGGCGTTCATACTATAGATGCCATCACATCTAAGCGAAGAAGTGAAATGAAATCCGGCGAAACATTTTTCCCGGCAAAATATGTAGTTATATCAGGAGATGGCAATATATCGCCTGACAATATAGGCGACGTAAAAGCAGCAGCAAATGAAGGGAATTATGATGGACGCTTTGTAAAAGTAATTATTATATCAAAGTCGGGAACAGAAGGACTCGATTTTAAAAATATTCGCCAGACACATATACTAGAGCCGTGGTATAATATTAACTTAGTCGAACAAACGATTGGACGCGCTGTTCGTAACTGTAGTCACAAAGATCTTGAATTTGAAAAACGGAATGTAGAAATATTTCTTCACGGGTCTATATTAACGAATACCCCCGATCAAGAAGCTGCCGACGTATACATGTATCGTCTTTCAGAAAGAAAAGCAAGGTATATTGGAGAAGTTAGTCGCGTTCTAAAAGAAGGAGCTATAGATTGTCTATTAAATATAGAACAAACCAATTTTACAGAAGAAAAATTTGACGAACAACTAGGAGGTCAGCCTGTAAGACAAATCCTTTCATCATATGATACAGATAGTAGAACACAACTAGAAATAGAATATAAACTTGGAGATAAAAATGGGTCTTCAATATGTGACTATATGGAATGTGTATTTAGTTGTAAACCCGAAATATCGAAAAAACGTATTGGATCAAAAACGGATCTTTTTACAGATACTATACTCACAATGAATACTGACAAAATTATTCAAAGAATACGGGACATCTTTAAAGAAAGATATTTCTATAAACGACCGGCAACTAGCGATTCATTAGAAGATATACAAAGTGACCTTATTTCCAACATAAACCATAACAAAAAATATCCTATAGAAGCAATTAACATTGCTCTTACTCAACTAATAGAAGATAAAAATGAATACATAAAAGATAAATATGGAAGATATGGAAGACTGGTAAATGTCGGAAGTTACTACTTATTTCAACCTCTTGAATTAAATAACTCCATTATTCCATTATATGATAGACAACATCCGGTAGACTTTAAAAGAAAAAAAATATTATTTAGACCTAGCAAAAAAACAAATATTCTAGAAGATATCAAAAAAAAATATCAAACAAAAACAACTGAAAGACCTAAGCCTAGTCTAGAGTCAAAGCGCGTATCATCATTATCTAAAAGTGTAGAAGAAGAAGAAGACGAAGATGAAGAAGAACAACAACATCGAGAAGCATTAGTATCATTAATAGATCAAGAAGCAAGAAAACTAACAAGTGTTCCCCAAGAACAAGAGGATGAATTATCAGATCAAGAAGAGTATATAAGAGAAATGGTAGAATCATTAACAAAAGAACCGCCAGCTATTAAACGATCCATAAAAAACTTTAAACAGGCTCTTACTTATAGTCAACTAAAACGAGGTAATCTTGACTGGTATTATAACTGCAATAAAGTTATTAAAAATAAATTATTCTTTATACCAGATTTAGTTTTAAAAAAAATATTAGTCGCGCATATATTAGAAGAGTTAAACATAGATGACACTCTTTCTATTTTAAATTATGTCATTTCGCCAGCGTATAAAATACTTATGAGAGAACGACAATCAGAACCTAGAAAATACGAAGATGAATTATTGTTTGATAGCTTAATGAAAGAATACTATGATAATAACACATTAATAGGCCAAAAGAGAATGGAAGGAATTCTGCTAATAAACAACACGGGCGTATTACAAATATACATAAAAAATAATGATATAAGAAAATGGGTAAAAGGTGGGCAAACAGATTTTGGTTATTTTAGACAATCCATCTCAGAAAAAAATATGTTACCGGTTGAAGAATTAGCCAAAAGAATAGGGTTTATTACTTGTATAAAAAAAGACAAGCAAAGGGGTGATGATTATTCTACGCTTGTTTTTAAAACTAAAAATAACGATAAAAGTAGTATAGCGGCAAGATGCGAACAGGCTCTTAAACAAGATATAGTAGATAATATATCATATATTTTAGATCCTGATCAGTTATTAGAGTATATAGACGAATTACCAGATACTGAAAAACGAGGTTATTTAAGCTATAGTCTACAAGATGAATATGAAAAAGATTTATTAGTAAAAATATATAAAGAATTAAAAGAAAAACATAAATCAGAACCCGACGATTGGATACGAAATGTTGCTTTAAATGATGTTCTAGATAAAGAAAAACCAAAAAATGAGCTTGTTATTCGATTTTTAAAAGTTATGATCTATACACACAAAGAATTCAATACTCGTCGAAAATCAAACACTTTAGATTTTAGATTAAATAAGCATAGAATACAACAACTATTTATAAATAGAATAAAAACTGAAGATAAGCGGGACGAATTACCTATACCATTTTCGTTTACAAACAATAGAGATATGAATGAAGTAGAATTATGTATTTTCCAAGAAATTCTTTTACGTTATTTTGAATACACTCATAATAAAAATAAAATATGGTTTTTAACACCACTACAAGTTATATTAAATAAAATAGCATAAAAATACTATGTTATTATTTTTAGATTTTACAAGAATTATAGTTTAAAGCAAAAATATGATTTATTCACATATAATATATAGTATAATATATTATATGTTATCATTAGACAAAATACAAAAAGGTATTAGTGAAGTTAGAGAAAGTAGTGGAATTGATTCACTCGGTGAGAATGTAAGAGCAGGTGTAGGTAATTTACGCAACAGTGTAACAGCCGGTGTAGGTAATTTACGCAACAGTGTAACAGCCGGTGTAGGTAATTTACGCAACAGTGTAACAGCCGGTGTAGATAGAGTAAGTGCTATTGGTAGAAGAGGGAATCAATCTAATTTATTTTCAACACCATCTCTTGTATCTAGTAGACCTATGGCATCTATAAGCAGCACAACTTCAAAACAAAGAGTTCGCCCTGGAAAATTATCATTATACGTTAAAAATATTTCAACAAAAAAAATATCAGTTCCTATAAAATGTGTTGGCGCAAATATAAAAAGCACTCTAGAAAATATACTTAGTAGTAATATTGAGGGAAAGTGTTCAATAGAAGGATATATTAAACAAAGATCGTGTAATATTATAACTTATTCATCTGGATTAGTTACTGGAAGTATAGCAATATTTACAGTAGTTTACGAATGTTTAGTATGTAATCCTTCACAAGGTATGCGTATATCTTGTAATGTTAAAAATATAACAAATGCCGGCATTCTTGCCCGCGTTGATGATAGCGAGTCTTCACCGGTAAATATTTTTATTGCCAGAGATCATCATTATAATATTCCTTATTTTTCTGAACTAAAAGAAGGCGACGATATTATGATAAGGGTAATAGGTCAAAGATTTGAATTAAATGATCCGTTTGTATCTATATTAGGAGAACTAGAATTAGAACATCAACGTGAACCGCGAAATTCAATAAGAAGAGAAATAGAACGCGCAAGAGAAGAAAAACAAAAAGAAACTGGTGCGGGTGTATTATCTACTATTTTTGAAGGAATTGGTATTTCTCAACCATCTGAAAAATCTACTAGTAATCAACCTGTAAGCGATGAAGAGGCAGTAGTGTCAGAGTCGGGAGCAGAAAACCAAGAAAATGCTGATGAAGCGACAGAAGAAGAAACTGAAGAAGCGGTGGTGGCAGAAGCAGCAGCAGAACAAGGACAAGGACAAGGAGAAGAAGGAGAAGGAGAAGAAGAAAATGAACAATAAAATTAAGAAAATAAAAAAATAGAATCAAGATAAACAAAAAATATTAAATAATATGAATGGTCGACATAATCTTTTTAGTATCTGTATTTATATTATTCTATTGTTGAATTTATCTGTTTATTTTATTTTATTATACATATTTTACAATAAAATAAAATTGAAACTATTATAAAGATATCATACTATATTAAATTAACCATCGTTATCGCAAAATCTTTCGAAATGTCCACCGCATCTCAATCTGTTACATCTAACTCCGCAACTACGCCAGCCCTTAAACGAACTGTTACCCGTATTAAAAAACAAACAACAAACGCAACAACAAAGCCTACATTTCCAACGCCAACGCCAGGATCAACCCCTCCTCAACCTACTACACAATTACCATCAACGACTCCTACCGAAGCGGAAAATATAACTATTTCGCATTCTATACGAATTATAAAGGATCCAGTTACTAATTCATACACATACTCTTATATAACACCCGATGGAAATGAATCGTTGGAAACTAATACACACAATAATGTGTTTGATTCTGATTCAAACTCAAATGATAGCGACGACTCTTCTAGCGTCGATTCCAATGACAGTGATAGTGAACAAAATAGATATTTATTATCTAGCGCAAAAGAAATAGCAGAAAAATTGAATACACAGTCCATTGACATGGAGGGATGTGAACCACTTTACTCTGTTAAGCAAATTACGTATGATATTTTATTGCCATTTATTTTAATCAACATGCATGCGTCAAGCAGGAGTAATATATTAGCGCTTCTTAACACAACAGTTATTAGCTGTATCGAAGGTCGCTGTATTTCTGAAGGATTTATTAAACCCGACTCTGTTAGAATTATTGACTTCAAGTGCGGCAAAATTATTGGAAAAAATGTTCAGTTTAATTTAGTAATTGAATGTTTAATTTGTAACCCTATTGAGCAAACAGTCATTTGTTGTTTTGCTAAAAATATAACACAAGCCGGAATTCGCGCATTATCCGCAGACGAGCATTTGCCTGTCGTTGTATATATTGCGCGTGATTATAGTTCAAACAACCCAAATACATATTACAATTCAATTAAAGAAGGTGACGCAATAAAAGTGAGAATTATTGGAAAACGGTTTGAAATAAATGACAAAAATATCCAAATTATTGGTGATCTTGTCATTCCGAAAAAGGAACGCTTGGTAGCTTCAGCTACATCTCAACAAAAGAGTAAATTACCGCCCATCGTTATTGATGGCACAGTGACAACGACAACTACTACTACATCAACCGCATACACTTCATCATCCACGTCTTCAGGTCCTATTAGTTCTGAGTCCACTACATCTAAACTAAAAAAAACACCTAAGGAACCAAAAGCAACCAAGACGCCCAAGGAACCCAAGGAACCCAAGGAACCAAAAGCAAGCAAGACGCCCAAAGAACCCAAAGAACCCAAGGCTCCAAAAGTCCCAAAAGCTCCCAAAAAAATCAAAAAAAATGATGTGGTCGCCGAATCATTACCCAACGAAGAACAATAAAAGTATTATTATAATTTAGAATTAAAATATATAGAAAGAAAATTATATAATACAACATAATAACGCGTTAATTCAATAACCCATTAACACAACATCTATAATAATAAATGAACACTATAACTACAAATACGACCCAAAAAATATTATCCGATAAATCATATTTTGTAAACTCTCTAAAAGATCTAAAAGATAAAATAGAATCAATTAGCATATTCCATCAGACAAAAATATTAAATATTTTTTATGAAAATAATATTCCAATAAATGAAAATAAAAATGGAGTATTTATTAATCTAACATATGTTGATTCATCTATACTCGATAAAGTATACAAGTATTTGATATATGTAAACAAGCAAGAAGAACAGCTAAACGAACTTGAAGAACAAAAACAAAAAATAGCAACCTCATTTTTTTCTTAGTATTTTTATGGGAGGGCTGGGATGTATACTGCCAAAATAACATTATTAAAACTATAATAAAGACATATACAGGTATAAAATAAAGCGAAGGATTTTTATTTTATACACACTCTCATCACTCGAAAAGCAACATATATAACTTAAAATGTCATCTATTGTCCAAAACGAAGATTCGATATCACTCAAAAAAACAAAAGACATAAATGGAAATAATTCTGTTGCTTCATCTCTGAATTCTATTGTTAAAAAACAATTTGTAAATATGACTGAGCAATATAACATATATGCTTCCGCAATAACAGAAATGGAAAATAAAATTAAAGCACTAAAAAGTATAATGTTATCAGATACATTTTTAAAAAATTGCCAACATATGGCAATATGTTGTGATACAGACGGTATAGAAAGTAATACATTTTCTAGTAAAAAAAATAATAAAAAACCAAATGTTACTTCTAACAGTTACAATGATCCAAAAAATACAATTTTAAATTCATCGGAATCAAATAGCGATAGTCTTAATAATGACTACTTTACACCTAAACAATCAGACAGCCTTTTTTGGTGTTTCTATATTTTATGTAACGGATTTAATTCATATGAATATGAAAAAAATTACTTCACAGCCGAACAACAGTTTAAAATTCAGACTGTTGAAAAAGTAAAAAGAGGTGAGAATAAACAAATTTTAAAAGATAACAAAATATCAAAAAAATATTTTGAATCGGGATTAATGGAAAATATTAAACCAAAAATCTTACATGCTTTGTGCCTATTCTATGGTATAAATGTTTTTTATGTCCACAATAATACATATTATGATATCAACGTAAATGTTGAAAAACCTACAAGTGTTATTCGATATAATACAGAAACACATAATTACTCTGTAAGCGTAACAACCACCCCAAACATTTGCGAATATATAGAAAAAATAAAAGAAAATTACTTGAAAATAGACAATCTTGAAAAACCAATTCGAACTATTACATCATATTCAGTAGGGGAATTGGTCAATATATGTAATAAGCTTGATATTTCAGTTATAAATGATTCAAATAAAAAAAAAACAAAAACAGAACTTTATTCTAATATATTACAAAAATTATAATTTATATATTATAGTCAAGAATTGTAAATTATTTAATTATTTATATTATTTTGTATTCTTTATTTTGTATTATAAAATTGATTACAATATAAAATAATATGTTGAATTATATATACAAAGGTATCCAAAAATAACACATAACAAATATGTCCGCACCACGTTCTAAACAAACAACGACAACTATATCAACTACACCAAGCAAAGATATGTTCAATATAATGACACAAAAATATTTAGACAACGTATTAAATAAACAAGACGGTCTATCTGAATTAGAGGTTAAATTTGGAACCAAAGGAATAAAACAAATCACTAAAGATGATTTTGATAATGTTATAAGAAAACTAATTTCATCTGGATTCAAAATAATAAAATCACAAGAATATTGTCTCAAAATACAGTCTGAATTTACAGATGTCACAACTGGTAAAAGAAAGTTATCTTATATACGCGCAGAAATATACGGTTTAAGTAGTATTCAAACATACTGTAGAACAGACAAAATCGATGCTGTCAATTTCAGATTTATCAAAAAAACAAAAGCAAAAGAAGGATCCGAAATTATACCTCCTGTAGACTTCGACGATTTTAATTTTCGCCTTAGTTATCAAAAAGAAAGTCTAATCCCACAAACATCCGATATTGCGCAGGCTATAATATCTACATGGGAGAATGATAAAAAAATATTTCGCCACATTAATAGAACCACTCTCATTCACGATGACTATCCTTTCCAAGTTGATTTGTCAGTAGTAAAAGAATCCCACCGCAAAGACGGTCACCCAATTCTAGAATATTCGTTTAAATCAGCAAAAGTATCAGAATGTGAACCAAAATACGAGATAGAAATTGAGGTAATTAATTCAAAAGTTGGCGCCGGAACACGGTTTCGAAATGGTATTGTTTTAGCAGATTATTTAAGAACTGGAATTAAACTTGTATTAGCTGGAATACAGGGCACAAATTTTCCAGTATCATACCACGAGCTTTTCAAAGTAAAGCAGCAATATTATTACTTATTACATCCTCAAGAAAAGACAAAAAAACTTGCTGCTGCGAGATCATCAGGTTCAAAGTCGCGACAAGCTGAACTTGAAGATGTCGTCGAATCCGGCATAAATATTACTCTTACACCAAATCACTTTATTGGTCCTTCATCATATACTCTTCAAATATTAAATATTGCCCCAATTAATGAAGACTGCACTACTCCAAATATAAGAAATGACTATAGCGTAACTGATAAAGCAGACGGAATGCGAAAAATGTTATACGTCGCATCAAATGGACGAATATATTTGGTTAACACTAATATGGACTTTGAATTTACAGGAGCAATATGTGGTGAAGAAAAAATATACAATACTCTTATTGATGGTGAGCATATTATACACAATAAACGAGGCGACTACATAAATTTATATGCTGCTTTTGATATTTACTTCTTAAGCGGCAATGATGTCCGCCATAATGCTTTCATAAACTTATTAGTCGAAGATGAAGACGCAGTGCGTTTAAGAGATGAAAGCGAAGAAGACCCTAAATATGCTGAAGAGCGTCGTATGGCAGTTTCTGCTACAGCAAGCAGACGTGAACAACAACGAAGAAGTGAAGGAGAAGCCGAAGAATCGTCACGCGGTGTAAAAAGAGGAAATCAAGAATCTCGCATTGAATTATTAAAACAGACTATTAGATATATGAATGCGAGATCCGTAATTAATGGTGAAATGGTTCCTATTAGAATTACCTCCAAAAAATTTGAAGTAGCCACGCCTGAAAAAGATATATTTGCCTGTAGTGGACTAATCATACGGGGGCAAAAATCAGGTGTATTTGAATATAATGTCGATGGGCTAATATATACACCTATTCATACCGGCGTCGGAAGCAATAAAGTAGGTGTAGCAGGTCCTCTACATAAAACAACATGGGATATGTCATTTAAATGGAAACCATTAAATCAAAACACGATTGATTTCTTAATCACAACAAAGAAAGATAAACATCTAAAAGAATTTGTTGGAAATATTTTTGAAAGCGGTATAGATACGATGAAAAGCGATCAACTACAACAGTATAAAACTATTATCTTGCGTGTAGGGTATGATGAGCGAAAACACGGTTATATTAATCCGTGTGCTGCTATTATCGAAGACAATATACCACGCGCCGGAGATGTCGATCTCGAAGATGGATACAAACCTGTTCCATTTTATCCCACAAATCCGTATGATCCCGAAGCATGTATATGTAATATCCCTCTCCGGGAAGATGAAAATGGCGTTCTTCAAATGTTTACTAAGAATGAAGAAATATTCGACGACGAAACAATTGTTGAATTCAGTTATGATGCTAGTAGACCTAAACACTGGCGCTGGATTGCTGAGCGTGTGCGTTATGATAAAACAGCAGAATATAAAAGAGGAATCAAAAATTATGGAAATGCTTATCATGTAGCAAACAATAACTGGTATTCGATTCATAACCCAATTAGTGAAGAAATGATAGCCACGGGTCAAAATATACCAGATGAATTAGCAGATGACGATGTATATTATAATCGCGGTAGTGGTGATAATCTTACACGATCAATGCGCGATTTCCATAACTTGTATGTGAAAAAAATGCTAATTACCAAAACAGCAGCCAAGGGTAATACACTTATAGACTATGCTGTAGGTAAAGCCGGCGACTTCCCTAAATGGATTGATGCGCATTTATCTTTCGTATTTGGTATTGACTTGTCTAAGGATAATATTGAAAATCGTGTAGATGGGGCATGTGCTAGATTTCTAAATTATCGCAAGAAGTTTCGGTCTATGCCTTATGCCTTATTTGTAAATGGTGACAGTAGCGCAAATATAAAATCAGGTGATGCCGTATTTACAGAAAAAGGAAAACAAATTGTTCATGCTTTATTCAATGAAGGTCCAAAAGATGAAGGCGTTTTAGGGAAAGGTGTTTATCGACAGTATGGTAAAGCAAGCGACGGATTTAATATATCTTCGTGTCAATTTGCTTTACACTATTTCTTCGAAAATATAGAAAAATTAAATAACTTTATTAAAAATTTAAGTCAATGCACAAAAGTAGATGGATATTTTATAGGTGGATGTTATGATGGCTTAACAATGTTTAACGCCCTTCGTTCAACACAAAGAGGAAGTTCAATCGCATTGAATATTGACGGAACAAAAATATGGGAGGTCACCAAAGATTACTCTCAGACTACATTTGATGACGATATTAGTTCTGTTGGTTACGCCATAAATGTATATCAAGACTCTATCAATAAAACAATAAAAGAATATTTGGTAAATTTCGAATACTTTACACAACTAATGGATAGTTATGGGTTTCAATTAGTTAAGCGAGAAGAAGCGAATAAAATGGGCTTACCTAATGGATCCGGAATGTTTGGTGAATTATTTTCAAGAATGGAGGCGGATATACAACAAGATCAATCTATTAGAAATAGATATGGTTCCGCACCATATATGAATGCGAAAGAAAAACAAATATCATTCTATAATCGATACTTCGTATTCAAAAAGATTTCAAGCGTAGATGTTGAAGATGTATATAAAAGCGTTACAGGTGTTCATGTATTTGAAGAGAAAATGAATCGTCGCGATACAAAGTCGGCACAGATGACAGCACTTAAATTTGCCGATGCGATGGGTGAATCATCAACATCATCCTCAATTAAATATAGACCAAGCGCAGCAGCGCAACTACAAGAGTTGGCAGCACAAGATCTTCCTGAAGCTTCAAATACTGTTGTTTCGCAACTATTTGATTCTGTTGCTCCCACTTCTTTATCTTCGAAGAAAAAATCTGTAAAAGGCACAAACTTGTTCTCAATGGGCGAAGCAGCATCTTCATCGCCTTTAGTTGTCAAAAAATCGGCAGTCCTTCAGCCTGTAAAAAGCAAAGTTGTTGCCGAATCCGGAAGTAGTTTATCATCAGCCCCATCGCTATCAGAGTCAATATTAGAGAAATCAAAAGCTGGAATGAAGGCATCAGTTTCAAAATTAGGAAAACTTAAAACCCCTGACATATTTGCTGAGTTATCGTTGCCTGAAGAAAAAGAACCCTCTGTTGTATTAAAAGGAAGAAGTAAACCCAAATCACTGACCGAATCAGGGGCAAAATCTAAAAAAGATAGCGATGGTAAATAGTAAACATTTAAGAATAAATAATTAATTATCAATAAATAATATCATGTAAACAATCTAAATATTATTTATTACATACATATAACAAAATATCAATGTCTTATTATATTTTAACATCAGGTATAAATTTTAAAATACATAAAAATATTTTTTTATCATTTGAATCATCTAATGAAAATAGTGAAAATAATGAAGTAACATCATATAATAAAAATTCATATATATCACATTCGTTGTTTGATTTTTTATCCAAATTTAAAAAACAAATTGAAATATCTGCGGATGCCTGGGATAGTATTAAAAAATTTACAAATCCTTATGAATTTATTCACACTATAATTCCCGGAAATAAAAATTCGATTAGTAAGCTAAAACCATTATCTCGTTCTTTTTATAAAATGTTAGAATTATGGAAATTATTCAAGTTTGACGAAATTAGGAGCAACCATTTATTGCCAAATATAAACACATTTCATCTTGCTGAAGGGCCTGGTGGATTTATTGAAGCTACTTCTCATATAAGGAAAAATGCGAATGATGTATATTATGGTATGACACTTATAAACGATGACCCTGGGTGCCCTGGATGGAAAAAAAGCAATAGTTTTTTGGATAATAATTCAAATGTTAAAATAATCAAAGGCGAAGATGGAACAGGTGATCTATTACAGTTGACTAATTATAAATATTGTAAAAATAGATTTTTAAATTCAATGGATATCATTACAGCTGATGGAGGCATTGATGTATCTATCGATTTCAATAAACAGGAGAAGTTAGTAAGTAAATTAATAATCGCCGAAGTTATATATGCCGTTACAATGCAGAAAAAAGGAGGGCATTTTATTTTAAAAATATTTGATATTTTTTCGAAATTAACTGTTGATTTGTTATACTTACTGTCGTCCATCTATGCCGAAGTATATATTACAAAACCATATACAAGCAGGTTGGCAAATTCGGAAAAGTATATAGTATGTAAAAATTTTTTATTGGATTCCTCTGTAAAACTTTCTGATGCCTTTGTCGAGGAATTCCCAAAATTAAATGATGCGAAAACTGTAGCATCAATATTGAATATTGAACACGATTATTATTTTTTAAATAAAATAGAGGAAATAAATGCTATATTGGGGCAGCGGCAGTTAGAAAATATAATTACTACATTAAATATTATTACAAATCGAAATAACCATGATAAGATTGAGTCCATGAAAAAAAATAATATACAAAAATGTATAAGTTGGTGTGAAAAACATGATATACCAAGTATAAAATTATCATTTTCAAATAATATATTTTTATCAAATGTATACGAAGATGGAACACCCGTTTCAACATCTAGAAGTAATAATTCATTTTTGAAAAAAAAGAACTCGACATATACAAATACCACATCTCATGCGACAACAGCTTCAAATAACGCAATATATGTTTCTCCAAATGACACACTCAATACTATTGATGTAGAAGTAGAGGTAAAGGTAGATAAGAATATTGTGAATAAAGTTGAACCGGTTGAACAGGTCGAATCTATTATCGAAACAATTGACCCCGTCGATAATAAAAACGAATAGTAGGCACATTTTATTTAAACTTATTTGTATGTCTAGCAATCGTGTCTGTATGAGGTGTATCATAAAAGCACCAACTGTGTATAAAATCAATACCATTAATATACATTATAAATGAAACAGCACAGTCTTCTATTGTATACGGATAACTCTTTGTAAATCTATCATAGTGTAATACATTATAATTTATACTTTCCATATGTCGAATTAAGGTTTCACAAGCTTTATTCGAGATATAATAAATTACACCAGCAGCCCCATATATATCTGGTCGGATCGAATATAAAGATATATTAACATTTTTCAAATTATGTTGCGGATTTAAAAAATCATCCTTGTGAGACTTATAGTAGTTTATCATAAAAAAGTCTCGTTTAATTTTTCTTACATCATTTTTTGTATTTACGGAACACTTGTAGTTTTTTCCATTATATGCTTGCCCGTAGTAGTCATATTTCTTCGTTTTTTCGTGTAAAAATTTAAGCAGATTTGATTCATTAAAAATTAAGTCATCGCCGCATCTTAAAATCCCTTCTTTTATGTTAAATAATTCACGCAAGTATTTAATAGATAGAACTAATTTTTTTAATAAATGTAAATATGAATCCTCGCATTTTACATATAAAAAATTATCATCCAATATATAATCTTTTTCCAAGAATAAATCCGCAATCACATATATTACGTCCCAATTATTATAACTTGTTTTTGGTAAAGAAAACTCTTTTAGCCGCGTATCTTTATGTTTTTGACACGAAAGAATTAATATTATTCCATTAACATTTTTTTTAGACTTGTCATTGTCATTGTCATTGTCATTGTTAAGTGTCGTATCGATATTTTCCATTAAAAATATATTATATTTACGTATATTTATATTTACGTATATTTATATTTACGTATATTTACACAAAAATATTTAAATATAACTAGTATTTTATAGTTAGTAAACTAAATTACATAATATTCAGATATACCAAAAATGCAATCGACCATAAATATGATTTATAGCGCTGTAAAAAATAAAAAAAAAAGAGAAAGATTTGAAACAATCCTAGAACCTCTACAAGCAATACTACAAATTGGTTATCTTTCTTTTACACCAATAGGAACAAAGCTTACTATTCACAATAATATATTACAAATTCAGCATCCTAATTATTCGCAACCTGTTATAAGATGGTATAATAATGATACTCAAGAAGATTTGTTTTATTTATTCAATATATTTTATCGGTTTAAAAAATTCTATGTTTTTCTTAATGAAGGGGCGACAAATAAAAACGAAAAGGCAAATTCTGACAATAAGAAATTATATACTCTTCTTATAGAAATGGCCAAGAATGGTATTGCCAACTTAATAAGAACATACAGTCAGACCGAAAAAATACATATACTACATACTCTCCAAATGTATAAAAATATACTGGAAGGAGGAAGCGGAGATTCGTTAGCATCCGTGAATAACTCCAAACGTTTTGAGAATTTTGAATTAGACAATTTAGTAATTTCTCCCGCGTCTAACGTTTCACGCAATTTTGCGGCGACGCCAACATCAACAATACCCGGAGCATCATTCACAAAAAAAGATAACAAAAAGAAACAACATCAACAACAACTTCTTCGCGATGATGATCAAGATGCCAGCAACGAAGGCGATACTCCCGGTCCCAATAGTGCCCCAGAAGAATTATCATCTGTAATACATAAAAATGATAATTCGCAAGATGTAAAAAATATTGATGATGTATTTATACGTATAACAGAAATATATACACAAGAGATGTATAATATTATGTATAATACACTAATACTTATAAAAAATAATGAACAGATGTATACTAGTTATATGGATGGACTAAACAAAATGCTCGAACCTACAAATAACCGAATAAAAAAATGGATTGATGAAAATATTGTATTTTAATTAAGTATGTGATCTAATTTCTCGAATAACACTTAATACATAATGCTTAATGATGTCAAAATTTTTATAAATATAATATAAAATAAATGGCGTGTATATTAAAAACAATAATACAATATAAAAAATAAGTTTGGCATAAAGGTATACGATTTTATATCCCGGCTCAGGATTTTGATCTAAGCCTAAAATTCTATATACAATATTATAGTTACAGTATTTCACCATCTCCGACGCAAATGCCGCATACTTATTAGAAAATTTCAAGTCTTTTGAATTCTCACTATTTACGCATATCTGATAACATAATGGTGTGTAATAAATAAATCTAGATGTAAAATTAATGTTATAGTTAACATCCCAGTCCGTAACAATCTGTTTTTTAGAAAAGTTTAATAAATAATCATCGCGATGAGCCTTACTATATACTATACAATGCGTCCCGGATGAACATAAAACTCTATAATTGTATGAGTTATACGGAACTAAAAACCACGGTAGAGCACCCAAAATATAAATAAAATTATCGCTCCCTTTGCTTGTAAGAAAATCGTTTACATTTTTAATATGATCCGAATCCTTTGCTTTCTCATTAAATATAAAATCATCTTCCAATATTAAAATATTGTTTAAATTATGTTTTTTTGCGTGTTTGAAAATCTGTAAATAAGAGTCGGTTAGATCAGCCGACGGCGAATTTATACCCTTCTTAGAGCATTTAAATCCCTTATTTAATAGAATAAATACACTTTTTGTCGGTTTATATTCCTCCAACTGTTTTAATATATTATCATATCTTCCATTCCCTTCTAAATGAATAATATATGTCGCGTCAACCGTTTCGTCAAATAGGCCCGACTTATAGTCTAATTTTTCAAAATTATAACAACTCTCAGTTTCTTTTAATCGTTTATCTAAATTTGTATCTATTCCTGACATATTATGTTTGTAAATCTAATTACTATACTATATTATATATTAATTAGATTATATAAATGATTTAAATCAAATTAAATCGATATAATACAAATTTTATCATTATTCTTTCTTTTCATCCGAAGGCTGTGTCGACAACGATACACTCGTTCGCGGCGTCATTTCGCGATCATCTTTTACAGGCGCTGTCGGTCTCTTACATAATCGGTTTTCTACGACATTATTATATTTCTTACACTCTAAATGCCATAAAATAATTGATGAAAAAAACAGTAATATAATACCCAATGATAATATATTTATTACACCAAGAACTAAAGCATCTTTTACCCATTCCGTTTTACATAAATACTTTAATATCATAACAATACCTGTTATAATTAATATATTTGGTATATAATGATTTGTATTTTCTACACAGTCCTCGCTGTTATGTTTTGTTCCGAATAAAACATCACAAACATCCGGTCCAAAGTTAACATTTACTTCTTTGTGATGTAGCCTATGAACGCCGTTTACTTTAAATATAGAATAGTTGATATTATGGACCGAACAATAAAATAACATAAAATATAATATTATCCAAGGGTTGAACAGGCTGATATTACAAAAATAACTAAACATCACAAACGGATAAGGTATAGATAATTCAAGAACTACTTGAATAAAATGAGAGAATAAATTATTATTTTCGTGATGATAATGATGAACAATTGAAAAGATATTCTTATGAACGTGGGTTACAACGTGATAAAAATAAGCAATAAACATAAAAAAGAAAAAAGTAGTAATACCCATAAGTATATTCGGATATGATATTATAGAAACAGTTACACCTATTAGTAGCCATGAAATAATATTTTTTTTTAAATTATTGGCAGCAGTTATATTTTCTGATAAATTGGGTTGGAAAAACATACCGAGTAACTTATTTAAATCATCTCTCGCTTTTACTTCTACCGATTTGGCAAAAATCCTACTCTTTGTATATATATTTTTTATATAATCATAAATATTCATTTACTTAATATATAGCTTTTAATCTATATATTAAACAACTTAATTTATATATCCTATTCCGAATATATATTATTAAAGTTAAAAATCTTAATATTAAACATTTTCATTAATACAATACACATACATTTACCTGCCACCATTAACCATACATTAATAAGCAACTCAATCTGTTTCTCATATTCGTGATCACAATCATATGATACACCAATAGAATTCAACAACTCATCGCGATCATCACACGACGAACGTTTAATGTATTTACGTTCCAAGTCCGTAAGGGGGCATCTATGTAATACAACAATCGAAAAGGCGTCCATCGACACAATCATAAATATTATTGCCAAGTGTGACAATTTATTATTGAAAAGGACAATAACACAAATAAGAAAAATAAATGTGTCGTGAATATGGCGATACATTGTGCTTTCTTGGACATCCTTCAGGCTTAATTTTTCATATAAATAATGACACGTCCGTCGAATAATATTGTCTTCCACCATTTTGAGATTCTTATCATTTTTGTAGCTATTAGGTTTGTCGGCGGATTTGTTAGCAGGTTTGTCAGTGGGTTTGTTGGACAATGGTCCATCTTTCTTCTCTAAATTATCCATATCCATATCCATATCTTAAAGGTCCTATAAGTTGTAGTAATTCAAGGTAATATACTGCGATCCTTTTTTTTACTATTTATAACGTATAACTATGTTAACTATGTTAATTATTTAAATATATAATTCGGTGAAATGGAGCAGAATGGTTGTAAGCAATGATGATGATTCATTTTTTCAAATCTTTGGTGGGTTTTTCAAAAAAGGACATTTATAAATGTCCATTTTTCATTTTTCCAAAATAGATTTGAAAAAAACGATGCATTCGTCACTCAGACCATAATGCTCTAAATCCCATTTTAAGATCGATTTTTTTGTGACGATAAATTTTTCAAACTTTTTATATATTTAACGAAAATGATTTAGGCATTTTTTTGTTACTCTATATATATGAAAATGGATAACTCAAAAAATGCCAAAAAATGCCACATTTTTATATGCGAAATATGTGACTTTAAATGCTCTAAGGAATCTAACTATAAAATACACATTGAGACCATCAAGCATAAAATGATAACCGAGAGTAACAAAAAAATGCCATTGGGAGGGCAGACAAGTTTTAAATGCGTATGTGGTAACGAATATAAGTATAGACCTGGATTGGCAAAGCATAAGCGAACATGTCCAAAAATAAATATGGGTTCATTGTCGCAAGCGTGTCAAGATAATAGCGACGCGATAACTGATACGAATAAAAATGAAGATGAAAATATAACTGTTAATACAAATAATAATGTAACAAAAGATGAAATATTATTGAAGCTCATTAAAGATAACGACGAGATGATGAAAATCATAAAAGGGCAGCAGGAACAAATAAACACATTGATACCAAAATTAGGAAATACGACGAATAACAATATAACAAACAATTTCAATCTTAATCTATTTCTAAATGAGAAATGTAAAGACGCGCTGAATATGTCCGAATTTATTGACTCGCTTAAGATAACACTCGAGGATTTATTGTTTTCAAAGAATAATGGGATCACGCGCGGCATAACTGACGTCATGATAAAAGGTCTCAAAGAATTAGACATCTATAAGCGTCCAATTCATTGTACTGATATAAAGCGAGATATAATGTATATTAAAGATGAAGACAAGTGGCAAAAAGATGATAATCATCATAAAATGAAAAATACAATTGTAAAAATTGCCGACAAAGAACGCACTGCACTTCAGCAATGGTCAATAGACAACCCTGATTGGATCGAAACGGAAAATAAACAAATAGAATACTTAACAATGGTGCGATCTATATGCGAACCTATAGAAAATTTCGATAAATACGAGCGAAAAATAGTAAAAATTGTGGGGAAAGAGATTATCGTAGACAAGCGGAACATCCTGTCGGACAAATAAATTATCCGGCACCACCGCGTGCGATATTTTTTAAAAACATATAGTCTTAACACCTCGTCGCCTGAATCTGTCAGCATATGATTTATTACTTACACAGCTAACGGTAACTGGCTTCATCTTCACATAATAATTTCCCGCTACGTTTGTTCCTTGATACATCCCCAGGTTTGCTGCTGCTGCTCCTGCAGCGCTATAAAACGAACTCCCATTTATCATAACTGTATCTGCCACCAATTTTCTAAGGCGAGTGGCCCCCGATACTGCCCCCTCTTTCGCAAAAGCGACATTGTTCGGTTTATATATTGTTTGGGAAGGACAGTATAATCGTTCAGCTACAAGTGTTCCGGATAATTTATAACTACTATTAGTTAGCCAGTCGAAGTTAATATTATTTATTGTTTTGAATTGGATATAATATGATGTTGATGGATTTAGGTATATTTTTTTTGGAAAATAAAATTTTAATGAAGCTGAATTAAAACTTGGAACAAATGGAGGATTCGTATTTATATAAGTATATTCAGTATTCAGTCCTTGACATATAATAGTATTATTTGAATCATATATTGTTGCTTGTATTAATGCTGCCAACGATGGTGGATTTACATAAAGTCCAACTATTACATATGATGCGTTGCAAGTTATTATAGGTGTAAATAAAATAGAGTTAACATAGGAGAACGATCCTGCTCCATTTCCAGTATAATTAACATCGTATAAGTTAAAAAAATTATCTTTATTATATGTTGTGCTTCCAAAATTAACTGGCTCTACTACTTGTGGCCCTGTTGGCGAGTTATTCGGCCAAAGCGGTTCACCGTCCGCGCCAAAATATGTAGAAGTATCGGTGCGATTCGTTGATATATTTTGCTCATATGTTTGGCATCTTGATTGCTGCTTTGCGAAGCTATCAGCATAATACGCCTGACTATTAAAAGCGATCGCGCCTTTGATTACGTTATTTTGGGGAGAACAATTAATACAGTTTGTATTATATAGACCTGTTAATACTTGATATGCTGGTGTTAAGGGGTCAGCAACTTCAGCGGGAGTAGCATTATAAGGCACGCGATTAAACCCATTATTTTGAATCGTAGCATCACTTAACGGTGTTGAATATTTATCCCCTTTTGTTTCGTAACTGAATTTATTATTTGCTATAATATATGAATTGCCGCCTTCATTATCTACGCAGGCGCAATCGGGATCGTAATGATAGACGGTAAGCCCAGGGCGATCTAAATCCGCAATACGTGCTGTTCGCGAATTATTCGACGGACCTTTGCCGTTATTATTATAAACACGTAGTTGCCGCCGCCAATGCTTTAATGGACGGGCTTTAAAATCAGGGCCGTTAAAATCAGCCTGATTTATATTTGGATTCATACCATTCGCATTGGGGCGCGTCCATCCTGGGATAATAAATGTTCCACTATTTAACTTGGGAGGATAATGCGGAACCTTTGTCGTAATAAGTGTGTTAGATGTTCTAAAATTCAGCGGGGCATTTATAATCGTTGGGTATGGTTGTGACATCGCCTTACTTATTATATGTATTTAAATAAATTTATATTTATAAATAGTAGTAATACTAAAATACTATTTATAAGAATTATGATATTTAACTGGTTGGTAAACCGGTAGGTGAACAACATCCGCCATCACTATCACAGGAATCATTACCTGTACCACATTCATCATTCATGTGGCATGCCGAGGATGAAACGGGAATATTTCTGGATCCAACATTCATCATAGTGCTTAAATCATTAAACAATTTATAATAACAATTATAATAGTATGAGTTAGGAGCTAATTTTTTTATTGTAGGAAGTTGCTCAGTTACTACACCATGAGCAAGAGCAAATTGGTCCATAAGAGAAATGGCGGTTTGTAAATTTCTATATTTTATGGTGGTTGGATCCAATAATTTAACTCTTGACCAAAGATAATTTAAAAATTTTAATCCCGCGAGACCTATAAATCCTGTCGGTGCTCCATTTATATTTAATAATTCTATCATTTTTTTATAAGCAGTTTGTAAATGAGGATCACGTAAAATCGTTGGATCAATTTCAAGTCCATCAACTAATAATCTAAATCTTTCTGGGCTACTATTCTTTATTGCGGTAACAATAACTTCAATAATATGATTACTATACGCGCTATGCTGTTGATCCCCCCCCCTCAACACCCTTCTTCGTGTTACACTGCGCCTCTTTTTAATATATTTTCCGCGCCTTGTTTTATTATATTTTCTACTATGTTTACTTCTTTTTTTAACTTGCCTTCTACGCGTTAATCTACTCATCATTTATGCGCCTTGTATATACTATATATCTATATATAAAGTATATTATTTTATTTTCGGTATATGTAAAACCGGAGTAATACACAGCGGCAAATATTATAACCGACTACTTATGTTCCTACTCCCAGAAAATAAGTCAATCCAGTATTATATTGTTTCTCTAAATCAGATGATTTAAACGGGAAACAAACAGTATGATTCTGGCGATATATGGCACCCAGATTCTTTTGTGAGCATATTGGCGGTTGATACTTGCTTTTTAAGAAATAAGGCGTATCTGATATTCCGCGGTATGCGCACGAACTCGCTCCCTCAGCACCAAATGCGGCTTTCAATGACGCCGCATTCGTATTCACCGTCGTCTGTTTAAGGCGATCCAAGCGTGTGCTACTATCTACGGCACCTTGACACGCATATTGCCGATTATTCGGTTTAAAAATAGTAGTCCCTGATTTGCGACCATTACATGTCCGAGTGCTTTGCGGATTATATGAGTCGGTTGTAGCAAATACTTGCGAACCATTAGGCGAATCTGACGCCCATTTAAGCTGACCATTTGTGTCATAATAATCGGCATTAGTTCCCTGTATAGGAACAGTTAGTAGTTTTTGCTCATATGTATTAGTGCGCGACTTCATATATGCTTCGTGGGTAGTATAGTATGCCTTGCTAAGAAGCGTAGTAGCTGGTTTTATTACTCTTGCCGGCGGAGTACAAGAAATACATTTTGTGTTATATCTGCCGGTAAGAATCTGATAATTTTCGTCGGTTCCTTGAGGTGCCGATGTATCGCCAACCTGGACATAACCTTCATTCTCTATTTTGACGCCATTATTTAGCATATCAGTGGTCAAACTATTATCGCCTTGTTTTGTGAATTTTTCAGATATAGTATAAGCGTTTCCGCCATTCAGATCTGCACAAGCGCAGTCGTTGCTTGCGCGATATACTTCGCCACCAGGTGTAGTAGCGAGATAAATACTGGCTACGCGACTTCCGGATGTAGTAATTCCGCCAAATGTAGACGGACGTAACTGTCGTCGCCAATGCTTGATGGGACGAGCCTTGAAATCAGGACCATTAGAAATTTGGTTTTCAGTGGAATTTGTGTCAATGCCATTAGCTAAAGGACGGCTCAGCCCAGGGATAATACTTACAGCAGTGCCATCTTTAGTAGCATAATGAGGAACTTTAGTAGTTATTAATGAATTTGATTTGCTAAAATTCAGAGGATTATTTATTCTTGGGCGAGTATTTGTCATTATAGTTGTTTGTTATTATATCTATTTCTATATTTATATTAGAATATAATATTATAAATGTTATAATATTATATACAAAAATATTCAAAATATACAGTAAATGGAATTTATAATTACAGGACTATTTATCATATTTTTTAGTTATATATTGTTATATTCGTTATATGATATTTTATTTAAAAGATCTACAATAGAAGGTCTAGAGAATGGTGATAAAGAGGATGATAAAGAGGGGGATAAAGAGGAAGATAAAGATAAAAAAGATAGCAAATCTGATATAGAAATAGCACAAGAAAGTAGCTCAATGAATGACGACGCAAACAGTAAAATAGAAGAAGGAAATGAGAAGCATCCAAACCGCACTTTTAATACTGCTACAGATTTAGTTGAAAAAAACCCATAACATAGTATGTATTAAAATATAAATATATATGAAATAACTATTTATTTATATATTTTTATTGTAAAATAAGCATGTAATTAAATAATTATATAGACTAATATTAATTATATAAACTAATATTAGATATAATGAGTGAATCTAACAATAATTATCCATATTATGCTAATATTTTAACTCCAGCGCAGCTTGGTATGAGCCCTGGCAGTAGTTTGCGTAATATAGAAAATGGTGTTGCGGGTTTAGTTAATTATATAAAATTATTAGTAGAAGGATACTCTCCCGCATCATCAACAGGTAAACCTTTAGGTAATCGATATTTTTTAAAAACAAATCAGAATTGCACAAATATTGACGGGTCAAAAGTTACGCGAAGTCTGTATATAAATAATATTCCTTCAGGTGGTCTAGGTGTTTTACCTAGTGGTGCTATGGGTCAAAATTTTACATCTTTACAGGGTCTTCTTCCTGGCGCACTTGAGGACATTTTATCATTAAGCCGAATTGATTTTATGGGAGCATTTAGTAGTATGGAACTTCCTAAATGTCAGTCTGTTACTCTTCAAACAATCAATAATAAAAATCAGATAGGATATGATACACAGTATGTAGCGTTAAGCGATTTAAATGAAGTTCCACCTTGTGCGTTTAGAAATGGGTATAATCCTGTTACAGATACAAAGTGTTCCGAAGGGTTTATGGTAGGCTTGGATAACGAAAATGATAGTGATAGAGATAATCAAGTAAATAAATATAAAAATAATAAAAATAAAAATAAGAAAACTAAAAATAAGAATAAGAATAAGAATAAGAATATATCTGATATTGGAATTGAAATTAATATTAGCGATACACCAATTAGTATGCCAGATGATATATTTTTAAAAGTAATGATATATAGCTTTGGAGCATTTTGGATATATATTATACTTAAACTATTGGCAAATATGTATAAAAAAAATAGCTAATATATAAAATCTGTGTGTAATAATATCATTTAATTATTATAAAATCAAATGATATTAAATAATCATTTTATTATTAGTATTAATAATAGTATTAATAATAGTAGTTTATAATGTTATTATTTACGACGTTTGTATGTAGTTTTTTTCCTAGAACTGCGTTTATTTTTTCCGCCAACACGACCAAATCCCATTGAGCTTCCGCCATTTTTTGATTTGCTTCTATTTTTAGGACTTCCACGACGTCTTCTACGACCACCTCCCTTTTGAATATCATCTCCATCTGAGCTACTTTCTAAGTTTGGTTGTGCTGCTGCCGCTGGGTTTCCTACCTTCTGCGGTTGTGCTAGTGCTGCTGGTAGTGCTGCTGCTGGTGGTGCTCCTGTAGGTGCTGGAGCCGCTGCTGCTCCTGTAGGTGCTGGCGCCACTACTGGCGCTGCTGCTGCTGCTGCTGGTACTGCTTGTTCATCTTTTTTTTTAAAAAAACCGAATGTTATAGCGTGAAAAATATCTCCAAACATATTATATCACTTATTAAATTATATATTATAAAAATATATTAATATACAATTAACGTATTAATAATCGATTTAAAACTTGAATCGTTTATACAATTCAAGAGCAGCTAAACCACCAAGAATCTGTGCCAGAATGTAACCAATTAGGTCCTGCTTGGGCAACTTACCTGCCATAGCCATCATCACTGAAACAGCAGGATTGAAGTTACCGCCAGAAATCTTTCCTCCGAGGTAAATAACTAACGCAAGAGCAGCACCAATAGCAAGAGCATTACCAGTAGCTATGATTATATACAAAAAGAACAGAGTTCCTAAAAACTCAACTAAATACTTATTAAATGCCATTTTATTATATAATAAAATAATAAAATAATAAAATAAATATGATAAAATAAATATGATAAAATAAATTATAATAAAATTGCTAAATAACTATAAAATGGATTAGACATATATTTGACGATTTCCGGTATTTGAAATACGAGAAGATCCACCAGATTGAAAAGGATTATCAACAGCACCCTTCTTTTTTGGAGCCACGCATCCACCATTACGACATCTCTGGCGGCGAATGTTACGAATAGTGTTATCATTATTCTTCGTCTGATATGGGGCATTCGGAGCAAGACCGACTTTATATGCGGATTGACCGATCGCGTTATACTTAATCATATTAATATATTGATCGCCGCTAACAGGAACAGGAATCGGTTTACCGGCTAATACGCGGCGTTGGTAATGACTATGAAACATGCTTGTGGTGTAGTTTGTATTGCTTGCTACCTTGCTAGTGTTGACATTAGTAGAATTTGTTGAGTAAAAATTCTTCTGAGCATTTACAAAAGAAGCGCGAGCATTTGCTACATTACCTGTCTGATCTGTTGGGTATTGTTGGTTAGGAGCAGGAGCTACGCAAGTTTGAATTCCGTTATTACCGCGTTGTTTTATAAGAACAGTTTGTGTTGGCGGACCATTAAAATAGTATTGTAGTTTCTTAACAGGGACTGATGTCATTTGTGTATGTAAATAAAAATAGAGTATATTTATATGTATATATAATAATAATATTATATATACGGATATAATTCACTAAAGACAAATGATATTAATTTATATTCTGTGAACACGTCTCCAAGGAGACTGAGAAGCATTAAACTGATCACCACCAAAACTGTAATCGTTGTAATTTCTGTTTATAGCTTGTAATTTTTTAAAACGAACATAATCAGCTCCGTCGTATACGAAACGAGGATTACAACTGGCAGATGGAATGCCGGTATTATCTTTATGTGCCTGAATGGCTCCACCAAGAACTTTATAACCAGTGAGAGTCCTGCGCACATTATTTACCTGATTTGATCCACCAGAAGTATAATTTTGCCTAGAAAGAAAATCTCCGGCATTATTTACAACGCGGAAAGGACCGATAGCTCGCTTGTATCCATTTATAGTTCCTGTAGCAGCGGCACCATTCCAGGCTTGAACTAAAGAAAATCGGTCAATCGAGCGCTCACTACCTCCCACCATACCGCTTCCACCATATGCTCCGGCACCACCACCGATTAATGTTGGCGCAATACCTTGAAAACCACCTCCTAAGTTTGACATTTTTATTATGTTATATTATATTATATTATATTATATTATATTATATTATAATAAAAATACATTAAAAATTTATCAGTAAATAAAAATAAAATACATTAATAATACATTAATAATAGATTAAAATAGTATATCATACAGTTTTATAGATTAATGACGCCTAAATAATATTCACCAACTACACGGTTATGTCATAATTCTTGGCGCAATATTCATTGTCTGTAATTCCTGAAATAGTAGTTTACAAGCGTATGGTATTTCTACATATGCGAAGTTTGTCCGGTTGTCGCATGTTCGGCAACAGTGAATTCCCATTTTATCATTATAAGCAGCAATCATACCACAGTCACGACATACATTCACTTGATATTTATCCGAAGCATCATACAAGCGTCCGCGTGTAAATCTCGCCGCTCCGTGTGAGACCATACAATTGTGTGCGACAATTCCATTTGCTAGAAACGAGTGTGTATCTTCTACGCTAATATCATATACTTGTTTGGGGCCGACCGGGATTCTTGAGACGACAGTAAGATTCATCGTTGGGATGGAGCCACAGTCGCGTGTAACTCCATAAATTCCTGGTTCGATATGTTCCTCCTGGACATTCGCATCCACGTCCGCATCCAAGTCAGGAAGACATTTAATACTTTCATTTTTGAACCAATCTAATGCGCCGATTTTCTCAAGGAATTCTTCGGCAGTGGGGAATCCTTTTGCCGTGAATTTGCCGAATTCTGTTCCTTTGATGAGGTGATCGGTAATATCGTGTGTGCTTGGGATAGCATACTCGTGTATGAGTCCTTCGGTTTTCTTCAATTCCTCCACTGCTTGGAGAATAGCTTTTTTAGTTGGAACTATTTTTTCGGGAGTTTTTTCCTTAATTTCTTTGAATTTTGTAATTTCATTGACACGGTTTACCATCCAGTTGTGTTGACGAGTCACTTCCTCGCGCAGACGACGATAAGATACTCCGGCTTCCAAACGTTGAGATTTATGACAGCAATATCGAAACCCGACTTTTTCAGAGAATGGGATCAATTGTTCAATCGGAAGATGGAGTGTTAATTGAAAGCTTCGACCAGAGTTGTCTGCTTTCTCCTTTCCTTCGAATTTTTTCTTTGAACACGAGGTCTCTTTAGGATTTTGAATAGTCGTATTATGAATACCGCATTTCGCTAGTAATTTCTGTATATCTTCAAACATTTTTTGTAACGAGGCGCGATGTTCGTATGTTTTAGACTTTGAAAATGAAACCGATGAAAGGATGTCGCGTTTTCCTCTATGCATTCCAAGAACACAAGTGTGCCCATCACCACCAAACATCCCGGCAAGAAATTCGCGCACAATGGGGCGAGGGCATTTTTCATCCAATATGAAGTCAGGCAAAGTTCCAGGTTGGTTTACTTTTCTGCCGCGCAATAAACCTTTAATTTCAAGAATATCATACATAAGGATATATGGGATACCAACTCTATAATAGTTTCCAGATTCAAATTTTTTCTGATTGATATCGCAGAATAATTCCAAATCATCTACTACTTGTTTTACATCTAACATATGACCAAGAGACAACCTTCCATAGCCATCATTATTAATAGTTCCATCTGTAATTAGTAGTCCAAGGATACGCGCAAATGCTAAAGACTTCATAAATTCTTCGCGAGTATTTGTTTCAAGTATTCTCGCTCCAAATTCAAATTTCCATCCAGCACATTCCTCTAGTTCTTCTTTCAATTTCATAACAGGATAGTTTACGCTCGACTTAATTTTTGTAGAATTCAATTCAATATCTTTAACCTTAATCCAGGTATTATCAGATGTCAAAACAGGATGATCTTCAGTACATGTAATCTTTCTACCATCTTCATATGTTAGTTCTACGCAGTCTCGCGTTCCTTTATTCATAAACGCCAACTGCTTAGATGGCGTCATTCCATTTTTTTCTTCACTCCATCCAAGAACATTTCCATTTAAATTTTCCATTTCTTCAATATTAATTGACAATCCAGAATTCAGAGAGACCGATGTGCCTACAGCCAGGCAATCCCGTTCCATTTCGCCAAATCGTAACCCTCCATCTCGCGATCTTCCTTCTGCCGGTTGTCGTGTAAGATTTACCATCGGTCCAATTGAACGACTATGTTGCTTATCATTTACCATATGCTTGAGACGCTGATAGAAGGCAGGCCCTATGAAAATATCCGACTCAATCTGTTCCCCAGTCATGCCGTTGTGTAGGATCTCATTTCCGTGACATTCGTGTCCGACCTTTAGTAATTCCTTGCGAATATCGTCGACTGCTAGCTCGCCAAATGATGTGCCGTCACCGAAAAGACCGAGCTGGACGAGCACCTTTCCGAGTAGAGTTTCCTTGAGTTGTCCGATAGTCATACGAGACGGAATTGCGTGGGGGTTGATGATGATGTCGGGGCGCATACCGTTGGCAGTGAAAGGCATGTCACTTTCAGGAATGATGTTACCAACAGTGCCCTTTTGCCCGTGACGCGATGAAAGTTTGTCACCGATGACTGGTTTACGGGAAGTGCGAATGCGGACTTTTGCGATACAATATCCGTCGCCATTGCGGTCGATGAAGTTCTTGTCGATATATGACTCCTCTGTGGTGCGATGGATTTTGCTATGATCTTCATATTTGATGAGCTTTGTATGGTCATTGCGATTCTCCTTGATCGGGACAACTTTCGCGATAATGATGTCGCGGTTTTCGATAAATGTATTTTCGGGGACGAGACCCTTGTTATTAACCTTGTCGTAGTTTCCAAACTTCATACCTTTCGTCTTTGACGGATCGGGCTTACAACGGATCTCTTCATCGCCATTAATCTTCTTGTCCTCGTCTTTTTCGGTGTGATAAATCGTCGCATTGAATAACCCGCGGTCAATCGAGCCCTTGTTTACGAGAATACTATCCTCTTGATTATAGCCAGAGTATGTCATGATTGCGACGATGACAGCCGAACCAGACGGAATTTGGTCTAGTTTAATCATTCCCATAACACGAGTATCTACGAGGGGGCGACTAGGGTATGTGAGAACATATGCTGTTTTATCCATGCGGTTCTGATAATTTGTAACATACATTCCCATAGCTTGCTTACCCATAGCACATTGATAAGTGTTTCTAGGTGACTGATTATGTTCGGGAAATGGAATACAGGAAGCAAGAATTCCGAAAATAGTGCTTGGGTGAATTTCACAATGAGTGTATTTGTAGATATAGTTAGTATCCGCCTTCTTTACCAATTCAGATGGCTTCATTGAAATCATACTGAAATTTTGTTCTTCGGGATCAATATATTCGAGCACTGCTTCATCAATTTTGGTGTCGGTCAATAAATCATCCCATGTAAGATTGCCGGCGTTAAGCTCGCTAATTATTTGTTCAGTGATGAAAATCTTATTATTTTTTACGCGCAACACAGGTCGAGTTAGACGTCCCGCATCATTACAAATACGTATTTCCTTATTTTTAATATCAAATATAATAGATGTATAAATATTAATAATTCCTTTTGATTTCTTCTCTTTGAATGTATTATATAACTCGACGGGATCCGCTGTATTTCCTAACCATGCTCCATTTACAAACACCTTGATATTTGAATACATGTTTTTAGGATTTTCTCTTTCCATTCGCGCAATGAATGGCTCTACGTGTTGGTGTAATGATTCGGAATTGCTTGGCGTAGTTATATGCGTCATATAACTTATATTTTTTACGACACCAACGCTACCACCTTCGGGTGTTTCTGCAACACATAAGAACCCCCATGTTGTATTATGTAATTTGCGCGGAGCAATGAGTTTACCGCTTTTGTCGACAGGTGTATTAATTCGACGAAGATGGCTGAGACTTGAGACATAAGTAAGACGATTCAGCACCTGTGCTACGCCGACTTTGTTGCTGTTTACATTTTTAATACCAAAGTCGCCGGTAGAGAGTGCGCGTTTGATACCATTTTCGATGGTTGTAGACTTGATAATTTTGTAAATATTGGTCTTGTTGACAATGCTCATATGATCGTCGGTAGAGCGCCACGACCCGGTATTGATTTCTTTCACAATCTGTTTTGACATATCCTTTACCAGCTTATTGAAATAGTTGCGAAATAGATTATTCAAAAGAGCGCCTGTCAAATCTACGCGCTTATTTACATAGGAATCACGATCATCTTGTTTGGTGATGTCAAGACTAGATTTTAATAGACGATTCACCATGTATCCAAGAAAGTATATTTTTTGAGTCATGTTGTGACAATGCGGAAATAAGTCATTATTAAGGACATCCTGCGCAAATCCGCGTTTCTTTAATGCGCCGGCATCTTTATCCATATTCATTGGAGTAAACATAACATTTGTTGTGATAATTTTTAGCGCGTCCTCTTGCGTCATTGATGTATTTGCGTCGATAATAGACGCTTGTAGTGATTCGAGGATTTGTTGATCTTGTTCTATATCTAGTAAAATGTGCTGACATATTTCTTTATCGGAGATAATTCCAAGCGCACGAAAGACAACGAATAGCGGCACTGGCTGTTTAATACGCGGAATCTGAACATAGATTGGATAACCAAAACCATTATTTTTGCTAGAAATCATAACATTGATCTGCTTTGGCGAGATACATTTCGCAGTTGGAACCGATTTTATTTCGGCAGTCCATGCCCATTTATTGTTATTTTTCGAAGTATTAAAACAGTATACGCGATTCTCGGCTGCGCGTTCTTGGCCTAGGACTGTTTTTTCGCTTCCATTAATAATAAAATAACCCCCGGCATCATGCTTGCATTCTCCAGATACATTATTATTAATATGAGTATATTGATTCAAAACACAAATCGACGACTTCAACATGATCGGCAGCTTGCCGATGTGAACCTTTGGAATTGACTTGTAGTGTGTTTGCGTATTTTCCAAGTTTTCTCCCGTTCTAATAACATATCGAATATTTATATCGATTGTCATAGTAGACGCATATGTGAAATTTCTAGAGCGAGCATCGTGTGGAAACATTATTTTAGTAGCACCATTATTCTCGTGTATTTGAGGACGATACAGATTGAATTTGTCAAATGTAATCTCCATTTCTAATTTATTCTTCCTTGATTTTTTACAATAGTCGTGTTCTGACGCAACCAAGACCGGGTTGAACATTTCGATCGTTTTCTGAATTTGATTGTTGACAAAATCATTGTATGACTCAATCTGATGTCTTACCAATCTTTTCAAATGTTGGTTTTTAAAGTATGATCCAATAATACTCCAAGGCGTTTCGATATATGGAATCTGTCCGGATCTATCAATTACGTCTAATGTATTTCTTATTTTTTTAGAAGAAGAATCAATTTCGATATCAGCATCTTTGAAGACCGGTTTTGTTGTCACCAAAACACCAGCCCCTGCTTCATCTTTTTTGTTTCCTGCCTCTATTTTGTTTTGCTTTTTGTTGAGCCGAGATAACGCTATAACCCCCTTGCCCCCTGTTTTTTCAGGTTTTGAAGAAGAGGAAGAGTCAATCGATGTAATCTGTAATTCAATATTATTACCACCGCCAATATTCACATCTATGTTAATATCTTTTGCGCCCTCCATTCCTTTCATATGAATTTGCTTAGAAGAAAATGAAGATGGTTTTGATTTTGACATTTGATTTTGACTGGAGATTTGTATTATTGAATTACTGCTTATTTATTATTTCAATTTATTTTTAAGCATATTTCCTACAATAATTAATAAATCATAAATCATAAATCATAAATCATAAATTATAATAATAAACAACAACTTTACATAATTTTATCTAAATTTTGTTTATAATATTTCCCATATTCAATCTTATTTTGTTTGATCGTATTCCTAGTGAACTAGATGATTGTAAGTTATTTAAAATATTTTTTAAATGACGAGTATTGTGTGTTTGTTGTTGTAATGACGATTGTATTATATCTTTTTTTGCCAATTGACTGTTAGATACGACTTGATTGCTAAAAACATTGCTATCTAAATTCAAAGGCAATCCTGATGTTATCGCGGTTCTCTGAGAAAACTTATTTATTTTTTCACCACAACATATATCTTTTAATAAATGTTTCCATTTGTATGTTTGTAATGGATTTGACTTTAATGACGATAATAAAATAGATGTGAGAGCACCAGCGTATGCTCCGCCAATATAAGCATCAGCGCTTGTTTGATGATCTTGGCACCCACTTATACAATAAACATCGCCTTGGGTTTTATTGTAACGTTTAAATTCATACGATGTTTGAACTAGTGCCCAATCGGATGGAACATATATATCTGGCATCGGTTTGTTTTTATCAATGAAATAACTTGAATCATCATACTTATAACGCAAGTCGCAACCTGTTCCGCTATGACACGCGTCTAAAACAATATATAGCGTCGCACCTTTCGGTATTCTTAATGCTAAATTTGTCCGAATAATATCATCGGTAATAAATCCTGAACGTTGAAAGTCGATAGGGCATATACATGAATCGAACCCACTTTCTTCGTCTCTACTTGTGTCTCGCATTAAAGAGCCATGTCCCGAATAATGGACCCATACTTCATCTCCTGGTTTTACTGTTCGAGTTAAAACATTAAATGCTGATAATATATTTGCTTTTGTTGGCTTTATTATTGTATTATCCGTCATAGTAATAAATAAATTATAATTTTGAGATGACTTTAAAAACGCGGATATATTATTAACATCATTAATACATCCATTCAGTTCATTTACTGTTCCTGTATAGTTTATACCAATTAAAAGAGCATACTTCATTATATTATATAATGTGATATAATATAACGTGATATAATAATTTTGTGTAATTTAATTTAAGTTTAACAAATAATATATAAAAATAATGTTATAATACACTTATAGTATTCTTATACGCGATATGACCAATCCAGTGAATAATAACAAAAAACGTGTCAGAAAATGTTTCAGAGATTTTATAGATATAATGGATACTAAGTCTAATTATTATATTATGTTTTCACATTTCGCGGATGCCCCGAATGGTTCGAATGGTTCGAATGATCCAAACACTAATAAGGTAGAAAAAATAAATAATAATGCCAACACTAATGACAATAGTAATATTATAAAAAGGTATGTATCAAAAAATGCCGATGATGTTCCATTGCCACTGCCTCGCGACAATCCCGAGTGTATATATCATAGCTCTTCTGAAACGCATGAAACGGGAGATGCGGGAGAAAATGCGAAATTAAAATCAAAAATAGAAACCGAAGTAGAAGTTATTAAAGTAGACATAGACGACAAGCGCGCATGTTACGATGCGAATTGTTTAAAGTGTGGTCATCGAATACCTTTTAAAATTAATAAAATTGATATAGATGTTGAAATAAAAAATATCGGGGATTTGATAAAATTATGTAACGATTATAAGTTGGCAGAAAATATTGAATATAATATCAATATGAAAGCATTACATAAAATAAAACCTGACCTTATTGAATTAAATAATATGATAGGTATGAAACATTTGAAAGAAAACATAGTAGATCAATTATTATATTACTTACAAAATCTACACTTACCTATATTTTCTAATAGTAAATCAGTAAATAATGGCGATTTTTTACATACAGTTATTTATGGTTCTCCAGGAACAGGTAAAACGGAAGTTGCCAAAATAATTGGACGAATATACAGCAATCTTGGTGTAATTAAAAGTAAAAAATCTTCATCATCGTCTTCATCAGCATCCTTATCCCCTAGAACATTATCATCTATTCTATCTGATAAGAAAAAAACATCTTCATCGTCATCGTCATCCTCGTCGTCATCGTCGTCATCGTCATCATCTTCTACACGAACTAAATTTAAAAAAGTTACAAGATCCGATTTAATTGCCGGTTATTTAGGACAAACCGCTCTTAAAACGAAAGATGTAATAAAGGATAGTTTAGGTGGTGTATTATTTATAGATGAAGCATATGCTCTTGGTAATACAGAAAAGCGCGACAGCTTTGCGAAAGAATGTATTGACACTTTATGCGAGGCATTGAGCGATAATAAAGAGAACTTGATGGTAATTATAGCTGGATATGAAAAAGACTTGAAAGAATGTTTTTTTAATTATAACGATGGACTTGATTCACGATTTACGTGGAGATTTAAGATTGACGACTATACGTCAGAAGATTTAAGAGATATTTTTATTAAAAAAGTGAATGATTATGGGTGGTCTGTTTCCGAAGAAATTAAAGCAAGTTGGTTTGAAAAGAATATAAAATATTTCAAATTTTATGGAAGAGATATGGAAACACTTTTTTCAAAGACAAAGATAGCTCATAGCAGACGCGTATTTTGTAAACCGGAAAATGAGAAAACCAAAATAACAATGAAAGATTTAGAGAACGGTTTTGAACTATTTATACGAAATGAAGAAGTAAAAAATAGAGTAAATGAAGATGGTATAAAAGTTATACAAAATATGTATCTATAATATGTTTTATTCATAATAATATTTTATTTTAAAAATTATATTATGACTGATTCTACAAAAAAAAGTATTATAATAAATCAATCCTTTTTATCAGGTTCAAATAAAGTAACAACTTCATCCAATAATACACATTCAAAAAAGAATCGCCCAAAATTATCTGATGATATAATTAAACCAAATAAACTAAAAAAAATGTTACTAGATAAGATAAATGCCAAGCGTAAAGCTGAGCAGACATCATCTTTATCAAGTGGGGTAAATAATAATACCAATAGTAATAACAATAAAAACTCAAATATTGATGTATCAAAAGAATCAAAAATATTCAGTAGTGAATTTAAAAAATCATTAGAATTTTTAGATAACTATATAAATACAAAGAATCAAAATCCTAAAATTAAAAAAGCTAATGATAACTCACATTCAAAAACATTAAAGCGGCAAAATATTGGATCAGGGAGTCTGACGACTGATATTTTAAAATCGTTACAAAATAATAAAAATGTTCAACAACAACCACAACAACAACAACAACAGCAGCAACAACAACGAAGTCAATCTACTGTTTATACTCCTACTACAATACAACCGCGGATGGTTACACAACCACAGATTGCTGCTCCTGCTCCCATGTTTCAAAAAATACAACTCCAATTACCCCCTTCACAGCCGGCAACTATTATGCCAACACAACCCAAAATAAATTTGGAAATAGGGAAAAACTCTCCGGGAAATATGATTTATACTGAATTGCCACCTGAATTACAACCAACAGTATCATCGCCACAATTACAGATGAACATGCCAACAATACCAACAATGCCAGCAATGCCAGCAATGCCAGCAACCCAACCTATAATAACAATGAATACACCACCATTAAATATGCCTATGGCGCCTTTAACGGGAGAAATACAAGAAATACCTGGAATAATAAATAATTTGGAATCGGATTACAAAGATCTATATAATGATTTCGATGACAATGATGACATCATAGGAAAAACATCACTTACAACATCTAGTGCCACATTTTCGCCTGTAAAATTATCTGATGATACACCATATGGATGTTTAAAAAATGGAAAAAAACCAACATTTCGAGCCTATAATAAAACAATTAAACATAATATTAAATTCAATGATGACTCCCAAGAGCCCCATACAGAAAGGCAGACAAAACTCAAGGAATTACAAGATAAACACAAAAGGAAAGCTATTTTGAATTCAGATACATCTACGAATGATGATAATGAACATGATTTACATGATGATGAAAAGTCTCTTAATAATAAAACTAAACATATGTCAAGGACAAAAATAAGAAGACATTTGAGAAAAACAATTACTAAAAAATTTAAATTGGGTAAAACAGGGGATGTTGTTGGTGTATTAATCAAAAATAATGACACGCGTAAAAACATACAAAGAGAACATGGTCTACTGAAAAATAAAAAATTATCAGAAGTTAAAAAATATTTAGTAGAAAAAAACCTTATAAAAATCGGTTCAATGGCTCCTCCAAATATTGTGCGCAAGATATACGAGGACGCAATGTTAACTGGAGAAATAGAAAACGTAGGGAAAGGTGTAGTATTACATAACTTTTTAGAAGATAAAAAGTCATGGTAATATAATTTTTCAAGAATATATTGGAATATTGGCAAGTAATTTACCTGTTTCTATACCCTTATAGCTATTACCGTATTTATTTAACGGTGGCGATGAAATACATATTCCCATTATTCCAGGTATAACTATCATAATAATACCCGCAACTCCACTTTTACATGGTAAATACGTTTCTTTCCACCAGTCATTTGATTCATTATAAAGACCATGATCTGCCATGTGTTCAACAATATAGTCAGTATTTGATTTAGATACAACGCGTTTTTTTGTTATAGGATTCACGCCACCGGATGCTAATGTTGCTGCCATGATTGCTACATCTTGACTTGTAACCATTACTGAACATTGTTTTGTATATACTTCTAATACAACATTATGGTCACCGTATAAACGATTAAACGACATAAGCTTTTTTAATATTTCTTTGTTAGTGTTACTTGTTTTAAATTCAGATAAATATAATTTTTTATTAATATATAACTTTCTACCAGCAAAGTTCTCCATATTTTTTAGTATGTCGTTTTCCATCTTCTGTATATTTTCTTTATCCGATAAAGCGTCATCGTGTAATAAACTAGTAGTCGCCATTGCCCCCGCATTAACAAATGAATTTATTGTATGATTGTGTATTTTAACTACATCCTTTAAAGAGTTAAATTCGTTTATCTCTTTATTATTGCCTACTTTATCTTGTAGATGCTTTATATTATGCTTCTCCAGCGCTAAAGCAAGTGTAAATACTTTTGAAACGGATTGTATAGAAAGTTCTGTTTTAAAATCTCCAAAATTCATAGTTTCCCCTTTTACATTACAAATAGAGATAGCATATATTGAAGGATCAATATTTTTTAGGTATGGTATATATGACGCATTTTTCCCTTTATTTTTTTCTGATGATATTTTTTTGAATATGTTCTCCACATCACTATACTTAAATGACATTTATATAAATATATAATATATAAGGAACAAAAATAGATATATAAAATAGTTTATATATATTATATATATTATTTTATGTCCCCTCCATTACTCATTTTTGAATTAATTTTTCAATTTTTCAATTTCTCCCGTTATTGACGTTCATCGCGTTTTTATAATCTATAAAATGTATGACTACCATTTGACGAATCGTGATCAAACACTTTCATAAGACGCGTTATGCTGTCATTATATAATATATAAAACTAAGATAAAGACATATTATGTAGATATATAACAACAAATTTTTATATTTCTATAACAAATACGCAATAATTGCGTCGCCATGTCTCTAATTTCAACATATCTTGATTATACAAAGAAATATAGCGAAGAATATGGAGAGAAAACAGTTGTATTGATGATGGTTGGTTCATTTTATGAAATTTACGGAGAGAGAAATAATGGAAGCGCAATAACGGGTAGTAAAATAGAAGAAATTTCAAAAATATGCGACTTATCAATTGCGCAAAAAACGGGAGAATATGTGATGGCTGGATTTACATATACAAAAATAGACAAGTATTTGAAAAAGATTCAAGAGGCAGGATACACATCAGTAGTAATAACACAAGATCCTAGCAATCCTAAAATACGTAACATAGAAGGAATTTATTCTCCGGGGACATTTTTTAATGCCGATGCCAATGAAATATCTAATAATACAATGTGTATTTGGATCGAGCGTGTGTCTTTCTCGAAATCAAGTTCAATTATTATTGGATTGGCAAATGTTGATATTTATACAGGGCGTGTAATTATTTTTGAACATACTGTAGAAGACAAGCATAATCCAACAACATACGATGAGTTAGAAAGATACATATCAACATATAAACCGAGTGAAGTAATATTAATTACAAATGTAAACGAAAAAAATGCGGATGATATTATTAATTTTACAGGAATAACAAGTCGGAATATTCATAAAATTTATTTATCTACAGACAACGCACAAACAGGTGAAAATAAATTTATAGAAAAGGCGAAACGCTGTGAGAAACAGACGTATCGCGATGAAGTATTGCGGAAGTTTTATACGCATAATGTAGTTGAATCATTTATACAGTCAACATTTAACTATGAGTATGCTACACAAGCATTAATTTTTTTATTGAATTTTTTAAATGAACATAATCCGCATCTTGTAAATAAAATTCGCGAACCGGTTTTTGATAATAAAAGTGATCGTGTTATTTTGGCAAATCATTCATTGAAACAATTAAATATTATAGATGATGATAATTATACAGGGAAATGCTCATCTGTTTTGCGCTTTCTTAACAACTGTATTACACCGATGGGAATGAGAAAATTTAAATACAAGATACTTAATCCGATATTTAATGTTGATAAGTTAAATAAAGAATATGATATTACGGAATATATGATTGAAAAAAAAGGCGAAGACCAAGTAACCGAATGGAGAACTAAGATGGGGGAGTTAAAAGATATAGAGAAGTTACACCGTCAAATTATTCATCAAAAAGTAAATCCAAGAAATTTGTATCATTTATATAACAATCTAGATACCATCATAGGGATGTATAATAAAATAAAAAAAGATAATAAGATTGTTTCCTACATAGTTCCAGAAGATAGTAATGACAATAATGACATTTCTATGTATTGTAAAAAAATACGACAGTTTATGGAATCTAACTTTGATATGGAAAAGTGTAAAAATATCGACAATCTTAATTATGACGAAAATTTTATATTAGAGGGTGTAAGTAAGAAACTGGATAGTATTATTTATAATTATGAAAATTCATTTATCGAGTTGAAAACTGTCCAAACTTATTTTGATAAACTTATTGCTGTTTCTGAGAAGGAATCAAAATCAGAAAAAAAATATGAGTATGTAAAGATTCATGATACTGAAAAAATGGGATATACTCTTATAGCTACAAAAAGGCGCGGAAAATTGTTGGAAGAACAGATAAAAAAGCAACTAAAATCTCAAACAAAAACACAGGCACAGGCAGTAACGGCAACATCGGAGGTTACTGTGGAAACGAACAGCGCAAAAACACCAACAGTAAAAATAGAGTATGTATCATATAATAAAAAACAAACAAGCTTAAATATTGAGCTATCAGGAATAACTTATCCTACATCAACTGGAAATAATTGTTCTATTCATTCCGCGCAAATAGATAAGATATGTAATATAATTATTAAAAGTAAATTAGAAATGAAACAGGAGATAGAATGTGTATTTATAGATATAATTAAAAAAATACAAAATATATTCGAAAAGGATATTCAACAAATAGTGGATGCTGTTACTATGATAGATATACTACAAAATAAAGTATATATCGCACAGAAATATAAATATTGTAAACCTGTAATTGGTGGAGTATCAAGGGTATCGGATGCTTCGAGTGCTTCCAGTGCTTCATATGTAAGAGCAGAAGGACTGAGGCACTGTTTGATTGAACATATTAACACGAGCGAAATTTATGTGACAAATAATATTGAGTTGGGTGAAGGAACGGATCAAAGCGGTATATTATTATATGGAACAAATGCTGTAGGTAAAACAAGCCTTATTCGCGCACTTGGGATAGCAGTTATTATGGCGCAAGCCGGATTATATGTTCCTTGCTCAAATTTCAATTACATACCATATAAAAGCATATTTACAAGAATTCTAGGGAACGACAATTTATTTAAAGGTATGTCTACATTTATGGTGGAAATGTCTGAGCTACGGGTTATTTTGAAATCGGCAAACAATACAGGCCTAATATTGGGAGATGAGTTGTGTTCAGGAACTGAGATAGATTCGGCGATCAGTATCTTCGTTGCTGGATTAAAAAAGATGAACGACAGTAAATGTTCTTTTATATTTGCGACACACATGCATGAAATTAATAAGTATGAAGAAGTGATATCAATGAATAGGTTGAGTATGAAACATTTAGAAGTAGTTTATAATAAAGAAACTGATAGTCTTGTATATGATAGAAAACTTAAGAATGGACCAGGTTTTAGTATGTATGGTCTAGAAGTATGTAAATCTCTTCATTTACCTGATGATTTTCTGGAATACGCAAATGAAATAAGGTTAAAATATAGGAGTAGCGAGCAAAGTATTTTGTCTTCTAATGAGAGTAGATATAATTCAAAAAAACTTAGAAATATATGCGAGTTTTGTAAGAAGGAAATGGGAACAGAAATACATCATTTACAGCATCAGAAAAATGCTGATAATATGAATTTTATAGAACACTTTCAGAAAAATCACGCAGCTAATTTAGCATCTATATGTGAAAAATGCCACGATTCAATTCACGCAAAAAACGAACAACATAAAAAAGTTAAAACGTCAAAAGGGTCTATTATCATCAAAATGTGAATATATTATTCACGAATATGATAAAAATAAAATGATTTTAAATATATAATTATCTTCTATAACTATAATTATATATAGTATATATAGTTATAGTCACATACTAAAAATTAAATAGATGAGCAACGGTCCAGCACATATACAAACAGTAAGCGAAGCATCCGGTTCTATATCAAATGTAGCACAATCAACATTTTCTAGTTTAGCAAATACACTTGGATTGCCACAATTGCGTGATTCATTTTTTCAAAATATAATTTATATTTTAATAGCTATTATTATTTTAGTTGGTATTTTAGTTTATATACAAATGGTGGGTCCAACAGGAAATAACCCACTTAATTTGCCACCTACAAAAGAAATCAAAAAAGTAGAAATTAGAAAAATAGTAGAAGGTTTTGACATTAGCAATAATTCTACAAGTAGTATTGCCGATAATGCCCAAATAATGCCCGATTCAAATGACAATGGTTATGAGGGCGGTCATGATGATGGGGGAACTGATCTTCATTTGGCGCATACAGAAGATTATGATGAACAATCTTCAAAAAGGAAAAGACATTAATAGTATTTTGTTATAAAAATTGTAATTAAATAGAGATTTAAGAATATAAGAATATAATAATACAAAAAATTGATTTATAAATTTGTATATAATAACTATATAAGTAATCTCAGTCGTAAAAACAAACAAGATGATCATCCCTGTAAAATGTTTCACATGCGGAAAAGTGATTGGTGACAAATATCGTTACTATTTGGCAGAAGTAAAAAAAATGAAAATGTCAGAAGATATGAAAAACGACAAAGTCGTATATTTGACTCAAGAATTTAGAGACAAAACACCGGAAGGATATGTTCTTGACCAGTTAAAGTTTAACAAAATGTGTTGTAGAAGACACTTCCTTTCTCACGTAGACATTGAATAAGTCAAAATATATATTATGTATGCGTTTAATTAAATAAATTATCAAATATTTTATTTTTTCAAGGTTATTTTGTCATTTTTTATTTACACGATTATTATAATATATTATAGTATATTATAGTATAAACAATATATTACAAAACAACATAATATATGTCTACTAAAAATAAATCAAAACGTTCAAGGCGTTCGCATTCTAGATCACATAAAAAATCAAACTCGCGTAAAATGAAAGGAGGTAGTGGTATTGGGGTTAGAATAGAAAGCGGATCACCAAATCAGTATATTAATCCTGTAAATTTGGAAGTAAATTGCCCGGGATGTAAAAGCGATAATACGACTGGCGCAGGAGCTTATTCTTTAAATACTCCATTGCCAGATTTTCCTCCATCATGGAATAAGGCTTTAATAATGAAAGGTGGTGGTAGTTGTGGTGGTGGGGTCCCTGGAAATCCTATTGGTGGTGGTGCCTGCTCACAAGCTCCGCGACAGTTTTTACAAGGAGGTGGCGCCAAGTCTCGAAAGATGGGCAAAAAACGAAGAGGCATGAAAGGTGGCGGTATGATGGATAATTTTTGGAGTTTTATGAAAACGCCTTTTTGGAGCGCAAACAAAAGTGGAGACGTTTTAGCACCTTCATCAAAAGGAATAAGTATCTCGGGATTAGGTTCTCCAGAATCTACCGCAGCAAATCCGCCAATGCCATTTCGTCAACCATGGCCATATCAATTAAAACAAATGGATCATGCTTACCAAAGAGGAGGTGGTAGAAAGCGCATAAACAGAAAAGTAACAAAAAAGGGACACAAAGGGCGCTCACTTAAAGGTGGTAATATTATAGATGATATACAAAATTTTGGGCGAGGTATTACATACAACTTAGGAAAAGTATATAATGACTTTTCAGGATATTCTAATAAAATATATGCTGCTAATCCTGTTCCATCATTTGGACAGTTTCCGAGGGGCTTATCTAATAATAATTTTAATAAATTCCCGTTTAATCCTCCATTGGAAAAAATATACAGAGATGCTGACAGCTATGCTACCAGATTGTAAAATAATATATTATTTTGAATAACGTTACGGAATAATAAAATAATACAAATACATATTTTATTTTTATTATTTTAATATATAATATAATATAAACAAAGCACATAGACGCATATGAGTATTTCAGAAACATTTTATAATTTATGCTTACCTTCAAAATTATATATGATATTAGGTATTATACTATTAATAGTATCATATTTCCACGATTTAAGAACAAAAGATGAAGAAAAAATATGTTTAGGGAATCTAAAGTGCGCAATAAAGAACAAACCAGCATATTACGCCTTTAATTTGACATTTATTTTATTCTGGGCGTGGTTTTTGAACTTATTATGTAGATATGGATGGGTAAAAACGGCGTGGTTTATTTTCATTTTCCCTTATGTAGTATTATTTTTAGTGCTTTTATTAATAACCAAAATGGTTGTTGGTATTGCCAAGACACAAGGACGTTAATAGTTGATATATTAATATAACAATAAATGATAACAATAAATGATAACAATAAATGATAAATGATACAATGTATTTTATATTTAAAAATACATTGTAATAGTATATAAAATATAAATATATAAAATATATAAAATATATAATATAACAATATATCTTAAGAAATAATAATAGAATCACAAAATGTCAATGAATTCTGAAATAGCGTGGAGAGTTATCGATTGTTTTTTCGACGATAATCCAAATATATTAGTAAAACATCATTTAGCATCATACAATGATTTTATAACAAATGGTATAAAACGTATTTTTAAAGAGAAAAATCCGATTATTTTACAAAAAGAACAAAATCCCGATGACAACACATTTAATCTTCGATGTGAGCTTTATATGGGTGGTAAATCGGGTAACAAATTATACTTTGGAAAGCCTGTTATTTACGATGATGAAAATAATGGCGCAGAAAAACGTGTTCATTTTATGTATCCGAATGAAGCACGTCTTCGAAATATGACATATGGCACTACAATACACTATGATGTAGATGTCGAATTTATTATGCGCGATTTTGATGGAAACATTGTTCAAAACAATATTACGCTTGAAAAAATATTTTTAGGTCGTTTCCCTATTATGCTCCAGTCAGAATTATGTATTTTAAGCGGCATGAGTCCATCTGTTAGATTTAATATGGGTGAATGTCGCAATGACTATGGTGGTTATTTTATTATTGATGGGAAAGAGAAGTTTATCATTTCACAAGAGAAATTCGCCGACAATATGTTATACATACGCGAATATAAAGATAAAGATGAATTATATAGTCATTCCGCTGATATAAGAACAGTATCTGAAGATGCCTCCAAACCAGAGCGCACAATGTCAGTAAGAATTGTTGCCCCAGGAGCAAGATATACGAATGGACAAATTGTAGTTGTCATTCCAAATGTTCGCAAACCAATACCATTATTTATTGTTATGAGAGCATTGGGTGTGATTTCTGATAAAGATATTATTGAATACTGTCTACTTGATCTTGAAAAAAATGAGAGTATGATTGACCTTTTTATACCTTCGATACACGACGCAAATAAAATATTTACACAGGAAATCGCGTTAAAATTTATTGCCACTTTTACGAAATCAAAGACCACCTCGCATGTTCACGACATTTTGATGAATTATTTTCTGCCTCAAATAGGAGAGCTAAATTATATAAACAAAGCGTATTATCTAGGATATATTGTATATAAGTTATTGCTTGTATATACGAAGGTAGATAAGGAGACAGACCGAGACAATTTCAAGTTTAAGCGCGTAGATTCACCAGGGCGTCTATTGTATGATTTATTCAAAGAGTATTTTTCATTACAGCAGGCAAATATTCGTCTTGCCGCTGATCGTGAGTATTATATGAATACATCGAGATATAATACAAATGAAAGTTTTCCAACACTTATAGCATTAAACCAGAGCGAGATTTTTAAAGACCGTATAGTCGAATCGGGATTAAAACGTGCTTTTAAAGGAAACTGGGGATCTGTAGACCATACTAAAAAAATCGGAGTTGTTCAGGATATAAATCGCCTATCATACAATTCATTTATTTCGGGTCTTAGAAAGATAAATTTGCCAATTGACTCGTCATCAAAGTCGATTAAACCGCGTTTATTACATGGATCGCAGTGGGGAATCATTGATCCTGTAGATACACCAGATGGAGCAAACTGTGGTCTACATAAAAATATGACATTAATGTGTCATATAACAACAGGATTTTCAGGACAACCAATTATAAAATGGATGCGAAATACTATTGGTATGAAATTATTAGAAGAATGTCCTCGAAAATACTTATATAGTGCGACAAAAATACTAGTAAATGGAGCATGGGTTGGTGTAGTTTCATCGCCAGATACAGTAACAAAACAAATAAAAACATATAGAAGATATGGTCTAATATCTACATTTATAAGCGTAAATTGGGATATACAGGCAAATGAAATATATATTTTTACAGATGGTGGAAGATTGTGTAGACCATTATTTTTTTATGACGATATAAGTGGTGAATATTCTTTTCAGAAAAAAGAAGCAGCAGCATTATTACAGTCTGGTAAATTAAAATGGCATAATTTAGTAGGATGTAAAGAAACAAAAGTTATAAAAGAACACGAAATAGATACAGCAACAATATATACTCCTATAAGTTTATATGGTATAGAAGATATAGTGGCACTTAAAAATACACGAATGCCTGATATATTGGAGTATATTGACACGTCGGAAGCAGAATCGGCTCTTATTACTTTATCTTACGGGTCGAGAGATAAGTTATATACTCATATGGAAATTCATCCCTCATTGATGTATGGTTTCATGGGGAATCAAATTGTGTATCCTGAAAATAACCCATTACCGCGTAATGCGTTTGCGTGCGGTCAGGCAAAACAAGCTGTTTCAACATATAGCACAAACTTTATTTCAAGGATTGATAAAATGGGCGTGATGTTAAACTATGGGCAAATACCTATAGTTAAGAGCAGATATTTGAAACATATTAATAACGAAGAGCATCCATGTGGTGAAAATGTAATTGTAGCTATTATGTGTTATTCGGGATATAACGTAGAGGATTCTATTCTATTCAATGAAGGCTCAGTTAAACGCGGAATGTTTAGGACGACATATTTTAATAGTTATGAAACGCGCGAAGAGTCTACCAAAGATAAAGGTGTGTTATCTGAATCGCGCATTGTTAATATAGAAAAAGAAGCAAACGTGATTGGACTTAAACCTGGTTACGAATATGATCAGCTTGACATGTATGGAATGATCAAAGAAAATACCGAATTAAATGATAAAATAGTATTAATTGGTAAAGTAAAGACGAGTTCTATGAATCCCGATAAACAAATAGATGAATCCGTTTATCCGAAAAAGGGGCAACTTGGATTTGTAGATAAAACATTTATTACAGAGAATGAAGAAGGAACGCGTCTTGCTAAAGTTAGGATACGTGAAGAAAGAATGCCAAATATCGGTGATAAATTTGCGTCAAGAGCGGGACAAAAAGGAACAGTTGGTGTATTAATAAGAGAACAGGATATGCCATTTACAGCTGATGGGATACGTCCGGATATTATAATAAATCCTCACGCAATTCCATCACGTATGACGATTGGTCAACTAGTAGAAACATTGACAGGTAAGGCGTGTTCGCTATATGGAGCATTTGGGGACTGTACTGCGTTTGTAAATACAGGACCCAAGGAGAAACGATTTGGTGCCCTATTAGTAAATCAGGGTTATCATTCTACGGGGTGTGAGATATTATATAATGGTATGACAGGAGAGCAAATACAATCAGATATATATATTGGACCCACTTATTATATGCGTTTAAAACATATGGTTAAAGATAAAATAAACTACCGCGCACGTGGTCCAAGAACTCTTCTTACGCGTCAGACTGTTCAAGGGCGCGCAAATGATGGTGGTTTACGTATAGGTGAAATGGAACGTGACGGAATTATAGCACACGGTATAAGTCATTTTCTAGAGGAGTCTATGATGATTCGTGGCGACGAATACTTTATGGCGGTGTGTAATAAGACAGGAACAATCGCAATATATAATAGTATGCGTGATTTATTTATAAGTCCTATGGCTGACGGTCCGGTAAAATTTACAGGGAACTTATTAAGTGAAATGAATATTGATAAAATAACGCGGTTTGGTAGGTCGTTTAGTATTGTGCGTGTCCCATATTCTTTTAAGTTACTATTACAGGAATTAATGACAATGAATGTGACGATGCGAATTATAACGGAAGACAATATAGATCAGCTAGAAAGTATGTCGTATTCAAAGACAATAAATAAATTAATGTATAATGATGGTCCTGAAGTGACTAAATCGGAAGTAATTGAAAGCATCATAGAAAAGAACAAATCTAGTAGCACGGCAGGATACATTGTAAGTAAGACAGCGCGTAAGACGGAATTGTCATCAAAACAAGAAAATACAAATGCTATATTATTAGACAATCAAAAAGCACAGGAGCAAATGCTGAAAGATATAGAGAATCTTGGTTGGAGATTAGATGAACGTGTATTAGTATCAGAACTTGCGAAAGAAGGTGAAGGTGCTGCTGCCGTGGATAGTCCAAAAGAAGGAGAAGCTACACCTGGTAAATATAGATACACTTTTACTTCTTTGATCTTGGATGGAAATGGTTCTCCAACAGAAATATGGGATGGATCCACACCAGGTTATGGAACATTCCCGACAACACATCCAGTGGGTTGGTCAGAGAAAGATTTAGTATATGATGATGGAACAAAAATACCGGATGAGGTCATGGCAAACGAGTTGGCAAGAAACCAGACACCTAATAACTGGATGAGTTCATATATAAATATATTCCAAGAACATCAAAAGATTATGTATAAGAAAAGAATAATGGAACAGGCAAAACAACAAGCAGAAGCAGGAGTTTTAGCCGGTGAAGCACAACAAGGATTGATGCCATTATCGCCATATGAAGTGTCATCGCCAGGTTATACAGCATCATCACCAGGTTATACAGCATCAAGTCCTGTTTATGGACAGCAAGATGTTGTCCCAGGACAACAAATGAGTTATGGCGCAATGGCAATGGGAATGGGAATGGGAGAACAAAGACAAGCGACTATGCCTATGGTAAGACTGGGAAATGTATTAACTCCTGTTCAAGTTGTGACTCCCTCAAGTCCAATGTATACTTCAATATTTAGTCCTACTGGTGAAGGCTCGCCGCAAGAGATGCCAAAACAATCAAGTATTTTAGAAGTAAAAGCGCCAGAAAAGAAAGATTCTTCTGATGATGGTGGAGGCGGACAAGCTGATGGCTCTAAAAGGGTAACGATATCAGCATCAGCATTACAATAATAATTTATATGATAAGAATGAAATATCTTGTAAATAATATAATAATCTATTTTTATTTATTTTATTTATTTTATTGTGAGTAGACCAGATAATAAAACAATAATAAAATTGAATTAAAATTATTGTTTTGTAATATAAATATAAGAAAGAGTAGTAAGAGAATCAACAGAACAAAAAAGAATCAAAATGGCAAGTCAACAACAAAAATCATCAAGCGGAATAATTACAATGATTCACAAATCTCGTGAGACACTAGTTAAATTATTGGGGGAACAAAAATACGATACATCTGAATACCAAGACTTTGGTGTAAATGAAGTTCACGCAATGTATACGAATAAAGACATTCCAAAACAAATGGACATGTTGATGTCGGCGAATAAAGGAACGGCACTTGAGAAAAAAGTATATGTAAAATATCATTTAGGCAAAACTCTACGAGTTGAGAATATTCAAGACTATGTAGACGATTTATTTACATTTGAAAATGTTCTCAATAAAAAGACAGATACACTAGTTATTGTAATAAAACAAGAAGTGAATCAAACATTGATGAACATTTTGAATGAATTTTGGGAAAGAAATCGTATATTTATTATCATATTTAGTTTAGAAAGACTACAGTTCAATATTCTGGAGCACCAGTATGTTCCAAAACATGTGATACTCACTGATGAAGAGAGAGAGTCATTATTTAAAAAATATAATATAGTAGATGTAAAGAAGCTGCCTGATATTTCACGATTTGATCCGGTGGCACAAGCTATTGGAATGAAGCCGGGTGACATATGCCGTATTGAGCGTCCAAGCAAAACGGCAGTTATTTCAAATTATTATAGGCATTGTTCTCAAGTTATTTTGTAAAATATTGTTGTGATCATTTAAATTTATAGATATACATTATAATTATAACCAATTTTTGTTATTTTAATTATAATGTATTATTATTTTTTATTATGATATTATAGATATTATATATACTAAAAAAATATACTATTAATGATAGACATACAAACATATTACTTAAATCAGTTAGATAATTTAAATAACCAATATACAGCTAATACAACTGATTATGTTCAAAATTTTATCAATTTCAAAAGTGACCAACTTATATATAACATTAATATCAGAAATTTAAACACAAAAAATTTTGAGTTGGAGAATCCTAATAATCCTTATCTTGTTGCTAAAAATAATCTTAAGAATTTAAATGATAATTATGCTGCGTTAGCAGTAGAGGTTAATGAGGTTTTCTTACTCAAGTCAAAAAATATAAACAATATCCAAAAAAAAATAGACATATTAACGGAGGAAAATGAAATTTTATTACGAGATGTTTCTAATGTTTCGGATGTAAATAATGCTTCTCATCCATTTTTTAATAATGAACGATATATGTATTATCGTTCTATTATTTATTTAATAACAACGGTATCGGGTGTTATTTACATTTTATACTTGCTACAGTCGACTCCATTTGTGGAAATAACTAAAAATGTAGTTGTGAATACAAAAAATATTGCGAGCAATGCGATTGATAAGGCGAAAGGTGCGGTAGGAAATGCTGACGCGAACGATCCCAATGTATCTGATAATTCGACTAGAAATATGATAATATTATTATTAGTAAGTATAGTAATTATAGTTGTATTTTATTTAATAATATATTTGGTAAGACGTGCTAATCCAAAAGGGGAAGAGTCTAAGACTCAAAAAGAAATACAACGCATTGCGGATAGTTGTAAGCGAGATAAGAGTGAATCGTGGGTTACAAGTCAACTAGAAAAAATAAAATCATATCTAGTGACGCCTGATGTTCCAAATAATAGTTAATAAATAATATAGAACATATATAAACAATAAGCAATATATAAGGTGAATATATAACTACAATATAATAATATTAGCAAAAATACATTTTCTATTTATATTTTATAAATAATATATAAATAAATAATAGTTACAATGGATTATTCAAACATGTTTAGTGATTTAGCACCAATTTTCGAAAGTGGTTATAGAGCTCAACGTAATTCTGATCCTGCTATTAAGCAAGGTGTCCAGTTCTTAAACGATGAACGCTCTATTATAAATGGTCTTATACCAAATTTAAATCTTATTTCACAAACCGGTGGTTCAGGTATGGATTCCGCAAAGATTGTTAATGGTAGAATTTTAGAAGGTTTATCTACAGCAACTACATCGCCAACGGCTACAAATATTGCTCCTGTTCCTTCAACGACCCCTTCATCTACTACAACACAAGCATCACCGCAAGTTACACCTGTTTCTCAAGACACCATAAATTCTCTTAAAAACCAGTATCAATCAACTTTAAATTCTTTAAATACTAACATGAATTTATTAACAACAAACTTTGGAGGTGGTATTGCTGGTAACGACGAAATGACACAGATAAGTAAAGACATTTCTTTAAAAACAGGAGACGTAAGAAAGATAATATTACAAAACGTAGGAAATATACGTAACAATTTAGACTCTATATATAGTCAAATTACACAGGCTACAAATAATAATATTATAATAACAAATCAAGAATATGAAGCTATATCAAAACAGTTGAATGATATAAATACACAAATTATAAATAATTATCGAGAATTAAATAAACCTGAAATGGATATAGATTATGTCTCACCTGTAGCTGGCGCTGAAGAGACGTCAATATTGTCAACGCAAAGATACTATGTATATATTTTATGGTTTATAATAACTGTAATTGTTTTATATATAACTGTTTCAAATTTAATAAACCCGAGTTCCTCTACATGGTCATTAGCAGTAAGTTTGATAATAATTATTGGATTATTTGCGTTCTTAATATATAATAATATCGGAACATGGTATACTAGAGTAGATAATGATATAAGGTCATTTGAGTGGCCTAGTTTTAATAATGTTTTTAATTTTGATCCATTAGTCTCTATAAAATATACATCTTAAATACTACATTTTAGTATATAAAAAAATTAATAAATAATTGGTTTTATATGACAATTATTTATTGAATATTTATCGAACATTCAGTAAATATTTATCTGACTATAATTATATTTAAGAATATATTTGATAGTATAAAATATTAATATGAGTTTTCAAAGCTTTGCTCAAGGAAATGAATTTCAGAATAAACGAGATGCTAGAATAAAACGCACAAACCATAGATATAAAGAACGTTTTACAAATAGTTCATCATCATATATAGAAGCTTTTTCTGGTAACAGTAATGGTTCGACAGCACCCTCGACTACAACCGCCGCTTCATCATCAAAGGTCGCGCCAATACCAGCCGAATATCAATTTAAAAATATACAAAGAGTAAATAAATCAGAAAATGAGAATATGAAAGGTGTTATAAAAGATGTAAATAAAAATGTGAATATAGCAGTTGGTGCTGGTGAAAATACGTCCGATGTGGCAAGTAATTTTTTAAAATCAAATGATAAAAATTCATTAATAAATCGTAACATAACTACCGTAAATGGTATTAAAGGGGCTGTAAATTCAATGGGTATATTTTCGGCATATCCAAGCGAAGTAGCAAATAATAGTAATGCTAATTTTGATTCTACTGATATAAATATTTACAAGTCTCTTTCTCTTCCAATAAATGATATTAATTCATATAAAATTATATCATCGGGAGAACCAAATAGCGCCAATACAGCAATATTAGGAACCGCATCACAAATGCCTACAGTTGATGCTGAGAATAATATTGGAAAATATGCTGGAAAAAATGTATATGTATATGATAGAAATCCTCTTTTAGGTAATAGTATTAATTATTATGGTAATTACAATACATCTCTATCTCTTGCTCGAAATTCAATAACTGGCGGAACTAATGCTATACAGTGTTTCGAAAGAGCTGCTGATACAGCCGCGCAAAATAAATTAAGTCGTATATGGGCGGGGGTTGACAACTTTGGGAATTGTTATACAGGAGAGTCGCCTTCAGGCGCAGGCGGACCACATCAGTCATATAGCAAGGATTTAGTATTATGTGAAGTTTTTCCAGGTGTTGTATTAACTAGTGCTATGGTTCTCGGGGCAAATGGTGGTCTTTATGATGGTGCTCCTAAGGAGAATGATATGGAAAATAGCAATTTATTAAATAAAGATACGTTAGATAAGACGGTATTAGCAGATGTAGATCCTATACACGGTGTAACTATAAATAGTGTAAGTGGTTCATATGGGCTTTCGGAAGGTATAGAAAATAAAGATAATATGCAGTTTGCTGACAGTGTTTTAAATTCTACAGAACCTAATACTACGGGTAAAGCTACAGCAACACTTGGAACAATACGAACCACCAAATCAACTCAACGAAATTGCGACTATCCTAGTTGGATATATGGTTGGTGGAGCGCATGGTTGTTAGATACCCAATGGGCTTTTGATAATTTTTGTCATAATGATGAGATAATAAATTATTCAAGTATTCTCAGAAAAGGACAAAATTCTTTAAATGATGTAACAATTACATATAAATGTGGAAAAATTCAAAAATCATTGCCCCCACAAACTGTTGCTCAGGGAACACAGTTATCAATTAGTTGTCAAGATGAAGTGAATAAATATGGTTTAATGGTTCTTAGAATAGCCGACAACGGTGTTATTACAATAACAAATACAGCAACAAACCAAGCGGTATGGACATTTACGCCAACTAGTGAACAGCAAAATTTGTTAAACCAAAGCCTAAAATTAAAAAATGGCAACACTATTAATTTAAATGCTAGACGAAACGACTGGGTTGATAATAGTGGTATAACAAATATAAATACTACACCTACTCTTAACCTTTACACTTATATGACTGGATCAGGATCAGCAAAGATGGCATACTTTTCACCTGGAGAATACTTATCGTCACCTAATGGAATATGTAGATTAAAATTAAACACGGATATGAAGATTGTTATAGAATATTCATTGTTTAATTTAGCATTAGACAATAGTGGTTATGCGATAGGTAATATTTCAAATGCTCCTTCATCGTCTGATGAATCATATGCTATATATTACATTGATGGCGTTCAGTCTAATAATATAGGTAATATGTCATATGTAGATATGAACAATAAGGTATATCGGTATCCTCAAGCATCCACAGCGCTTCCTTTAGGAGAATCATATACTGAAAGTAAAAATTATATACCCATGACTACCCCATTAAATAGAACATCCGGTATAAGTGATCCTGAAAAATGTGGCAATATTTGCTCGAATACCGACGGTTGTGGAGGGTTTATGCTTATGGGAGGTGATTGTATGACATATACTTCAAACAATTTATTCCCAAATGAGAATAGAATGTATCAGGAAGGGGCAAGCACATATATACGAGACAAGAAGATTACTCAGGATATGACACATCCTTCATGTAGTAAACAAATTTCGAATGTAACAACCGATGTATTCAATAACTTTGGTAGAAACATAACTGGAGAGTTTATGTCAACTGATATGAAGTGCGGATTGGCTGTAGTATTGGATGAGCAAGTTAAAAATTTAAATACTACTAACGCTAATGCGATTGCGAAAGGGAAAATGATACAAGATCAAATTACAAATGTTTATGGAAAACAAAATAGAGCGATTGGTGACTTAGAATTAAATAATATGTTTTCAGGTATGTTTGAAGATGTAATTCAGGATGTAGACAAAAAAATGGAGAAAGCAGAAATGAATGCTTTAACAAATGTAGCAGCAAAAGATAATACAGAGCTTATTTTAATAAGTGATAATTATAAATATATTATTTGGGGCATAGTAACCCTTTTATTATCTATTGGAGCAATTAAGGCATTGCGTGCTGGAAGTAGTTAATATAGAGTATTTAATAGGAATATTAAATTATAAATTATATATCGTATATTAATTTTTATTTTATTTTAATATTGTATATTAAAATAAATGAGTTCACAAGATAGTATTTCAAACACCCAACTTGCCTATAATAATAACTCTAAAAATTTACTTGACAGTATACAACAGTTGACAGAAACTGAAACTGATCTTCTTACTCAAGTTACAAACTTGGCGGGTGCTGATACAAATGCTACGGGGATTAATACTTCAGATTTAAATAATCCAGAAACAAATAGACGGATAAAGAAGCTTTTAGCAGAAATTAAAAATATAGAACAGATTAAGACATCTATATATAATACTCTTACAACTTCATATGAATTAACGCAGCAACAAATTGAAGCAATACGCCCTATTGTAGCAAATAGTAATGTAGCAAATCAGTTAATGGCTGACGCACTTAATCTTAAACTCGAAAAACTTGGCGAAGAGATACAATTAAATAATAATTCTCAGAGATTAATAGGTGTTAATAATTATTACGCGAGACGATATGAAGCTCATTCATCGGTAATGAAAAAAATTGTTCTTTTTTGTGGAATCATTATACTTGTAATATTTTTAATGAAAATAGGATTTATTAGTGACGGAATATCAAGTATTCTTATTATTGCGACTCTTGTTGTAGCAATTATTATGATTGGAAAAGAAGTATGGGATATATCTAGGCGAAGTAATATTGATTTTGATAGATACAATTATCCCTTCAATGAGAAAAATATACCAGCAAGGACTCATAATAGAATCGACAAGAAAACCGATGAGACATACGCTAGACAATTTGTTAATAACATATGTAGCGATATTACAAAGACAGCTTCTAGTGTAGTTGGGGATCAAGGCGACAATTCTTCATCTACTGCTGATGCTGGTTCGGGTGCTGGTAATGGTTCAACAAACGCCTCAAGTCCTACTGTTCCTCAGCCATCTTCTACGGTAACTACCGCTAGTCCTATGTCTACATCGATGAATAAAGAAAATTTTGTGTCAAAAAATGGGAGGCTATGTCCTATGACTAATCCTTGTAATAATACTTATTATACTAAATCGCCGGAATCATATAATGCTTGCCAATAAATGTAAAATAAAAAATATAAAGTATAAAAATATTAATTATAAGAATATAAAGTATAAGAAATATAAAATAAAATACTATGATATTATAGATATAGCATAATATTTTATATAATTAAAAATCAGAATGGCTCCTTCAATTGATGACATAAAAGACGAAATAAAAAAAAATACATCCAATTCAAATTCAGCATTAAATCAACAGATGGGTGGTAATAATAGTTGTGAAAAAGTAACACCACAAATATTAGATACATTAAAAAAGGTTCAAAGCACAGCGGAATCAATTAACAATACGCTTTTTTCGCCAGAATTAAATAATGCTGCTACTGATTTAAATAAACAGTTAGCGTATCAAGCAGCAAAAAGTGCTGTATCTAATGCTCAACTAAGTTATGATATCGCACAACAAGATTATATTAAGAGCAGACCAAATGGAAGTTCTGAATATCAAGAATTATTAAAAAATAGATACCAGCAAACAGGAATTAATGAATTAAATGAATTGAATCTTAAGTTTACAGATACTACAAATTTAATTAATAGTATAATTGTTGTTGTAGGAGAGCAAGATATTGCTGAAAAAAATATGAAAATCTTATTAAAAAAATTAGAAGAAGAAAATGAAAAATTAAATGATATTATAAACAGTGAAAATACACAAGCGCTAACATATAATCGTAGATCTGTATATGAATCCAAGTTAAATGAAACTGTTAAAAATTGGACAGTGTTTCCAAGTATAATTTACTGGACATTACTTATTTTATGGGTAGGTATTGTATTAATATACTTAAGGAATATATCATTTAAAACTATAGGATTATTAATTGCTTTAATATTGTATCCTTATTTTTCTACAGATATAGTTTTATGGGTATTAACTAAGATACAAATTCTATGGAATTTTATATTTACTGCTGTCCATAACCGCATAACATCATAATAACATAATCATAATTATTTTATTTTAATTTAATTGACTCAATAAAAAGTATAAAATATTATCATATCATATTATTTTTATGATAATATATTCATAGTTATGTATATTAATTCTCTTCCTCTACTTCGTCGTGATTGTAAACAATCGACAGATTTTTCCATCCTTTAGTTGTATATTTACCATATTTCTTATCAAATACTTCATATATTTCATTGCCACGCGGGACATTCCTGTCATAATGTTCAATATACCAAATCTTAAACGACTCATACATTTCAGTTTTCTTTACATAGTGTCCGTCCACTTTACGAATCTTATCACGAATAAATTCATTGATATAGTCTTGGCTATTTCTATAGCTCTCACTACTCGCTACAACAGCAGGGGTATCATTCACCATGCCACCGGTTTCAAATGCCTTCTCCACAAGCATTGCCAAGAATACAGGTGCCCAAGTTTTGAATTTTTCATCAAGTCGCTTGTCGATCAAGAATTGATAAGGCGAATCAGGATCATTACTCTGTGGATTATTACAGAATACCGCTTTGTGGTCTACTTTGCGAATACGTCTCCATGTGCCTTCATCGTTTGCTTTGACATCAAGAAGAGTATTAGTGCAAACAACTAGTTTAAACTGAGGCCTAAATGTAATCATATTTTTGAAGAGAGCGCGGCCCTGGATTGGATCACCGCCGGTAATTTCTTTCATAGGACCTTCTTCGAGGCGCATACCCTTTGACGGTTCCTGCATAACAGCATATCGAATTCCGACAAGTTGCGCGATTTCCGATGATGTTCCGCCAATGGATGCTCGCTTGCTTGTAATGAGCGAAATTGGAACAACTGCTTTGTATTCGCCCAAAACCATCGACATAAGTTCTACTAATTTTGACTTGCCATTGCTACCACAACCAGTATAGATATTAAATGTCTGCGGGTAGTTGATACCAATCAAACACGATGCCAAGTGTTCCCACATATATTTTCGAATATCTTCCTCGGGGTAGAGTTTGTTCATAAAGTCGTGAATCTCATCCATCGTCTTTTTGTGTTTCTTTGGGTCGAGAGGAAAATAGTCGATGTTTGTGCTCTTTGTAACATAGTCGTCGGGTTGTCCCTTCCTCGCGCGTTTTTCTTTGAAGTCAATGACGCAGTTGTTACAACACAAGAGATGCGTTTTAGTGTCAACGTTTTGTAAGAATGACTTGTCATAGAATAGCTCTTGTGCTTCCTTCATCAGGTGTCCTTTTGTAATAGCGTTTTTTAGTTTCAAACATATATCAGAAATCCTATGTTGGAACTGATTCGGCTTATTTTCATCACCGCTGTTATTGTTACCATTTGCTGCGGTTGTTCCACTGCCAGCGGCAGCAGCAACAATTTGCTTGCTCGCTTTTCCTGTAGTAGCACCACTACCGCCACCACTTCCTATTGAACCAATACGTGAAACGTAGACATTATACATTTCAGTCGAAATCATTTGTCTAAGAGAGATGCCACAGTCGCATTCAACCCATCGATTATTTTCAAACTCATACCATACATTGTCACCAAAGTCAGCACAAACAAATCTATTTTTATACATATTGTAAAGAACAACGGCTAGATCAACGACTGTTGTTTCGGGTTTTCCGTTTATATTCACCAGATCATTCGACAATGTAATATCAACATAATAATCGATAGTCTTTTTATATACTTCGAGATATCGTTCTTTGGCATCACTTTGTGCCCAGTATATAATGGATCGACGCGTAAGTCCATCTTCATTTTCCATCGAGAACGTTTGCCATTTCTCGTAAAATTCGGAAATATTGTCATAACTGAATTTTTCTGATTGCGAACTAAATAGAATCCAGGATAAGAATAGTTTATCACTAGTATTGCGCAAGGCCCATCCTACACGGATCCATAAGTTGTATTGATTATAATATTTTTCAGGAAGACACATCGTGTAGTCGCTCGTTTCTTTGATGAAGTGTTCGCGCGTCTCAAGACTATTAAATATTCTGTCAATTTCATCTGTCAACTGTTCACGATTTGTAATTTCTAGAATATTGCTAGTGCTTGAAGCCACGCGGCGGCGCATAATAGTGCCAGATTTTGTCTGTGGTGTTCGGCGCATTTTGTTCTTCTTAATGTCTTCATATTCGCGACGCACTGAGTCAAGAACATCAAAGGTGGGATTTCCCTCGTATTGCGCAGATAGTAGATGAAAGTTTTTAACATAGTCGAAAAACGAGACATTTTTCTCTTCATATTCCCAGCCCCAAACGCTAGTTGACTTTGTATTAGAGGCAGAGCATGATTCCGTTTCATCATGTTCATCTTCTTGGTCATCATTGTCGCAATCATCATTAACATCGCGTTCTTCGTCGTCGTGTTCTTCATCCTCCTGTGTTTCGTTTTTTACATACACAAAATTGTATTGATATTTAAGCGCGTATGCGTCATTGCCTGGCTTCCGTGACCCATAAAGTTGCCAACCAACTGGATTGACCATCCGCGAAATATTATCATCTAAAATGTCGTCCCATGAATTTTTTAATGGCAAGTGTTTCAAAATGTCGGGGATCTTTTTCAAAATACTATTGCGCAGCATATGATGAACCGCGCGGTCAGCGTGAATGCCAATAAGAATATGAATCCCATCTTTTGTATATTTTTCGTCGTCGGTATTCACGCTCGGTTTTTCAAAGACAAACACAGTGATTTCCTTCTTTTGTCCTTCACTTATATTCATAATCTTGGCAACTTCTTCCATATATAACTCGACAATGTTTTCTACATCTTCTTTCTTGTGTTGCCTTGAATCAATGCTAGCATCATAACGGAAATCCAAGTCAACAAGAATAGGTCCGGCACCAGAAAGCTGTTTTTCAGTTAAATATTCATGACGCCGATTCATTACAACATGTTTCGAATATTTTGTCCAAAACTCGCGTAATTTTTCAGATGGTATATAAAATGTTCCTCCGGTTACGCCATGTGGTTGACTAGGTATTCTCGTATGAGTAAACGAAAGTCCTGATGTAGCTTGATCATTTTTCTTCATATAAAATTGTTTCATGTATTGTTCATAGTCGGTTGCGGTGGATGAAGCGGACATTATAGTGTTTTGATTAGGTTTTGATTTGGTTGTATTGAAAGTTTTTGGGGTTTCCATTTGTATATTATAAAGAAAGATATTTTTATGTCAATTTTATATATTTCAAAAAGATTCCCTAAAATATAGAATCTTGTTTATTAAAAAACTAATATATATAGAAAAATGACATAAAAATTAAATATGTTAGTAACATACACTAGTCAGTAAATAACTTGGATTTTTTTAATGGCAAATAATAAGATTATTGTAGGAGGGGGTCTAGGTAGTGAAACTACCGCGTGTCCACCAGTAAGTATTCCGAAAGAAACAATTGATAGACTATTGAAAGATATAAGAGACATGGTAACTTCTTCACTTGAAAGTGATGGTATATATTATAAACATTCTGAAAACAATATTTTAAAAGCTTATGTTATGATCGTTGGCCCCCCCGATTCACTTTATTTCGGAGGATACTATTTTTTTCAGTTTGTTTTTCCAACCGACTATCCACATTCACCTCCTTTAGTTACATATTTAACTAATGATGGTATTACACGATTTCATCCTAATTTTTATAAAAGTGGAAAGATATGTTTATCTATTTTTAATTCATGGCGCGGCGAACAGTGGACCTCGTGTCAGACTATAAAGTCGTCTCTTTTGACAATGTTGTCTATTATGGATAATAAACCACTTTTACACGAACCAGGAGTAAAAGAGACGCATAATGATTATAATAGTTATCATATAATGATTTTGTATAAAAATATTGATTTTTCATGTATTCAAGTAATAACCGATTTTATGAATACAAATAATATTCCCATTGAAGCCGAATATAAACAACATTTTTACGGTATTATGGAAGAACGTTTAAAGCGGAATTCAAAAGACATTCTTGACATTATTCGAACAAACGTAAGTAAAAATATTAATAATCAGTATACGGTTCGTTCACTATATGGAATGTCATTTCAAGTAAATTTTGATAATCTGCTTGAAAAATTTATGGCATTGATGAAGAAGCATAATATTAATATTGATTGACCATTATAGCGATTATAACTTTTACTAAAATGAAAAAATATAATATTAATTACATAAAATTGAAATAAACAAATAAAACTATATTATAATATATTATACACCAATCTCTGTCAAACTATCTCTTTATAACCAAAACATGCATTTCTGTGTAAACTGTGATAATATGTATTATATTCGTCTATCAGAAGAAGACCCAAATTCAATTGTCTATTACTGTAGAAGTTGTGGTCATGAAAACAAGAACATTTCATTGAATAGTGTTACAATTTCGAAGACATCTTTTAAAAACACAAAACAAAAATATAACTCTATTCTGAATAAATATACCAAACTTGACCCCACTTTGCCTCGCATCAATACGATCAAGTGTCCTAATCAATCATGTAAAAGTAATCATGAAGGTAGAGAAGAAGAGGGTTTAGTTGTTGAGTCAAAAAAGAAGGGAACAGGCGAGACAGGCCAGGCGGGCCAGGAAGCTGTTGGCGTTGCGTCTGCTGATAGTAAACGCGAAATTATCTATCTTAGGTATGATGATATTAATATGAATTTTGTATATTTATGCCCTACCTGTGATACTGTTTGGAATACCGAACAATCTTTGTCATAAATATAATCTAACCACGTGATTTAATCGTTCATTTACTTTATTATTTAGACATTTAATACAATATAATACAATATAATACAATACAATTGTATTTTTTTATATAATTGTATTTTCATATAATAATGATTTTAATATTTTGATAAAATTGAAATAAAATCAACCCAATATATTATATATAAACACGTCAAACTAAAAATGTCATTAAGCGATGAAGAAAATTTAGATATAAGTAAAAAAGAAGATGGTTCCGATGCCGATGAAGGATCTGTCGCTGGTTCCGAAACAGGTTCTGAAGGAAAAAGTGATATTGGTGGTGAAGAGGATGCGGTGGCCGATGTAGATGCCGGCGTAGATGACGAAGATGTTGCCGCAAGTGATATTGACGAAAGCGAAGGTGAAGGTGATGGTGAAGGTGGTCTCGGAGGCGAAGATGAAGAACCGCCATCGTTTGCCAGTGGTCTGAAAAAAATGGCAAGTGCTTCTAATAAACTACTCAGCAATATACAAGATGTAGTTAGTAATGTCGGAAAAAATGTAGGCGCACCTGCCGGTTCCGGTGAAGATCTTTTAACAAAATTTACAACATCTGTGAAGATGCCTTCAAGTCGTGGCAGAAGAAAAAAAAGTGCTCAGGCAACTACATCTACGTTTGAAGAAGAAGAAGGAATAGAGCAAGCAGACGAAGAAGAAGGTGGTGGTAATGATAGCGATGAAGATGATATCAATACGAAATTGAAAAAATTCGACAAAGAATTAAGAGATAATTATTTGCTGAATTTTCACCCTGAAAGTCTTGTTCAAAATTACGATGAAATATATAACCTGGCTCGTGTTGTTCGCAATGATAATGGTATAGTTGTCGATGAATTACATCGCACACTTCCTATGCTATCAAAATATGAAAAGTCACGTGTATTGGGACAACGCGCAAAACAGATCAATGATGGAGCAACTCCGTTTGTAAAAGTTCCCGAAGGTGTAATTGACGGATACCTCATTGCTTTGGTAGAATTAGAAGAGAAAAAAATACCATTTATTATTAGACGACCATTGCCAAACGGGGGGTCGGAATATTGGCATCTTGAGGATTTGGAAATTATTAACTAGCACTTCCAACGTTTGCCACAGTCGAGACAAGTTACAAACGTCGTCATAGGTTCATCGGCAGAGCGAGTTTGTAATTGATAATATGTACATTTTTTTGAAAAGCATTTGCGACAAGTAAACTTATCTGTAGATGCCTCAAGCTTGGGTTCATACTTATTTTCATCCCTAATTTTTTTATCTTCAATTAGTTTTTCCCATTTTTCAGGACTCATCTCTTGATGTGTCATAAATGCTAATTTATGAGCTTGTATTTCGCGAGTTTTCATTTTATTACGTATCTTTTCATCTTTTAGATTTATATATACAGTTCGTAGAAGATCGAGATAAATAAGAACGAAATATTTATTGTCCCATTTTTTAACAATACATTTTTCCTTTGCTTTCCCCAAAGAACTATTAAATATACCTTTTTCAAGATTCATGGCAACTTCCGAATCGCCCAATATAGTTTCTAATTTTTTGCGAATATTTTCCCGGAATTGTGCTGGATTTTCGATTTGACGCATGGTTTCGTGATTATTTTTGCTTCGTTGACTTTATTATTAGTTATAATAAAATATCTTTATTCAATTTTATAAAGTAATATAATCTTTAGTTATTATTCATTCTATAAATAATAACTAACATAATTTGAGAAGATACAACAAATAATTTGAAACAGACACAATTAAAACCATCAATGTCCTTAATTATATATAGTTCTAAAGTAAATTTATTTTTAAGGAAGATTCATGGCATGCGATAATGAACCCGTGGTGTTGAAAAACAAACCCTTCACTGTTTCAATTATATACACGAAAAAGGCAAGAAACATCAAAACCCAGGGAAGCAGAACTAAAAACCAAGAAAGTTGGCTGTATCCTTTGTTACACAAATAAGATAACAACCATGTCCACAATACAATAAGAATGGCCTGGACAACATATGATGTTCTAGTATCTTTCTGATACGTAAAGTTAAGAGAGTGTAAGGCTGGGTGACCCGATTGATTCAAAGTAAGCTGCTGTGATAATGCGGTCATTCCAAAGTAGGAAAGAATCAACAAAATCACTGAAACGACCAAGTAGATCTGGGCAGGAGTACAAATTTTATCGCTCATTTCAAATGTTTTTATATATTATTTATACAAAATAATTATAATAATATGAAATATTTATAACAATACCATAATATTTATTCCTAAATTATTTACTATATGAATATTCTTCTTCGCTCAATTCACTAGATTCGTCGGTTTTCCATCCATTATCGCCGTCATCTTCTTTTTCTTTATTTTTATCTTTATTTTTGTCCTTTGTCTTATATTTATCCTTCTCTTTCTCTGTATATTTATTCTTATCTTTTACATTTTTAGTTTTAATATCACTACTAATAACTAACCTTGTAGCAACCGAATGGACTTTATCTTTATTTTTTTCCATAATTACATTTTTATTATTGTTATTATTTGTAACTCCTTTTTTTGCTTTTTTTTTGAAACATTCTTTATCTCCATCTTCACTTTCTTCTTCACTCTCTTCACAAATATCATCATCGTCAGCTTCGTCGACATCACTAGAATCATCCGTTTCACTATCATCTTCATCATCTTCTTCATCAGAATTACCACAACTATCTTCTTCGCCTATTCTATCCACTCTTCTATTGCTATCCACCACAAATCCATCTTTTAAATATCCATCTCTCGTTTTTTTATTAGATGGTATATCATCAAGTTCATCATACTCATCATCGTCTTCATCCTCATTTCCTACCAGTGACTCAAATCCTCCAAATAAATATTCATAAATATCATCCCACATATCCTCAGTCAAATTCGTATAATTATTTTTATAGTCACGCGCAATAAGAGCACATGCGCCAAAATACAAATCATGATCTAGAGGTGGTGGAAACTCATACTTATTTTCATGGTTTGCCATACCATCATCCTTTCCCCACATTTCTACAACAATTTTAGATGAGTCGCCATTATCGCATTTAAAAGTATACCCCCATTCTGTTCTCTTTGAATATCCATCTGCCTTTTTAAATTTACATTTTTTTGCGAGTTCTTCGGCACATATTACATCTTCTTTAATTTCTGCTTCTTTAATATCCCCATTTTTTTCAACAATCAAAAATGTGATATTTCTAGATTTCTTTTTTGAATCGGTGTTTGGCATTGTTTCTAAGTTATGTTTTATGTTTTGTGTGAATTAAATTATTTATTGGTTGCTTGCTAAACTTGGTCTGATATATCATTTTATGTAATCGGTTTAAATGGTTTATGATATAATATATAAAATAAGATTTAAATAAACGCAACTAATAGTAGAATAAAATACAAACCAAAACATACCTAACAATGAATCGTAGAAACACAACACGGTCTACGGTTGATAATAAACCTAAAACATATCCTATAAAAATATACTTTCCGACAATATCTAGGGATATACTACAAAAAAATCTATTTGACAATAATGGACGCAAGAGCAACACTTCAACATTATCAACATATTTAGTAAATGAGAATGTAAAGACTACCTTATATGGTTCAACTGGTATGTTTGATATAACCGATAATAATTTGTATCAACTATATCCGATCGATAAACCTGTAAAAGAGTTGACAATAAGCGCAACACTAAAAGACAATGTAAAACAAAATTATGTATTAAATGTTTTAGTCGATTCGTCATATATGAAACGTTATACGACACCATCATTTCAAATACCATACGAATATCACACTGAAAAAATAAAAATAAATACTTATAAACTTGTGCCAAATTCAAATACACAATTTATTATTGAATTGAAGGATAATAAAATTCATGACTTTTATATTAAGACTAATGTTGGCGAAACTAATATTGTAGAAATAAATACATTTTTAAAAAAAGATATAATATCGTTCTTATCGCTCTTAAACTTATATAGATAATTATATACAAAGATATACAAAGATTTATAAAGATATTATGTGGTCTTGGATAATAAAAGTCACGCTTTTTTCATTATTATTAATATTTTTAATTCATTATTTATATTCATTTTTTAAAACAACACTTACATCCCCTAAGTTAAAAGATTTAGTGAATAAGCCTCAGGTAAAATATAATACAATATATAAATCACTACAAAATACATCGGATGGTGGATCGGCAAATTTAGGAGACAGGCATGATGGCGATGGCGATGGTAGAGGGAATAACAATACCAATGTATCAAAAGCATCTAATATGAAAAGTGAATTGATGAAGTATGTAAAAGAGTTATCTAGCGTATCTGGTTCTACGTCTGTTTATGAATCACAAAATAGAGGAAAGAATGAAACGGTTGCTAATTCAAGTATGAATTATGATGGTTTATCAAATAGCAATATTATTATGCCACAAAATGAAACAACAAGTATATATTCACCAGCAAACATATTAAGCGATACTGGCGCAAATGGAATATCTACACGTGTAAATAATAATACAAAGTATATGCGCGATATCAATAATATATCATCCCATCCAACGTCGGCAACTTCCCCTCTTGATTATGGAACACCTAGCATGTCTTCATCCTATTCTTCCTCATACTCGCCTTATTAGATATAATAATTTGTCATATAATGTTTCGTCATATATGATATAAAAAATAGGTTTAAAGATTGCTTTACATATAATCTTAACTGATTGTAACCCTTATTTTGCCTCTTATACAAGCAATGTCATCGCTATCATCTCAATATACAATACCATATGATGAACAAACTGAAATATTGAAATCATTCCCACCTGAAATTAAATTTTCTTATGAAAGAAGTACTCATAAGAAAGTTTTATCCGATATATATGTAATTATACCAAAAGGTAGAAAATATTTTGCCTGGTTTACAAACCGGAATCGGAAAAATGTATGTATATTTTTGGAAGTAGGTGGACAGAATCATAAGATTACGAATATGTTTTATCGCCACGTTTCATTTGACGATTCGCTTTCCTATGGCACTATTTTTTATGGAACATTATTTAGGACAAGCGCCGACATAGATGCCGGAATAAATGATAATGAAATCTTTTCAGTAGAGAATATATATTTTCACAAGGGCAAAGATGTTCACCATTATTGCTTTGGTGATAAATTAAAATTGATAAAAACGATATTTGAGACTAGTTTGAGATATAATACTACATTTTTTAAAAAGAGTGTTGTATTTGGTTTGCCTGTAATCACAACATCGTTTATGGATGCTTATGATAGTATTACAAAATTGCCATATTCTGTTTATTCGATTCAATATAGATATTTAGCACAAGGTGGGGGCGCGAATGCCGAATTAGAAAGGAGTAGTGTTATTGAATATTATCATTATATTAAAAATAGTGGCGATAGTGGTAGTGATAGTGTTAGCAGCAATAAACAAATATCCCCTGTTCGTCAACTGCCGAATACAGTTGTCGTTATTGAACCGGCACCGGTGCCAACAAATAATCGCGTAAATATGCGCGATCATATTCCGAGTAACAGTAACAGTAATAGTAACAGTAACGAAATATCAAAAGTATTTTATGTTAAACCGGATATACAAAATGATATCTACTATTTGTATAAGATAAATACTGTAAATTTTTCGCTTATTTCAGATGAGATCGCGCACATACCTGACTATAAGACAAGTGTATTAATGAATAAATTATTTAGAAATATTAAAGAAAATATAAATTTGGATTCTTTAGAAGAAAGCGACGATGAAGAAGAATTCGAAAATATTCAAATTGATAAATTCGTAGATTTAAATAAAACATTTAAAATGCGTTGTATTTTTAATCATAAGTTTCGTAAATGGGTTCCAGTAAATGTTGTATAATATTCGTAAAATATGTGTTTCAGTATAGAAAACGAAGTAAATTAAAAATATTATATTTTGTAAATATATATTAATATCATTATAATTTATTCAAATAATGGAATCCAGCGTTTTAAAATACGAACGATTAGCGAATATTAATAATTCTCACAGCGCCAATGGAATAGACCCGAAAATGGCTAGTTCCCAAACATCTGCGGTTACTCCTGGAAATACGCAGTTTGGTGGACCCCCTACAAGTGCTGAAGCTTTAGCAGGCAATGCTGGATATAAAATCATAAATGGCAACCAGTTCGGAGGTGGTAGAAGTAGAAGACATAGACGCAGTCGTGGGTCCAAAAAGTATGCTCGCAAGCGCAGTCTTCGTTATCGCCTTAAGCATAAAAAGTCTGGTAAACGCAAACATCGTCACACGAAACGAAGAGGCCAGCGAGGTGGATATGCACAGTATTTAACAAATCAGGCATTCACTCTTGGACAAAGACTTCCGGGCTTTCCTTTGCTTCCCAGTGAGAGCGCTTTAGCAAACCCACCTCCTTTTATGCCTTACCGTAACTGCCCAGGTGGTATGTAATGCGGTGCTAGGTATTTTCCATTTAAGTAATATAATATAAAATAATAAGGTAATAAAAAATTACTTTATTATTATCTCGCGCGTGTATGTGCGCTACCCTATGTTGTCGCCTATAATTGCCCAAACATACTCATGTCTATTAAGCATCCCTTCCCGTTAAGTCCTGACTTTCCACGCGATTCATTTCGTCTACGTTCGTGTATGACTTCATCTTCGTCTTCGGGATCATTGTCATGATCATCGCCATCATCCAGATCAACGCTTTCATCATCATCATATCCCAATTTTTCAACACGTTTTATATTTATATTTATATTCAATCGTTCAGCAATGCTTTTTTCGGCAACTTTTGTTTTTGACGCCGCCTCCGATGAGTGTATCTTTTTCGATACACCTTTAGCTGCTTTGCCACCACCTGCCTTCTTCGGCTCCCACGATACTTTCCATTTTGACAAATCTTTATTATGTCCCGTTTCATATTCTTGATTATCACAAATCAATACTTTATAATTCTGCGACTTGTAGTATTTGCGCCTCTTATACCACTGGCTCATAAATATGTCGTGCGCGTCTATAATATCAATCACAAGTGGCGAACTGTGCTTCTGTCGCAAGATACGTCCCACGGACTGACACACATCTGTCTTTGGCGATGCCAATATCAATGTAGTTAGAGTCTTTATATCAAGTCCCTCAGACGCCATAGCATACGTCGCTATAATCACCTTCTTACTCTCGCTCAGTTTTAGTGCCGCCTCTTTCATCCCTCCGATATAATACCCTACCGATCCGTCCGCTATCTTCCTATGCGCGATCGCATCGTGTAAATATGTAATAAGCGACTTATTGTGCGCCAATATCATAATCTGTTGCTCTGGATTTAACTCCAATTCCGCGGCCAATAGCCGCAATATAAATTCACTCCTATGATTATAACTACACAACTTAGATATCATTGTGCTGAATTTAGGATTCCCTTTATAATCATACTGCGTCTCATTAAAATCATCGTCGTCTACATTATATACCACACCCTTCACAACCACGCTATGCTCCGACTCTGTCTTCTCTTTATGAACTACAGGTCCAATAAACATCTCAAACACTTTTGTAAGCCCGTCTTTGCGCTCCATTGTTCCCGATAGTCCGAGCGTATATGTCGTATTCACTTTCATCATACAACGCGAAAACACTTCTGCTCCCATATGGTGACAGTTACTAACCACAGGATGATGAAATTTTCCATCCGCCATTTTTAATACAAAATTGTGGTTATCTTTCACTTCTATATCGAATACATCATAACCCTCCTCTGATTTTCCAAAAATATGATCGTTTTCAGGGTTTGTCGGTGGCGTATACTTTTCAACATATAGAAATGCGGTTGATGTTGATGTTAATGTAGCTTGCTTCTTAAACAATTCATTAATACTGATATCGACATCGTTCGTGATATTATACATACATTCAATATAATCGCCAATTATTAGCTCATCGGCACACTTATATCCTTTCGTAGTCAAAATCTTGTGCTCCGGAGTACATATAAATGAACCACACATTAAGTATACTTTGACAAGCTCCTTCTTATGCCTTTTCCACGCATGCGTCATTTGCCCCCATTCAAAACGCGATGTAGTTTGGTTGAAGCTCAGGATTTTTGGTAAAACGTCTACCAGTTTATCGACATCTTTCTCTACTCTCACATATTTATTCGATATACTATTCCCTTCACCCCGCGCAATCCATAAATCATATAGTGTCCCGATTTCCATAGGTCCGCGCGACGTATGTATAAGAGTGTTACGTGGAAAGCATTCATCATAAATCGCCAGTCCAAATTTATTAAACGTAGTCTTCGAATACTCTTTCATTGACAATGACTGTAGCATACCAATTACTATATCCTTATCTTCTATGTCCAATATCTGCCCCTGTATTCGCCCTACTCGCGCACCCGGCAGAAACTGCTCAATTCGCTCTATCCATTGATTTAGTAGAAATGATTTATGAACAATAACCAACGCACACTTTTTTAATTTAGCTACTATATTTAGCGCCATCACCGTCTTGCCTTTTCCTGGATCAACGTCTAGCAACCCACCACCACATGCCCCGACGTGTTTTATATACTTGTCCACTATTGCGTCTTGATATGGCCTGAGCTCGCCGGCAAATGCCAGTGAGATAGTATTGCCTGGTTGTATTAAAATACGATCAGGTGGTCCATATGTCTCAATACCGAAATATCGTGGAACATATAATTTAAGCGGCGACTCTAGATATATCGTAAACGGTGTAGGTTGTATTGGAGATTTAGGAATAAACGGCTTCATTGTAAGCTCGGATCTTATGTAATGTTGCTCTTCGACGGATAAACATTCTTTAAATATTGAATATCCTTTATCCCCTAGATATGTAGAATAATCTTCTTTGTTCGAAGTTCTGGCGTCTGTCATATTTTGTTTACAATACTATTAGTATTATTTCTTTTTTTGGAGTTAATTGGTTATATCTGTATTTTTTTATTTAGGTATTTTCAATTTTGAATCTTATTTAATTCCGCCATAAAAATAATGCGAACCATAAAGTAAAATAAAAAATAAAAAATAAAAAAAATATAATATTATGATATACGGAAATGTTTAAAAAAACTCTGAATACAAATAATTTAATGAGTGGTCAATTTTTGTTATTGATTATTTTTGTCGTTTATATTCTTTTTAACGTTCAAACACCCCAACCCATTGCCGCCATGGTAGACTCTACGTTTGGATATGTATTAATTATTGCTCTTTTTGCTATATTAGCCATTAATCTTAATCCTATAGTTACTGTAGTGGGAATATTTGCTATTTATTTATTATTTAAACGATCTAGTATTTCTACTGGATCCCTTGCGATGACTAAATTTCTACCAACTGAAAATGTAAAGACGCAATATTTATCTGCTTTTAATCAATTTCCTGTTACGCTAGAAGAAGAAGTCGTCCAGCAAATGGCGCCTTTACAACCTGGTCCACCTATGGCGCCTAAAACATTTCATCCTATTATGAATAACTTACACAGTGCTTCTGGTGTTTAATTTTATATAGACAAACTAATAATATTGGCAATATATCTTGTTACAGTTATATCTTGTTTGTATTATTTTGTATTATTTTGTATTATTTTACAAATCATAAAATACAAAATAATATTCAACATTC